CGTATGGATCTATCATAGCCCTAATTTTTTTAATTGTTTAAGAGTATCGGGTGTGTTTTTATATAATATTCCTATTCCACCAGCATTATTCCAATTATCAATTGTTTCTGGTTTGTCGTCTATTAGTATTTTATTTTTACTAGAATAATGGTGTTTTTCTTTAGCTCGTTTAAATATAACGTCTTGATCGGATCCTATTTCTTGATCAATCCACCCACGTTTTCCTTCCTCAGAACTTTTTTCACGTGAAGGAGCAGATAATATTATTGGGTTATATTGTTTAATGTAATTCCAAAGTGTTTTACCTCCAGACATCCAATCTAAATTTAACCAAAAATTAGAACCAGCATCAGATATGGGTTTCCAAAATTTAGCATCTCCTTTAGCATGTTTTCCTCCTAAATCAACACCAGTTAATTCTTTATAACCTTTATCAAAGTCAGCTAAAACACCATCCATATCGCAGTATATTTGATATTGGGGTGCTTTAATTTCATTTAATAAATCTATTAATTTAATCATTTATATTTGTCTGTAACTTCTGTGTTTTTATATGGTTTTGTTATCTGTAATTGGACCTCCAACAACCCAAGCATCACAAGTTCTAGCGGCAGCGCATTTGAATTTTAAAAATCTACAGTACCCTAATTTACCAGCTTCAATAACATCAAATGGATCTTCTGATCCTCCATCAGTTCCAATTCCTTTAGCAATACAATCTAATGTTTTTTCTGTAATATCAAAAGCAGCACAGTTACCACATAGAGATTGTTTAGCTTCATCTACATTATCTAATTGCCACATTTGTGCCTTTCTATCCCAAAATTTATCATTAGGTAAATTTGGATTTAAAGGACCATATCCTTGGTTTTCAATAGCACTTTGTCTATTTTTTAAATTAAGATTAATATCTTGAGTTGATTCAGGACATTTACCTTCAATTTCTTTTAATATATCAGTTAATCTTATCATTTTTTAAATTTTACTTTTGCTTTATCTGTATTAGGTACAAACTGTTTATTAGATGCTGTTTTTTTACGAGATGTAGCAGCGCGTTCTGCTTTAGTTAAACTATTTGCTTTAGCACGAGGTAAACAACGAGTTGTTTTATTACCCTTTTTCATTGTACCACAAGGACCAGTTATATTACCTGCTGTATCAATACGAACCCAATCTTCTTTTGTAAACCAATCATGAAGTGATTCATCTAAATCATCTTCTTTCATTAATCCTTTACATACTTTAACAGCACGTCCAGATAAATAAGCAGATGGTTTCTCACCAGCATTTATTCGGCGATCATAGTAAGCTTTACCCTTTGGACATAGCTTTTTTTCTAGTAAAATATCTTGTAGTATTTCTAAAAGTTTTATCATTACCAATATCCTGAAAAGGTTGTTTTAAATCCTAATATTTTAGCGTAGCGGGGTAAACGACAGGACCAATATGATGCTTTAGTTCTATCTTTTTTATTTTTACAATCGTGACGAGCAGCAAATGCTTGACGTGCTTTTGGGTTGTTTAGTTTTGCTGAGAGTCCTGTTGTATCACCGAATGATACTTTTTTAACTTTATCTCCGTCTTTAACATAAACATAGAATTTTTTAGATCCACCACGCTTTGGTTTACCTATTTCTACTTTTTTACCCTTAAATTCAGCCTCGTTAATTAATTCATCAAGTGATATAGGATAATCAAGTGGTACTTTAACACCATTATAATCACCATATTCACCAATATTTGATTCAAGTAACTCCGCATCGTCTTCAACAACAGAAAGAGCACCTATGTTATATAGTTCTCTAGCTTCTCTAAATAAGGCAAAATAATTTGATGATAAAGGGCGGTATATGTTATGAATCAACATTTGTCCTTCTTGTACATGATACCGCAATCCTTCAGAAAGTAAAATATCGTTTTTACCTTCGTTAAGCATTACTTTAGGACCATTACAGTTACAATCTTCGTTAAGCATAAAATAATGTAATTAATTAAGTATAAATATTAACTTTCCGTTATATCTTTTATTTTTTGTAATTTATCTAATATAAATTGTTTTACTTCAGTCCTATCAATACCATTACCTGACCAATTTTGGATAGTGCCATCTTCCATAGCATATGATTCGTTTATCATATCATCTAAAAATTGATCTAATCCAGATTCTATATTAGTAGCTGTATATCGAGCGTTATTTAAAATCATATTACGCTCATATTCTTCATATTCGCCTTTCATTTTTAAATCACTTTCCATATCAGTAACACAATGTAAACACATTTGATGAATACCATACATTTTAATGTCTAAACGATGATTCATAGATTTAGAACATTTAGGACAAAGTAAAGGTGTAGCCGCAGATTCTACTTTTCTAACATTACGTTTAATACCGTTTTTAAGAGTCCATGTACGTCCGTTTTCTTCCCACACATCTCCTTCTTCATGTAGTTCTTCTATTTTAGTATAACCAACAGACGTTACTGTTTTATCGCCTGTTTTTTTAGTTATTATATTTCGCATACGCTGTAAATCGCGTTCGCTAAATTGTTTTTTTAATTGTGTTTCTTTCATAACTGGGGTTTGTTGTATATTGCGATTATATTTTCACCCTCACTAGTTTTTGCTTCAAATGAGTATTTAGAGGGTAAGGAATTTTTCATATATGCTGAGACTAGATTAAATCTTCGTTTATCTATTGGCACAATATAAATCATGTAAAAATTGGGATTACGTTTCATAAAGTCTAATGTAATTTTCATTACAGTAGCATTAATTTGTAATGGTTTTCCTTCTTGGGTATCCTCATACTGGGCGCCTAAAGGTTTATTTGTAGTAAGATATACTCTCTCGTATGTGCTTTCACCATCAGGAATAAATTTTACTTTATATTCGTTTAATTTAATTTTTTTTTCTTCGTCTTTATATGTACTAAAAGTATATTCATTATTTTTACCCCCAATGTATGTAATTCTATCATCAGGTAACGCCTTACTTAAATCATCTCCTAATTCAGTAATTAAATGCTCAAATAAACTAGGTTTTTCTTGAGCAAAATTACGCATAATAATAGCTGCTCTAGAATTTGCTTCATTTTCAATATCACTACCCGTTTTACCGTCACCGGGATTTAAACGCCCAGTAACATCTTGTTTGTAATGAACTAATTCATGAGCTAGTGTTCTAAATATATCAGCAGGGTGTCGTTTGGCTATTACTATTTCAATAGATTGATCTCCAGTAGAATAACCGCCCCAAGATTTTCTTGAGACGGCATCTTCTGATTTGTTTGATAATTTTATATTAGGTAAAGAATCTAATTTAAGTTCTTTCATAACATGTCTCATGAACTCTTTAACTAATTCTTTATTTAATGAAGATTTATTTTCCATTTAGTGTGTAGTAATTGCTACATATAAATATCTACGGAACTATTCTATCTTACAAGTCGTTGGTAATGTTTCAGTTACCGGCTTTGCGTCAGGATTTTCTAATTTGTAAATATCATATATCTTAAGAAACATTTCAAAATTTCTATCAATTTCATCTACTTCTTTTAATTGCCACCCCTTACCTTGAACTTTTTTACCGCTTTTATCTTCACCACGAGTAGCTGCTTTTAACCATAAAATACCTGTTCGTTCAATTTTCTCATCGTGAGTTTCGTTCCACGCTTTAGCGTATGATGCTAATTGTAAGTCCATAGACGTATGTAATGAATTAGATGTTTTATTATCTAATAACCATAGTTGTCCGTTCAAACGACAAACAATATCTGTTGTACCTGCGTATTCATGTTCATCTGAAAATAAATGGTATTCTGTTACTACTAATTCTGGCTTGTGTATGTTCCAAAAGTTAGCGAATTTTAAAATCATTTTCCAAACATCAAGAGAATATTTAGCATTACCCCATTCATCTAACCAATTAATTTCGGCACCATTTAAAAAATCATCAATTGCGTTGTGTACTTGAGTACCTTCGGCTGCTGCTTTAGAGGCAATAATATCTGAATTGTGTCCTACGTCCTTTAACCAAGCATGAAAGAATTGGTTTTTAGGGAAATAATTAAGGATGCTGGATACAGAAGGGTAATATTTGTCATTACGTCGGTAAAAACGTTGGTCTAAAACGTTAATTTGTTTGTTATCGGCACTGTATTCTACAATACGTTTGATCTTAGGATCTTTAATAACATTGGCATTTTTGTCTATCATATTAATTCTATTTTTTTACTAATTAAGGCGGAGAATGTAAGTGGCTGGGTTTGTTCAATAATATCTAAAAAATGGGTGAAACCGATTTCATTAGCGTCTTTACCGTCTAATTCTACTAGGTAAACTTCTTTACCATATGATAATAATTTTTCACAATGTTTGATTGCATCTTTTAAAGCATCATTATCTAGGGCAATATATACTTTTTGTACTTGGGAACCAACAATCTTCTTCATTAATTCCTCTGATATGGTCTTGCCAAATAATGGTATAACGTTACGTTTAATAGTTAAAGCATCAAATATACCTTCAACCAAAATAAGTGGAACATTCCAATTTATATAATACTCCCAGCCAATAATATTTCTACCAGCGGGTGGATTTTTATATTTTTGAGGTTCATCAGAACGATAGGTTCTAGTGCTAAAATAATTTAGGGTACCATGTTCATCGTAAGAAGGAACAACAACACGATGGGCGAAATTGCCGCTAGCGCAAAACCCAATATTATACTTTAAAACATCATTCTCCGTGATACCACGTTGTTTTAAAAATTTGATTGCGTGTTTAGCTTCAATAGCAGACATTCCGTCCATTTGAGCGGCGAGCGAAAGAGAAATAAATTCCTTAGGTAACGAGAGGGCATTAATAACAATTTCTTGCTTAGTACCCGGTTTAATTAAGGAATATAGTTCTTGGATTTTATGTTGTGGTGCCTTTAATTTTTTAAACAAGGAAGACACGGTTTTACCCTTTTCATCACACGACCAACAATGCCAAGGATTTTCCTTTTTATCATTAGTGCGTACTTGTAGTTCTAATTTCGGTTTAGAGTGATGGCAAAACGGACAACTAAATGCGGCGTTGTTGCGAGCGGTAGACCGTCCCTTTCCTAATACCGATTCTATCAACGTTAATAACATTTTCTCCCTTATTCCCTCTTCTCTTATTTCCATTTTTTACTGTTTTACAAACCTGTAGGGTAAAGGTAATGGAAATTTCTGCGGGAGCCAAGCAATATTAAATAAAATCTCGACGAAAGAATTTAGCTAGTATGTTGTCATTATATGAATTAGCACCTAATAAACAATCGCTTGTGCATTGGTAGTGTACTTCAAAGTAAGTAAGTTGTTTTTTGGTTTTACATAAACGTAAAATAAGGCATTCAAAATGTTCTGATCCTAATTCTTTAACGTCTTGGATTAGTTCTTTATTTGAACCCCAATAATCTTTCCAATTACTTTCTTTAATAACTAATTTAGTTGAGGGTTTTTTACCACGAGCTGTGGGTAGTGCGGCTAATTCTTTCTTACCTAATTTAACATTAGTATTATGGAAGAATGATTTCTTTCCAATATAGAATTTTCCATTTGTCAGGTTTGTAATTTTATAAACAAAGCCTGTGTAGTCTTCGGGGTTATAAGTATCCCCGCATATCCATTTATTCATAACAATTTATTTTATTTTATATATCAAAGGACACATATTTTTTAGTGTCTGGGTTGTATTTGTAGAATTTAAAATTTTTAATATCTCTAAATTCAGGTTTTAATATTCCTATATTAGCACTTTTTTTAAATGAAATTCTATTAGTTCTGTTTCCATTAGGTATTAATGGGTAATCTACGGTTTTCCAATTATTAGATTCAAAATCATCACCAGGAAAAGATTTAGTTGCTTTAAATGTTATAAGATAGGGTGTACCTTCGGTTCCAATATACAATTTTCCTCTATAAAAATTAGGAGAATTTTGATTTTGCTTATTAGCAGACAACCCAGAATTGATTTCATATGAAAAGTCACTAGCATCTTCATTAATACCCCAAAATGCTTTAGCTTTTCTAATTGCTTCAATAGTTTCAGGTCGATTAGTTACATGAGTCCAAGTGTTAGAATCATCACGGTAAACTTCTCCTGCTATTTCGTTTAATAAATCTACTAGTTTAATCATCTTATTTATCGTATCTAATTACAAACGTCATGTCTGTGTTTTGTGATAGTGGTAATGGTTGCCCTAATTTAGCTACTGCTAATAAGGTATTTTCTTCATTATATAAACCTATAGTTGTAACATAAGGTTCAAAATATGATGCTGTTGCAAAATCTTTTACTTCTGGTAGTGGTGTATTTAATGATTGAGACATAAAATTACTACCTGATTGTAAATTATTCTTTAATAATGTTGGATTGTACGAAAGATTAAATTCATTCTCCTTAACATGACAAATCACATTTTGTTGATAAATAGTTACTTCGTTTTGGAAGGATATATTAAAACTTGGTGGCGGTGAAAATGACATATATTATAAGATTAAATTCCTAAACATCCAAGATATGTAATATTTGTTATATATCCATTATCATCGATTTGACAAGCAGAAGGTAGACTTAAAAACCATGCTCCCATTGCATACCATTGATCCCCCCCAACAAGTGGATTATAATTTCCAAAACCATCTAATCGATAAATTCTAGCCCCTACAACAATACCAGGAGGATTTACAGTATAAATCCAACCTCCATTAAACCCAAGTGTATTAAATGTTACACAAGCTTGATAAGCCGCTGAGTCTCCTAATGTTGTTCCAAATGATGAATAATTAGGAGGAGCACTAGCAGATGGTGTTCTTGTTATAGAAGGTGTTGGTGTTGGTGAATTTGATATGTTTGATGTTCTAGATGGTGTAATCGTTACTGTTGGTGTTCTTGTTATTGATGGTGGTGGTGTAAAACTAGGAGTAACAGATGGTGTTAATGTTATTGATGGTGTTATTGATGGTGATACCGTTATTGATGGTGTTCTAGTTGGTGTAATTGATATTGATGGTGTAATAGAAGGTGATACTGAAGGGAATGGAATATTATTATCAGTAAAACAACCATAAGATACATCAAAAACATCTACAGATGATGATGGTATTCCATCGGGAAAGGTTACTGTAAAACCATTAACTAATTCGTATTTTGGTATATTGGAAGCATATAGATTTAATCCACTGCTTCCTGATAAGTAAATATCAAAGGGACCATTAGAATTTCCTTGAGTGTAATATATTATATATGTTGGCATATTTTAATTATAAATATTATTTATTAAGTACATGTTTGACAAGTTCCAAAAGCACTACCATTCCAGAATCTAACATCAGCACCCGAACCACCACCAAGAGTAGCTATCCAAATAGAGCTAGCAACCCCCAAACAACTGACTCCATTACTATTTAGTAAAGTCATTCCTCCACTACATAAAAAATCTCCATCTAATAAACCAAAATCAGCAAAGTCTGCAAATTCTGAGCAAGCCCCAGTTTTAGTTACACCAAAGTTAAATGTAATAATTTCACATGCTGGCCCTGATGGAGATGGTGTTATACTAGGGGTTGGTGTGACAGTTTTTGTTGGTGTTGGTGTTGGTGATGGTGATGGTGATAAACATACAGTACAACTTGTTGTAAATGCTGACCCGTCCCAATATCGAACATCAAACCCATCTGAATACCACCCATCTTGAGGAGGAGTTAAGAAACAAATAACTCCATCACTATCTCTTAATGAAGTAGCAGTACATAAATCAATACCACCAACAAAACAAACAAGTGCTGCTCCCCCAGTTCCAGAACAAGCTTGGTTACTGGTTTCTCCTATATTTAGTGAGGTTGGAGAGGATATAGTAGTTGTAGAAGGAGAAGGCGTTACACTAGGAGTAGCACTAATTGAAATTGTAGGCGTTACACTTGGAGTAGCACTGATTGTTATTGACGGTGTTATACTAGGAGTAGCACTAATTGAAATTGTTGGCGTTACTGTCGGTGTTATACTAATTGATATAGACGGAGTTATACTAATTGTAGGCGTTACACTAGGTGTTCTACTAATCGAAATAGTAGGTGTTATTGAAATTGATGGTGTTTGAGTCTTAGTTGGTGTTGGAGTTGGACTTGAGGAAACACACCAATTACCACAAAGCGTAGCGGTTTCAATTGAAATATTTCCACCTAAAGTATTTGCCCTTACACAATTAGATGTATAAGTTCCAGCAGCATAGAAATCACAAATATTATCTCCACTAATACAATCTGTATAACAAACATACCCATCTGAAAGTGCTTCAAATTCATATTCATAACAATTACAATCAACCGGTGGCGAAGAAGACGGAGTTACACTAGGTGTTCTACTAATTGATATTGTAGGCGTTACACTTGGTGTTTTAGATGGTGTTACACTAGGAGACACTGTTATAGATGGCGTTACACTTGGAGTAGCTGATTTTGTAGGTGTTGGTGATGGTGAAGGACATAAATTAACACTTGTACAAGCAGCACAATCAGCATATAATGTTCCTCCATCCCAAATAATAGTTGCTGGCCCTGGTGTTGGATCATCTCCTACACTATAACATTGACCAGTAGTGGTAACATACCACCCACCACCATAGGCTGCCGGTATAGATATTACTTGATACGATCCATCACAACATCCTTTAGCATCTCTAAATTCAAATGGTGTTGAAGGAGATGGTGTTGGTGTTACTGTTGGCGTTGCTGTTATTGATGGTGTAACTGTTGGTGTTATTGTTCTACTAGGTGTTAAGCTAGGAGTAACGGTAATTGATGGAGTTACTGTTATTGATGGTGTAACTGTTGGGCTAGGAGATAAACTAGGTGGATATGGGGGAGGAATTATAATTTTAATTTCAAATTCACAATCAGGATCAGTTACATTAACAGTAATACTAGCTGTGCTACTCATTAAGGGAGCACAATAAGAGCCTGTAGTAAAAAATGTATAAAATGTCTGATATGTTCCTATGCCTAGACCAGAGAAAGATAAAGACACGGAATTATTTGAACCCGTACTAAAGAAACTAGCATTACCTCCAAATATTTGAATTGAATTATTTACTAGTGTATTTCCTCGTAAATCATCATTTATTAATGGATAAAAAGAAAATGTAGCAGGATTTAGATAATCATTTCTTACTATAGTGTAAACATCATCATAAGCAACTGCCGGTAAAACAAATACATTCTGATAAGTTTGACTTGTAATAACAATAGTACCTTCAGGATAAAATATATTACCTACAAAAATAGGAGTAGGACCACTAAAATTATCATAAATATTTCCTTTACCATCATCATAAAAACTATATTGAGACGATGACATTTGAAATGAATATGGTAAAACCTTATTACCATAAGCATCCGGAGATATCTGAATTACCCTAATAGTTTCATTTGCTCCTGTAGGAAAATATGAAATAAAAGCAGGATCGTTATTAAAATTAAAAAACGAAGCCGATGGATGTTGACTGCTAGCAGATAAATAATGAATAGAAGAAGCCAAGGAAGCCGTATTTAGACTTCCTGAGTATTGATGATAAAATAACTGATTAATTTGTCTATAGGTTAACCTATCGTAATGTGTATTAGTCGAAGGCTCATTACCCGGATTAAAAGAATTAGTATAGTTAGTCCCATTATACACTGAAATATAAGGATCAGTAGATGGAATAGGACAGTAGTTAAAATTCCAAGTTTTATTGGCTATAACGGGTACTGTTATAACATCTGATGATTTTAACTGTTTGAATGATCCCATGTAGTAACATTATTATTTAGATTAATAGTCTAATTTTACTTTTATAAGGGCTTCTTTAGTAAAGTCTTTTACTAACGGTCTACTTAATTTAGCTACGGCTAACAATTCATTAGTATCATTATATAATCCAACAGTTGTTATAAACGTTTGTGGATTATTAATTAATGTAGTATAAATTAAATTACCATTAGCATCTATAATAGAAGGATTAGTGGTATAGTTAAAATCTTGATTTTTTACTCTTGTAAAGAAATAATGAGCAGATACATTTTCAGCTGATTGAAGAGCAAAATTAGCACTAGCGGACATTATTTGATAAAATCCTTGTTGAATGCTATTATTAGTCCCCGGAGAGGATACGGTTGGAGTAAAAGCTAAACCACCATCTGGTATTGATTTGCTTAATGCTGTTGGATTAAGAATAATAATATCACTGTCCGGATACATATAACCATAAATAGAGGCTGAATTAGCCGCCGTAGCCGCAGCCCCGGCACTACCTGAAATTAAAGTATAATATAAAGTACCAGCAGTTGTGTAGTTAGTTGTAGATGTTATTTGACTATTATCTGTTAAAACAATTGTTGCGGCACCATTTTTTAGATTTAATGTCATAGAACCCGGTTGAAGGTGTTCTTTATATCTATTTCTAGCAACATTTATAATATAAATATCATTTGGATTATCATTTCCAAAATCAAAACTTCCACTTTCTGTTCCTAACAATAATGTTCTATATTGTCCGTAAACAACTCTAGAAGTAGTTAAAGATGAACCATCCGGCATTATAGTAGTTGCAGCGGGGTTTATATAGGATGAACCACTACCATATTTGTTTCCATATTGAATGGCCATTTGAACCGATTCTGTAGTAGCATTTAGGGCTCCGGGATATGCACTATATACATTTATATAAAATGAGCTAGTAATTACACTAGAAGTATAAAAAGTAGTTAATGTGTTAAGGTCACCACTCCACATTGGTCTTACTACGGTTTCTGTACTTACTACTGAGTCTTCTGGGTTATATCTTACGAATGACATATATTATTATGAATTTGATTTTGTGATTGTTACTGGAATTGTAATTCTGGCTCCTGAATCTCTACCTAGTACTGTTAAAGTAGTTGTAATTTGATTTAAACCAGAACCAAATAATGTATTAATTGTAGTACCAGTTAATGTAAACGAAGTACCTATAATAGTTTGGCTTAATTGTGAACCTACTGTTGACGTAACACCTGTTGGTGTAGTTGTTGAGCCTGGGACGCCTGTTGCCGAGAATGTAGATAAGAATCTAACATCAGCAATTGTAATAGCGTACCCATTAGCTTCAAATGTACTAGTAGCACCTAAGTAATTTAATGTTTGAGGAGTAATGGTTAATGTAGCTCCTTGTTTTAATGAGATACTATTGTATCCAACATTAATTACAGGTAATTTAGCTGTACCTCTAGGTAAAGTTACTAATTTATAAATCATAATTTGCGTATCATCTGGGAATGCTTCCATTACAGGCATAGCTTCAATTGCTTGTCCGTAAAACGCAGATCCTGATGGTTGCGATGGATTATATAATGTATAATCCACTTCGTCGTCTGCCAAAGAGAATTGTGTAATTCTAAAAGAACCATCGTTTCTAGCTAGCAATTCTCTACCTTTAGCTGTTAAAACTGCATCAATTGTTACAGTATTGTTATTTAATATAGCCATTTATTAATTAATTATTTGTTTATAAATATTTGTGTTTTATGTCTTTTATACAATTACATTACTTCCAGCATCTAATAACTGTAATTTAACGTTTTTAGTAATGTTATCTATGTTATTCATTACATCTAAGGATATATTTTCGGGAATTATAAATCCATAAGATGTTTTTCCTGGTGGTTTTATTAGATTAATAAAAATACTAGTTTCATCAGGGACTCGTTTTAAAAATACTATTTTATAAAATGTATTACATGTTTTGTCTCTAAAATACCCATTTATATCTTCCTTTATTAATATATTAAGATTACCATTACCATCAATAGCTACTTGATCTATATTATATTCAAATAGAAAACCATTAGCTCCTTCAATTTGAATTAATATTTTATCATAAGATTCTAATTGAAAAGGATAAGCAATATAACCATATTCTTGATATAAGGTAGCATATGATGCTGAGTAGTTTGTAGCTAATGGATTGAAAAAATAATCTGGGGAATAAAAATTAGATAAATTCTGTCCTAAAACAAATGAATTATTGGGTTGATCTGTACAAATAGAAGCTGTTGCTACTTGAGCATTATTAGTAGGAGTAACTTTTAATACTCCGGGAGAATAACTAGTCCCAGAAAATACCCAAAAAGGAGTATATGCTGTACTTTCAATAAATGAACTTAACGATGCTGATTCTATTTTATTAGCCCCTGAGGATGTAGTTTGGCATAAAAATCTAAAAGATACAATATCTCCAACCCCAAATGTAGCAGATTGATTAGTATCAAGTAGCCAGTTATTTGTAAATCTTAATGTTGATGTTGGGTTTCCAGAACATAGAGATAAGTCTTTATATTTTTTACATGTTCTCCAATTATCATTTTGAAGAGGATTAAGATCATCAGCTATCCAAAAAGTACCCCAAAGTACAGCTTGGTAATCTCTATCAAAATATGCATTATATTTTCTATATATAGTATCTGAAGGGTTTACTAGAAATGTACTATCAGGAGATTGTCCACAAGTTGCAGATATTCCACCATATTCATTTATAACATACTGGTTAAATATAGTAACAAACTCCCCAGTATCTACAATGTAAGAATTTTGAGAGGATGCCAGCCAGTTTTGATTGCCTAATAATCCATTCCATACTCCCGGCTCTATTTTAACTGATAATTCAGTAGAAATTTGTTTAGAAAATGTTTGATTTATTGAACTACTCAACCAGATTTCCATACTACCTGTAAAAATAGCCCCAACATCTCCAGTTACAGTTACTTCAAAATCATGTGAAAAATCATAAACTCCAGTACTTGGAACTATATAATATGAAGAAGTAACTCTTAATCCATTATCATCAACAACACCAGGCCCAGAACCTGTAAAGAATGAATCACCAAAATAACTTGTAGGGAAATTAACTTGAGAAAATAGTGAAATTGGTTGGGCTCCTGGTGAACCTGTTATATTAAACATATTCCATACTTCATATGACCCCCCATTACTAGCAGAAGTATAATTTGCAGCAGGAATAAAGTTACCTCCTGAGGGATGATTATTAAAGAAATTAGTACCTAATACTCCTAATTGGCCTGTTGGATTATAAAAAGGTATAAATTGAGATGCAGTTGGTGCAGAAGCACCAAAAAAATATAGTACTGGGTAGTAAGCATACCCGCTTTCATGGATTACTCTATTACCATTAGTAGCATATTGATTTGAATATTGTTGTGTATTAAATAAAGATACATTTAATGTTTCCCCAGTTTCAAATGTATTTTGAACCTCACACCAGTTTCTATTACGTTGATTCAATTCAGTAAGTTTTCCGTCTTCATCAACTAAATATTTTAAAGTAACATTACTTTTATAAGGCAATACACTATCTACAACCTCAGTAAATAAACCAAGTTTTTTAGTATTATAATTTATTACTGGGGTAAGACCATATGATCGGTCTCCCTCAGTCCATGTATTATAAATAGTGCTATAAAGTTGTACACCATTATATCTTGAATTAACATATGATGTATCACTTAAATATGAATCTTGAAGTTGAACAGCTCCTGTTATTGAATAAGAAGTAAATGCTCTTCCTAAAGAATCTGTAGATAATATAGGAATTAATTTTTTTCTATATTTAGAAGTTAAACTTACAAATTCATTATTTTGTAAGGCATTAAAATCTGAATTAATAAAGAAATTTTCGTATGCTGGTGCTGTAGTGTCTAAAATAAAATCTGTATTACCATTAACAAATCCTGGTGGGATATATCCAACTGTATTGTTTACTAAATATGGGTTTCTGTTTAATTCTTCAAATTGAGCATAAGTGTCAATAAATGATCCTGTAATATTACCATTGTAGTAAGGTTCTTTATCTCCTGCTAAATAAAAATAGTAAGGATCATAAACGGGTATTAAAGCAGCCCCTGTAACTTCACCTTCCAAATCAGGATAAGCAGTAAATATAGGCTTAGCTTCCGGTACCTTAGGACGTTCTAACACAGGTGACTTAATAGATACCCCAGTCCAAGTATTACCTCTAGCCGGAGTAAAATCTTTGACCATTTTAAATAATGAATTATCAAAGAATTGAATTAATCTAATAAACCCAGCATAATCAAATCCTTCATTTGGGTGTGTAAAGGTTTGCCCAAACCAATAATCTCGTTGAAATGATAGTGAAGGATAAGTATCTAAATAAAGCGCTTCTGGGTAGGCAATATAATCATCAATGACCCAATTAGGGTTTACTGCTGTGATAGAAGCAGATACTTCGCTATCAATTTGGGTTTGAGGAGAAAAAGATACATCAATAAAATGTAAATCTTGACTTTTAACTGCTCTAGATGATGTTGTAGTAGTTTCAAATCGTTTTATAGGAGATAATATACTTCCTGTAAGATTATTTGATCCTAATGATATTTTGTTTAGTGAATATCCTTTTAAATCTTGATAATCATTTGTTCCACCATATTCTTTAATAGGAAGAATTGAACCTGTAATACCAAATAATGTAATTAGTCCTTGTAAACCACCATGGGCACCTTTTCCTTTAAATAAATAAGGTAAATTATGATAAAGTCTTTTATAAGTATCTAATACTAATTCTTTTTTAGGAATATTATTTAAGAAACTACTCGATGGTGAATAATTTCCATCATAACAAGGACCTAAATCTGTTACTGTTATACCTGCGGTTAAAGGAGAATAACTTCCCGATATAGCACAGGCTTGTACACTTGCAAATAAACCAGAAATATTTGCGCTTCCTAAAGTATTATTACAATTAATCCAAGTTTGAGTTAAAGGAGAACTAGTAATATTAGTAAATTCGTAAGTACGACAATTTGGAGCAAATTCAACACTACCACTATACCCACCAACATTATAATCCAATACACTTTGGTCACCCTGAGAATTATATAATTTCATCCCAAATGATCTCAACCAATCATATACTAAATCTTGAGATATACCTTCGTTTAAATTATTATTATTATCCCATACATCAGTTACTTTATCGATGTAAACCCAAATGTTATCGAAATATTGGCCTATCATATTAACAAAAACAATATAAGGTAAATAATTACCTGGGTCATCTAGGATATAGGAAGGTATAGTATTAATTAATATGTCTTTATTTTCTATATCATAATTACTTGCTACTTCAATGGCATCTTGATACCAATTTGTAACAGTAACAGATGATGATGGATATAAAATATATGGTTGAACAAGATTTGATTTAGGATAAGGAGCTATATTATATGTTAAATATGAACCCGTATCTAAAGTATATTGTATAATAGAAGAGGTTAATGAACTAGAATTAAAATATAAATAAGATTCAAACCCATCAAAATTCGCAATAGTTGTGTTTAAACTAGAACTTGCTTTATTTATTTGGTTTATTAAAGAAGCATTACTTGATGTTAAAGGAGAAAAAGTAGTAATTTCATATTGATACCCTTCAATCTCCCCAATCTTATACATAAAATTATTTATTCTACTTACAGCTGAGCTATAATGAATAAAATCGTTTAATAAACTATAATCTATATTTATGTTTATTTCTTGATTGGTAAGTGAGTTTAAAGTTGCGTATATTGACATATTTTATTTTATTTTCAAATGAACAATTTCCTAATTAATATTAAAGACATACACCAACACTACCATTTATTGTACCTACTGGAGTAATCCTTTGATTTGTTGTCAATGTATTGGTTAAGTCATCACAAAAAAGAGCATAATAATCACCATCACCAGTAAAAGTTATTGTACCTGCTGGATTTGTATAAATTTCTGAGGTAGTTGTTGCAGTAGTATTTCCTCCATCAATAGTAGTATTAGTGACATAAACTGTGTTTGAAATAGGAAGACTACAGGCATTAGACTCATCTGAAAGATTTGATATTAAAAATTCTTTCAACAATATTGCTGGTGGTTCAGAAGAAGACGGTGTTATACTAGGAGTAACACTTACTGTTATTGTAGGTGTTATACTAGGAGTAGACGAAATCGATATTGATGGTGTTACACTTGGTGTTGCACTAATTGAAATTGTAGGCGTTATACTAGGAGTAGACGAAATCGATATTGATGGTGTTACACTTGGTGTTGCACTAATTGAAATTGTAGGCGTTACACTAGGAGTAGCACTGATTGTTATTGACGGTGTTACACTTGGAGTAGACGAAATCGATATTGACGGTGTTATACTAGGAGTAGACGAAATCGATATTGACGGTGTTATACTAGGAGTAGCACTTACTGAATTTCCTGGTGATGCACTAGGAGTAACACTTACTGAAATTGTTGGTGTTACACTAGGAGTAATAGTTACACTAGGAGTAACACTGACTGTTATAGATGGTGTTACACTAGGGGTAACAGTTACACTAGGAGTAATAGTTACACTAGGAGTAACACTTATTGATGGTGTTACTGGATAAGAAGGACCAGCAGATGGGTTAATTAATTGATTTAAATTGCTATATTGGGTAGGTACTACATCTTTAAATTCTAAATCAATATTAAAATTAGGTCCTTTTAAATAAGGTTGAGGTAAAGGAGTAATTACTTTACTTAAACTAAGGTCATAGATATAAGGATTAACTATCTCTTCTACAATCCAAAATTTATCTTTTAATGTAATATTAGATGGAAGTGCTTCGTATAATTTAAATAATAAACTTGCTTCTCCTAAAGCATTTACTTCACTTAATACATTAACTGCTACTACTTGGTTATTATTACCAAAATTAAGTATAACGTAATAATAATAAGGAACAGCCAATTGCTTATCAGCAAAATTACTAGCAACATCAATTAAAGCAATATCATCTAACTCAGTAGAGCCTACTCTTAATTCAGTTCGGTCTGATGATATTTGGGATATAAAGAGTTGGGAACTAAAAGGCTCTCCTGATACTTTTCTAAAGAAATTATATCTAGAGGTAACTTCACCGGATTCATATCCTAAATTTTCAATATCCTGGATTGGGTCTATTTCTAGTGTAGGGAGATAACTTTGGGAATAACCGTAATTTGAAGGTAATTTATATGAATTATAGTTATAATTTGAATTTAATACATTTCCTCCTAGATCAAATACAAAGTATTCAACATAGTCTTCTGGTTTCCCGAAGGTTTCTTGTTGTACAATAGGAAGAAGTAGTTGTTCATCCTGTAAATCATAACGATTTACTCGGCTTGTATCTAAAACTTGTCCTATTATTTTTATATTATCTGCCATTAACAGTTATTTGTTTATTATATGTTTAAATTATTTTGAGCTAATGTTGTAACAGTGTTTACTTCAGCTTCTAATAATTGTTGTCTTAAATCTGTTATTTCCTGTAGCAAAGCCTGTACTTCAGCTTCATCGGCTAATTGCACATTTAAATACTCAGCTTCTCTTAATAAAATTGCTCTATGCGAATTTATATCACCTTCATTAGGTATAATAGGAAATAATTCATCATATAATTCAAAAAAGGCATCTACTGTTGTCTCAGGAATAACAATTGGAGGAGAATTTAATTCACTAAATTGTGTATTAATCACTCTAGTAAATGTCCCCTTATTGTAAATTAAATTCTGAACCGGAATTATTTCAGCCATTATTTATTTATTTTAAAAATATAATCGTTATTATATATAACAGATGAACCATTACTAAATGTAGATTTAATCAATATTTTATAATATCTTTCGGGTTGAAACCCAGCAGTGTATAACGTAAAAAAGTTCCCTGCGGTATCACAACTTATTTTGGTATGTTCTTCACTAAAATTTACAACATATTCTTCTGTGTCTAAATCCTGTATAGCATAATAAGAAGATGAAGGTAAAGCACTATTTAGAGTAAATACCGATTGGGTTGTAAATTGACGAGGAGGATAAATAGGTCGTGCATTTACTCTGAATTGGCATACATCATTTACATTATAAAACCCTACATTATTACCTAAAGTAACGGCTACATTTTGATCTCCTAATACAGATAATGATCCCGTATTATAAACACTATCATCCCAACCAAATTCAAGTTGAGGAAGATATATAGTATGAGTGTCTTTAGAAAAAAATTTTAATGAATAAGAAGACGAAGCATTAAATTCATACAGGTCTTCAAATTTTAATAGGAATCCATTATTCTCTAAAAAACCAGGAGTATTAAATGTCTCTACAATATCAGTAACATTTATATTAGTATCTTTAGTAGTGTTTATTATAAACGATTGAGATCCAAAATATATATCCCACCAAACACCACCCCCAGGAGTATTAAAGTTAAAGGAAGCAGTAGTATCAGTAAAGAAACTAGAAGTAGGCCACGCATTACTGTTATCTCTATTATACCAATTACAATCTTGAGTATAAGGAGGATCATATAAATATCTTCCTGTTCCTGCTTGCCATGATTGTGAAGTTGCGTAGCAATATAAAGTATAATTATCTGGTAGGTTATATGCTTCTGCTATGAATAATTTTAAAGAGGCACTATACATTCCCGTAGGAGTAGATGGAGGAACAGGACCAACAACAGGGATAGTATTTGTATTAAAAATTAAAGCAGAAACTTCTAACATCTTATCAGAAGGAAATTGAATTAATGTTCTAGATACTTGAGTATCACTATTTAAAGTAGGAACAGTATTCTTTACTTCTAATATAGAATCCAATCCTGTATTAAGATCAGGAAATTCAGAATAGATAGTTGTGTCCTTTTCGGGAAATATTTTATAAACGGCCATTTATATTATTTATTTGCTATAAATATAGAGTTATTAAAAAGTTACAACTCTACCTTGTATGTCTAAATCAGGGTATCTTATTTCAAATGTAGCCGGATCTAAAGAAGGATATAAAACTCCACTTCTAAAAGCACCAGAAACATCATAACTATATGGAGAATAATTACCTCCGGATTTGTTCGTAAATTCAAGTTTTACTAATGATTGTACTCCTTTTATTTGTAATAATAGAGCATTAATATTTGATAGTATAATAGGTTGATTAATTTGCCATTTATCTATATCAAAATAGTTAACTAATGCAGTTATACAATCTGTTAATATTTGATTATTACTCAACCCAGGAATAACTGTTATATCAAAGTTTAAACCTAAATTAATATAATAGGCATCTTTAATAATAACCGCATCTGTAACCATTCTAAATGGTTCTAAATATTCTTTTAAGTTAGTTTTTAAATCCGTAGTTGCGTTAACTAATTTTTTATTATCATCATAAGCCAACACATACATTGATAACGCTAAAGGATTATTATCAATTAAAGGATCATTACCAGTATTAACAGATAATGCAGAAGCTTGCTCAACATACACTTTAGATATAGTACCAAAATCAGAAGGCATACTTAAAGCACGATTCATATAATCATCTTTACTTACAGCTCTTAATTGTGCCGAAAATGCATTTAGCGTGTTTAAACGTATTTCTTCTACTGTATCACCACTTCTACCACCTGTAGCAGGTATTGCGTTATTCACGAGTAAAGTCGCGAGAGACGCATTGGTATATGTTGGGTTAAGAGCAGTTATACCAGCATTAGAAGCAACTATAGTAATATCATTTGCTGTCACGTTAGCACCAACTCCACCACCTGAAAGATATTGAACTGTTAATGATATATTTGATGGCACCGTACCATATTGTTTAGTGTAAAATACAGCAGCTTGATTGTAGTTATTAATCAAATCAGAAGTATCAACAGAAGGAACCATTCCTAATTGAATTGCATCTGGGGTAGGAATAAGTACATTATCTGGGTCGTTTACATACATACCTGAACCAAATTGTAATTCTATAATATCATCCGTTCTAATTCTTGATACATATCTATTAGGAGTTTCTAATAAACTTAGCAAATAAGGTACTTGGTTAAGTGAAGGACCAGTATTAGTAGTTCTATTTATTATATTAGATTGAGCTAAATAAGGTACTTCATACCACTGACTAGCATCACTTCCTGTAACTTGAAGTACTTGAAGAAAGTTAGGATCATTTATTTCAACAGAATTAAATTTTACAGGAGCTCCAAATGAGAAAGTTGCAGTTTGTATAGTAGCAGAAATAGCTTTAACTGATTTTTTAAATAAGTAATTGTTACCATCATACAAACTAATACTTACCGAACCCGTGTCAGTAAAATCAACCTTTTTAGTAGTTATAAAGTTGGTTTGAGAAGAATTAGATTGTAAAGGAGTATTCTCAGGAATAATTAATGCGTAATCTAAATTAGGAGCACCATTTAAAATAGGAACTCTTTGATAAAAATCAACTGTAGTAACAGAAGCATATGATGCCTTAGGACGATATCCTAAAGAATAAGCCATATTCAATAAGTTTTCCTTTTCTTTAGCCGTTAATACAAAATTTTCTTGTATTTGGGTATCTGTATAAAATGACAAAACATCCCCAACATATGAAGACATTTCAATAAACATAGTACCAGGTGATGCTTCTGAAAAGTCAGTATATGTGTTCGGAAAGTAATTTTTAGCAAACTCAATAAGAGATGCTTTATATTGAAGAAAATTCTTATTTAGATAAGATATATTTTTGTTTTGAGCCATTATACTAGGTTAATTGTTATAATATCGGGTTGATTAGAAAGAAGTATTCTATAATTTATTGTTACTACTAAAGTATTATCATCGGCATATGGTACTATGTCAATAGAATCTATAGCAACTTCGGGCATATATTGTTCAACAGCATTGGTTATACTACTTTTAATAATAGGAAATGTTTGCTCTGAGATTTGCTCAAATAATTGTTGTTTTAGAATTGTACCAAAATTAGGATTTTCAATTCTTTCTCCTTGAGAGGTCATTATTAGGTTTATAAGATTGTATTTGACTTGATCCCTAGTAGAATATACACTACTAAAGACACCAGGAGCACTAAAAGGTAATGCAACCCCAATAGCAGTATTGATTTGGAAATCCCTAGGGTCAACCCTATTACTTCTTATATAAGCCATTATTGAACGTTTCTAAAATTGCTTAAATCAGCAGGATTATTTCTCATATCATTTGCTACTTGAGCAAGCAAGCTTTGATAAACATTCTGTTTTTCTTGGAATGTTGTTGGAGCTGCCGTAGGTGGTGCGTCAATACCCATTTGATCCATTAATGTTTGGCGAATACTTTCTTTACTAGCAGCCGGATTAATGTTACTAGAATTGAAATTCATAGTAGGCCAAGCCTCATTACCGTTATTAGATTGGACTTGATTGTAAGGTAATCCTCTAGATAGAGATTCATTAATTTTTTGTTTACCTAATTCTGCTAATTCTTCCTTAAGAACTTCTCTTACGGCGTCTTTAATAAGATTTTTTAATTCGTTTGTTTTCATGTCTATAAATATTAAGCTTCAAGATTTCGTTTATTAATTTCTAATTTTAATTCTTCAATAAGTACATTAGGATCTAATGTAAATGACGGAGGAGACTGTAGTACTACAAATCCACTTCGATCTAGAGCAACAGCGTATCTACGTTTATTACCTGCTACCACAAAGTTAGGGTCTTCTTCTTCAATTATAGAAAAAGTAAATCCATTATATTCAACTCCTACCACAGGACCTAATCCACTATTAGCGGCTGCTAATAATCCACGTACTTCTTCTGGTGTTAGGTCTTGAGCATCTGCTTGTTCTAAAACATCATTTAAAGGAAGTAATCTAGAACGTTCGTAGGCAATACTAGATAAAAAACTATCAAGGGTAACTTGAGATACTTGTAATAGAATACTTAATGATAATAAAATAGGGTTAAATTTAGCTAATATTCGAGTAGCTAATATACCAATAGTAGCTGTTTGATAAGGGGCTGTAGGTAGAGCCGCCACGATATTTAATAATAATGTTATAACATTAATTACTAATCCCATGGATTCAATAGTCTTTTCAAAACTTTTTACCTGAGACTCGGCAGCGGATAGAGTAGCTAAAGCAGCGTCTCGTGATACTTTTGCTTTTTGAATATCTTGCTTAGTTATAGCGGCTTGTATAATATCGTTAGTTTTATCTACTAATATACTTAATTGAGAAACCGTATCAGATAATCGAGTAACATAAATATTTAAAATTTTTCCAAATGCAAATATAATAGCTATTGGGCCTGCTGCTTTAAGAACTTTTTTTAATCCTTTTTTTAATTTAGCTTTATTCCTTTTTACTTTTTCACCATTTCTTTTATTTTTTTGTTTAGATAATATTTTTTGCTGTTCGGCTTTTTCTTTTAATGTTCGTTTAGTAAATAAAATATTAAGTTGCTCTTGTATTACAATAATACGTTTTTTGGCACCATCATAAGCTTTTTTAGCTTTTTCTAATTCCTTTTGAGCTTTTCTTTCTAATTTTTTAGCCTCATCTTTATATTTCTTTATCTCTTTATCTCTTTCCTCCGGGGATAAAAGACTAAGAGCGGCTCCTATACCTGAACCGATAGCAGATCCTGCAGCGGCTGCGGCTCCTTGACTAGCAACAGCGGCATTTGAAACCGAAGAGGCAAGACCACTAGCCGCACTAGCAACACCCGCGGCAGCTCCCGCGGCTAATGCTTGAATAGCCAAAGCCGCAACTTTAGCTTTATTATATAAGGCTTCTGCTTTAGTATATTGCGCCTGAGCAGTATCGGATACCTTTTTGGCTTCCTCTAGAGCCTTTTTAGCAGCAGCAATTTTTTGTTCTTTAGTAATTTCAGCCATTATGTTGTATATGTTACTTTAGATATTAAGGTTTCTTTTACTATTCTTGTATTCAATTTATCCACAGAATCTTGGAGAGCACTAGCGGCTGAATTTACTGATTCAAGAAGAGTTCCTTCTGCTTGAGAAAATGTTGGTCCTAAAACGGTAGCAAACGTACTTAAGGCTACTGTTAAATCGGAAAGCCATTCTTGAAGTTGGAGTCCTAAAACTAAAGGCTCCGGACTTGTTGAATTGTTACTAAAAGGACCCAAATATATTTGATTATCCTGCATTGTTAACCCGACGTTAGCACTCTGTAGATATACAGGACCTTGTGAGTATAATTCAATACCCGTCTTACCAAACATTAAAATTTCATCTGATTTAGAAGAAATTACCGTCCTATCAGCATTTATAATAACTTGTGGGCTCGTATAATCGGCTAAGTTAATAGGGTTGGTTATACTGCTTAGAGCAACATTCCCTATGTTTAATGGTATAGATTGGTCGGATGTTAGGTAGATGGATGACCCATCTTTATTAATATCTTCAACATTCAACTCAGAATCAGGTAATTTAAAATTATGCTGGTTGGATAGAAGTATGATAGGGTTACTGGCTAATTCAATAGGGTTAGTAGACCATGGAGATAAGTCTTCATTTCCTGATTTATTTGTACTTCCGAAACGAATTGAGTTTCCAAATCGACCTTCTAATATATAATCGCCTTCAAATGTTTGTAAACCTCTAAATTCACCATCTTCAATAAATGAATTATAAAGTATATTTTTATCATCATCTAAGAATAATCCGTTAAATTGCGGACTGTTCCAAGCATTAATGGGACTTTGGTAGTATGTCTCATTTGTTTTATTAGTTATTGGGGATGGCGCAGAAGGTAAATCCATCAATAACACTATTTCTCCGGGTAAAGGAAAATATTTTTGATTAGGATAAAAAGGAAGAGCCGTATTAAATGTAAGTAACACTTCATCTGTTAAATCTTTTAAAGATATCTCAATATCTTCTCTGTATTCTTGATAAATAATAGTACCTATACCACCCCAACCACCGTTATCTTCCCATATTTTTTTAGGAACGCTAGAAGGACTTAACATAACAGCATAAACCTTACCAACTTTATATCCCTGAGGGGTTTGGTAATTGTTATTCCCCATATTAGCCGTAATAGGAGCTAAACCATCTCTTACTCTCATAGTTACTCTGCTTTAGGTCCGTTAATAGTACCTCCGATTTCGTTTACCGCTGAGAATAGTTGTTGTTTTTCTGCTTCGCTTAAAATCATATGAGCAGCTTCATCTGAAGAAGAAGTATTCATAGCGCGTTGTACTATACTAGCCAATTTAATTAATTGGTCATCATTCTTTACGCTTATATTAAGATGTTCGGCGATTAAAGGAACAATCATAAGAGCTGATTGAGAATTAGTAACTAATGGTTTTAATGTCTCAATTAATTCTTTGATTTGTTTTTCCTTCTCTTTTGAGTTATTATAAATGTCCTTGAGTAAATCAGAAAATTTCTTATTACCCCACATTACTTGTTCAAAATCCATAATTATTTTTGGTTATAAATATAAAAGCTATAAAACTCTATATTCTTACATATCCGTCTGAATAATACTGGCTGTATAGCTCAACGTAAGTGACTTTTAATTTTTTGATAATTTTAGTGATCTGGGGAGTATCGACATCTACTATTTCACGGATGTATATGTAAAGTGCTTTTTTATTAAATATATCTAGCGATTCACATTTACGAAACAGTTCAACAATAGCGTCTGCTGTTTTAGCATCAAGGTCTTTAGGAAATAATCTATTAAGATGTTTATCAATATATTTGATATACAAACCCATAAATTCACTTACGCTATAATCTTTACCGTAATAATCGTTTATAATTTCTTCTTTAATAGTTTTATCCTCATCTACTTCAAGTAAGTCACCTTTGTTTTGAAGTTTTTGATAATTTTTCTTATTTTTAAGAATTAAATAACGTTTAGTAATGGTTCCAAAATAGGAATATGCTTTACCTTTCTCCGGTTTATATAATCTAAGTTTTTCAAGTAAAAAAGCAATTACTTCCTGCTGCACATCTTCTATAGATTCACCATCAGTATAGTAAAACTTAAAAGTATGTATGATATTTTGTGTTAATTTAAAGAACCCATATTCTATACGCTCACGATACACCTTATCTCTAAAGTCCTGGTTAGTTGAAGCCACATATTCTAAAATAGCATTTTGAGTATCTTCAGTAAAGTAAGTATTGGATGTTTTGGGTTTACGTTTACGAGGCTGACCAGATTTGGTCAGCTCGATAACGGGTATATTAGTTTCTAGTTCCATTAAGGTTAAAGTCGTTTAGTTCATTCTGAAGTGTTTTAATGCTTTCGAAAAACCATCCTATTTCATCATCAGATTGAAATGTTCCCTTGTCATCAATTTCTCCCAATCTTCTATTAGTAACGTCAACAGCATTAGAAAACTGTTGGATGTATCTATCTTGACCATCAACCATTTTCTCTAGTGTCTCTACTTTTTTAAATAAGTTATAGGAAGTATAACCTAATACACCTGCTAAAAGGATTAATATAATAATAAAGGTAATCATATTTAGTAATTCATTTCATCATTCTCGATAGAGATAGTATCTCTTAAGCTAGCCACAGCTTCTCTCATTTCTCTAAAGGCACCAGCGATAACGCTCATATCTTCACTACGACTAATTGTACTCTCTAAAGCAGCAACTTTGTGATCAATTTTTTCAATTTTTCTAAGGGCTTGTTCTTTGTATTTCATTTTTTTATTATTTATAAGGTTTAATTTAATATACGAAGCGGAATTGGAGCAACCACGTTTTTTCCAAATTATTTTTAGGAGCAGCAGACACAATACATCATCAATAAATACATATATACAAGACGATGCAAGACAAAAAAACCCGTCTTTTTAGGGACGGGTTAGCCAATGCAATAGAACGCAAAGGGGAGATTTCTTATCTATCGTATAATTGTTTATCGTGAATTAACTCATTAGTGATACCATAATTTTCATCTTCTAATCTCATTAATTCATCTTCAGATAATGGAGTACCATCTTTAAATTCAGCATATGATATTTGAGCATCAGAAAAATCCGGAAAATCTTCCATTTCAATATTATCAATTTCAATTGAATTAATATCTACTTGTTTTCCATCTAATGTTACAGCTTCGCTTAACACTTTGGATTCAGTAATAATACCAGCTAGTTTTTGAAGGCGTTTAGCTTCAGTTATAAATTGTTTTTTCATTATTTTTTAGTTTGTAGTTGTTGTTTAATTTCTCTCAATATCTCGTTTACACTAATTTTCTTTACTTTATATGTGAACGCATTTTTGTCGATCATAGAATCAACTACTTTTTCCTCAACATCAGTTGAAGCAATAAAGATACATTTATCATCATCTTCCGTCTCTGGTACGTCAACAAAGCTACTTTGATCTAAACCAAATCCAGATCCGATTTGAGATAGGACTTTATTCATACGATTTATAAATGCTGCTTTATCTTTATCTTGTAATATATATTCTGCCATAATTAATTATTAAATTGATCGTCGTACCAATCGGTTTTTAATTCCTCAAAAATTTGTTCTAATCTATTTTGTGTTTTACGATTTAATGATTCGATATCAACATCATCAAAATCTATCAACTCATCTTCATATTCTTCCCATGAAGGACCTATTTTGTCAAAATCAGTAAGTGTAATATAATCTCCTTGAAAACCACCATCTTCATCACCATCAAAAAGAAAAGTAGTACTAAGTATTAAAGAGTAATTCAATTCAGATGTCTCTACTCTATATGTACATTTAAAATGAGTTTTACGAAATTCAACTTTCTCGTCACAATCTACATCATTAAAATCTAAAGCTTTATTAATTAAGTAATCGTCAAGTTCAACTATTATTTCCTCATCTTGCTCATTGAAACTATCAGAACCCTCAGCTAGAAGCTTTGAATTGCGGGTCATTTTATTTTTTATTAAAAACGATTTTAAATCAAAGTTATTGGTCATTATTTTTTAATTTATATTAAATGCTGGGTATAAATATATTGAAACCATATGAATATAAGACCGTGTAAAAATACTTGACACGCGCGAATTTGCGCTATACTTGCGTTATTTGCGCCGGTTTATCCTCTAACACTAAGTATGGTACATCATCTTTTGTGTGGCGTAATTCACCCTCGGCCATTATTTTTTTAAAATATTCCGGATAAAGAGGACCGGCCCATTCTATGGTAGCGTTCATGTATATTATCATGATTTCTTTTTAACTGTGTCAAACCATTCTTTAAATGTACCTATTAATCCAAAATCTTTTCCAAGTACAAAAGCTTGTTTTGCTATGTCTATAACTTCTTCCTCACTATAAAGTGTTTCTTGTTTAGGTTCTTCGGGTCCACAATCACAAGTTGTAGTATGCCCACAATAACATTTAGTTGTTTCGTCATACAATCCTAAATCCTCATCCGCTTTCATCATATTGATTAGAGCTTGTTTAATTAATCTAGCATTTATCTTCTCCCATTCTTCAAACGATAAGTCGGCCCTTGGGTTTAATTTAATGAACTCTTTGTATTGTGATTCTAGTGTTGACATAATTTATTTTTTTATTACTACTTGTCTTATTCTATCAAATAACTCTTCTAGGTCTTTTGCCGAATCTACTGACCATTTCTCTGTTTTTAATACAAAGAAACAATCTTCATCTCTATCTATTCCTATACTTGAATGTGCTTTTATCTCTAAAAATTCATATTCGTCTTGATCTGATAGACAATTGGCGTCTTGTGAGAAACTAAATGATGCGTGTTCTAATAATATACCTTGTTCTTCCATAGTTCTTATTTTCATGCTCTAAATATACGAATAGTCTTTTTATAATCCACACTCTCGTATATACGTTTCGGCTTTGAAAGAAATTTTGTAGAGAGAAGGAGTTCACCCCCTCGGATTTTGTGGCTAAAGGGGTTATAATGATTTTTATGGTATATTTGTATATATGAAATGCGCGGGCGGGTTTTTGTCGTTTATCTGTAGGGACGGGGCCTTCTCACATTTTTGTAGCGCAGCGTCGATGGACCGCAATTACCGTGGGGCCATTTCGCCGTCGCAGCGCGCGCGCAGCGCTAGCGGATCAGAAAAGACCTTCCTCCCTCCAGAGCCCCAGATCCGGCGATCTTTTTTGTCGCAGGCCCGGCTCCCGTGTCTCTTTTATTTCAGGCATGCGCGCGCGCGCTAGATTAACGAAGGCGACCATTTGGCCGCCTCTATCGTGTTGTGTGTTGTTGTTTAGTGTACGCGCGTATCCTATTAAGTGAACGCTATAGCTGTTACTATTGCTGATATCCATATGATAATGAATATTCCTGCATTTATGTCTTGTCTTTTCATAGCGTTATTGCTTTAGCATGTTTAATTTATCAATCGTACGTAATGCATCTTCTTCATCGCATACAGGTATCATTTGGTTTTCTCCTAACACATACCATCCGTCGTATCGTTCTTCTGTTCTTAATTCGCCTGTTAAATCGAATTCTTCTCCGTCACTAAATTTTAATGTAGACATAATTTTAATTGTTTTAATTGTTAATTGTTGTTTTAAACTCAGATATAAAATTACAAACTATAAATCTATAAACCAAACTAAATATAAATTATTTTCAAACTATTTCATCATTTATACTTATACTAAATTATTCTTCTATAAACCACATTAATATATCTTCACCTACTAATTCAAAATTAATATCACCATTAAATTCTTTATTTACAATCATTCCATTTTTTAACCTATTCTTTAACTCAATCCAATCATCTACAAACTCATCATCATAATTTTCTCTATCATTATACTCCTCATCTTCAAATAAACATTCAACTCTTTCTCCACTTTCATACTCATTATCATTTCCACAACCAAATAAATCAATTAAAATTTCTTCCATTTTTTCTAATTTTTAATTATTAATATTATTTTTTAACACTATAAAATTACAACTTTAATTCAACATAACCTAACTAAATATAAATTATTTTCAAACTATTTCATCATTTATACTTACATTATTTATTTTTATTCTTCATCATCATTTAATCCATTCTCTTCTTTATACCCATCAATTATCATCTCCTTAATATCATCACTTAAACTACTTTCATTTAATAATTCAATTAACCCATCTAAACACTCATAACTAAAATCACCTCTATAACACCCACCCCAATCACACATCATATTATCAAATAAAAATATCTCATTTAAAAACCCACTTACACTCTCACAACCAACACTTCCCATACTACAACCATACCTTCCCCCACTAACATATAATCTAAAATCAACAAACTTCTCCAACATTTTACTCCACTCATCTCTATCCATTCTACTATCATCCCCAACACCTAAATCATTCCAACAATACTTCTCATAAACATTCTCTAATTCTAACTTAACTTCTTTACCTAACATTTTACCTAAATACTTTTCCATAACACTAATTTTTTAATTATTATTTAATTATTTTAACACTATAAAATTAACATATTAATTCCATATAAACAAACAAATCACAAAATATTTTTAATATATTATTAGACAAAAAAAGACTCAATTAAGAGTCTTCTAATTTTAATAATTTAATTTCACTTTCACTTTCATAAACATTGTAATTATTAAAAAACCACTTTTTAACTGTTTCAAATGAACCATCAAATAATTCTTGTGAGTACATATCTTTAATTAATTCATCTAAATCATTAACTTCAAAAGTGTCATTTACGTCTTCAATACTAATTACTAAATAATTTTTCATAACTTTAATTTTAATTATTAATTGTTGTTTTAAACTCTGATATAAAATTAAGGAAGGAGGCTTACACCTCCAACCTTATTTTAATTTATTTATTTCTCACCCTCAAAAATAACATATTTTATTATATCATTTTCTAACATTAAATTTCTAACATTATTAATTTTATCATTTAATAAATCTTTACTTTTAAAGAAACTTTTAAAATTATACATTCTATCATTTCTTTCAAATTCAATATTATTTTCTAATAAAACATTCTCACATTTCTCACAATCTTTTAAACCTTTTTTACTACCATAAAAGCAAAACCCAAAACTTAATTTTTTCATAACCTTAATTTTTTAATTAATTATTTATTTTAACACTATAAAGATAATAATAAAACACAACATAACAAAATATATTTACAATTATTTTACCATTTATATTCATTCTAAATAACTAAATATAGCTTTGGGTTAATATAGATTAAAAAAGACTCAATTAAGAGTCTTTAATTTTTATTATTTTTAACTCCAAATTTCCAAATCAGTTAAATTATATTTTAATTTAATTTCATTATAAACATTATCACGATCATTATCATTATTTACAGTATAATGATCATTATTATTTATAACAACTATACAACTTAACTCACTATAAACTATATCAGCTAATATACTCTCTAAACAGCTACCATCACAATCTTTTAATTGTAACTCACAACAGTAAACATTATTTACTGCATCGTCAATTTCACAATTAAACTTTTTACTGTTAAATTTATTAACATCGTTTAAATTGTCTGTAAAATTCATTAATTTAATTTCCATAACCTTAATTTTTTAATTATTAATTGTTGTTTTTAACTCTTATATAAAGATATAAACTAAACATAATATAACCAAACATTATTATAATTATTTTTCATTTTCTTTTAAATTTTTTTTCCACCCAAGCCATATCCCTATAAGCACTATAATGTTCATCCCAAATGAGGCAATCACCTCATGAATGTCCTTATAAATGTTCATTGTAAGATGGACATGCCCTACCACCCAAAATGGCACCGCCAGATTCTCAGCGATCCAGACGATCAAAAATGTAATAAATGTCTTGTACTTCATGGCTATAAATAGAGGCGGCTCACCATTTCTGATGAGCCGTCTCAAAACAACATTAAAAAATTAAAGCATAACTACCTGATTATGTCTAGATCATCAGTAGGTATTTCAATTAGGTCGCCTCGCATGTTGTAACAAGACCACTCTTCACTATATTCATCAAACAAGTATTTGTAATCCACTCCAGAATCTTCTGATCCCGCACTTGGGAGGTATTCATAAATGGTTGTTTGTTGTTGTTCTTGGTTTGGCTCATTTCTGTCACGCCCGTAAAAGACAGTATCATCAATTAAGGTAGCTAATGAACTTATGTTACCAAAAGAAAGCAATTTAATTACACGCTCAGGTCTGTCATAATACTCTCTTAATATTCTACCTACACCTGTAGGGTAACCGTCGAAATGACAGTACACAAAAAACACCTGTTTATCCTCTTTAAGAGTCCCAATGTATGATCTCGTTGACATTATTGTACTGGTATAAAAACTGGTGTGGAACAAAAAACCTGACCTAAATTTATCTCAGTCGGTCTAGACACCTGCACTGCTTTAACCTCATTATTGAACACTTGTGTTTTAATAAACGAGGCAACTAATGTTTGAATTGGAAATGAACAGTTCTTAACAGGAACTCCATTGTACGTCCAATAACCGTTTTTGATTTTAATTTTTGCTTTCATAACTTTTATTTGTTGTTTAACTTTGATATAAAGATACGGTGAGGCTTTCGCCCCACCAAATCTACTTTAATTAAGCTTCACCCATTTGACCAAACAGTTTCTTTAACATTTCTGTTGCTTCAGCTGGTACATCATCTTCATTATCATTTGGCTCGTCTTTATTTTCCATATGATGTTCAAACAACATATAAGTAACCATTTTAAGTACCTCATCTAGTTGAGGGCTCTGTAAGGCGGCATTAGCAAATGCTTCTGATATACCTCCTAATGTACCTTCTACTTTAAGAGACGTTACACCGTCTTTTACTGTTAAATGAAACAAACAATCTTCTAATACGTTCTCGTCTGTTTCTGGGTTTTGATCTTCATTCATAATTTAATTTTTTAATTGTTATTATTATGTTTTTAACTCTTATATAAAGATACGAATTGTATTTCTATAAACCAAATAGAGACAAAAAAAGACTCAATTAAGAGTCTTTAAATTTTAATTAAACAAAATCAAATACTTCATTTAAACCTTCTTCATCACTTGTTAAATGTTCTTTAGATGTTATTTCAAATAATTCTCTTACATCTTCAATGTTTGTAAGTAAAACATCATCTTCACTAATTACTTCATTTATTAATTCTATTTCATCTTCAGTTAATTGTCTATTGTAAATTTTCTTTACACTACCAATACTTGAATCATAAACAAAACCATAAACATTTTCTTTAAATTTTAACATAACTTTAATTTTTAATTGTTGTTATTAACTCTGTTATAAAGATACGAATAAATTATAACACAACAAAACAAAACATAAATTAATTCAAATAAAGACGTTGATGATTATATGCCGCTATAAGGTTAGTGCCGGCTAGAGAGCCATACTGTTCTTTTATCTGGCTGTGGATCTCTTCTGGCGCGCGCGTGGCCTGAAGACACTCCCCGAGCAGGCGGGCGAACGTGTCATTCGATTCGGTTACGGACACCTGATCAAATGTCTTGACGCCGCAATAAAAAGCCTCGCCGGTCTCAGAGACAAACATCCCGCTATAGAAGCCCTTGAGCTCATGTCGGTTGACAAACTGGTCTGCGTTACACCAGATAAAAATGTTGTTGTCCTTCTGGCTCAGCGCCTCAACTAGATCAGCCCCGATCACATAGCCCGAATAGGGCCGGGCGAATGGAAATTGCCCCACGGCAAACAACCCGCTTGGACTCCCATGCCCCATCATCATCACTTGATCGTGCGTCTGGATTGCCTGAAGTATATCTTCTTGGTTCAGGCCCCCAGTCACTAGAGTGACCTCATCTAGGCCGGCGTAGATTGGCTTGAGGAAATCAGTTGATTTGTCTTTAGGGTGTATAACTAATGTTTTCATTTTATTCAATTTTAAATTAGGCTATAAATGTACGACAAAAAAATGTCCCAAACACGTTGGGACAAAAAAAGCGCCTAAGCGCTTTATTTATTCTTCTACACCACACAAATCTTGTGAGAGAATGTAATCATACAAACAATCCATCTTTCGTTCAAACGATAAATTTACTATATAATCTTGTACCAAAAACCCACTTATAGAATTTTCAGATAACATTCCTAAATCAACGTAAGGATATTCCTTATCAAAATAATCAATAACATCTCTAACTGTTTCTTTCATGACCTTAATTTTTTAAATTACTATGATATAAAGATACGAATCATATCTCGTGTAAACAAAAAAAAGCGCCGAAGCGCTTTAATTAATATTTCTGCATTATAATGTCGGCGAAAGCATAAAACTGATCCCAATCGTCTTCTCTCATTAAATCTACAGCTTCTTCAAATTCTCTAATAAACGCATCTCTTTCGATAGTATCGTCTCCTAATTCTAGATCATCAGCTAAATTTTTAATTTCGTTTTTCATAACCTTAATCTTTTAAAGCTTCTCTCATCATATTAATCATTAATTTTAACTGGTCCTCAGCACTGTCTTCTTTCTGTTCCAGCACTTCATTCATAGCACGTTTAGTCATTCTTTCAATGTCATCATTCACTGAGTACTCATCAAAAATGTGCTTTAAAGTGCTTGCGATTGATTTTTTAGTTGCCTCACAGCTAGACGTCTGTAAAACACCAGTTATAACTGCTAATAAGCCTGCTCTCTGGTGTACTTTGTTTAAAATGTCTTCTAATCCCTTCATGATTTAATTTTTTAATTGTTATTATTGTTTTTAACTCTGCTATAAAATTACGAATTGTATTTCTATAAACCAAACATAGATAAAAAAAAAGCGCCGAAGCGCTTTAATTAATTATTCTGATCAACCTCACCCAACGGCATCAACTTATCTTCCATTTGTTCCCTGATGCAATCTAAATCTACATCTACATTGATTAATTGAATCTCGTTTCCATTCAAATCAAACTCAGCCGTGCTCAGATCTAACAAATCATCTCCCATGCGGGCAAGAGTATCTATTATTCTATCAATTGCTGCTCCGATTTCTGTTACCGTAACGTTTGTCACATCGTCTAGAGACTCAATTAAACGAACGACGTCGTCTTTGCTAAAAATAGAACTCTCAGAATTCAATACACGGTTTAATACGTCTTGTTTTTTCATAACCTTAATTTTTAATTTAATTTTTAATTGTTGTTTTTAACTCAGGCATAAAATTAATATCTTTTTACCCGGCAACCAAGTTTTTCTCAATTCATTTTCGCTTTGTTTTATTGTGTTGTTTTTTTCTTCTTTAAATTGGGGTAAAGGTACGAAAAATTTCTGATATATCCTAGTAAAACAAAAATTGCTTATGAACAATTACGAACAAAAATATTATGTACGACAAAAAAAGACCCAACATTTCTGTCGGGTCAATCCTCATGAGTGCGTTTGAGTGGCTTTTACATTGCCAGAGCCGGTCTTCCTCGCTTGATGGTCTCACCATTCGCCTTGCGTGCCTCAAAAGCAGCTAATCGTTGTTGACGAGCACTAGCTGTATTGACGCGTCGGCCTTTTTGGACTGGTCCCTCTAGCTCAAGAGCCGCTCTGGCAGCTAATCTGGCTTGGCGGGCGCTACCCAAATTAATTTTACGTCCACGAGCTTTTGTCTCGCTTGTGTGGGCGTCTAACAGCGCTTGAAGAGCTTCTGTTTTCATTTGATGTGCTGGGCGTTGCGTTTTGATACCCATTTCTTTTACTGTTGCAATGATTTCATTACGTGTCATAACCTTTAAATTTAATGTTAATATTTGTTTATTTTAACTCTGCTATAAAATTACGACACAAAAATAACGTAGCCAAATTTCTAGCAAAAAAAGTTGTGAACAAAAAAAAAACACTACGGTCTTACCACATAATGGATAAACCAAAAAAACCAAGTGCAATTTGGACCATGTGGACGTCGTCGTCTAGATCAAAATTCTCATCTACGTCGCCAGCGACATATTGTATTCCAAAAAGCAATCCATAAACGGGAAACGGTACGATAATAGGCATATAAAATTTATTTTATGTTTAATATAATATACAAAAAAAACTTGAGGTAACCAAATTTGTCGCCGAAATTGCATTGTTCACAACAAAATCGCCACTTCATTGTGAATGAGAATTCCTTCCGCGTGTGGCGACTGAGGATACTGCAATAAAACAACAAAACATCGCACAAATATTGAACAAAGCGTTACGAAACGTTGTATATACGTTTTGGTTTCGAAGGAAACGGGACGGAGCGGGGCGGGGATTTGCCCCTACACAACAAACCACAATACCCATTATTATATAGCATTCCATATACTATAATGCATTTGTTACAAAAAAACCATTACCACACAAACTGTTTGACCTACTTGCGTCTTGTTCTACAAACGTTACTATACTGCTTAAGCAACAAAAAAACCGCGTTTATTGCGCAAAAATACGCGATAGTTTCAATGAACTCCAATTATACATGGCGTTGTGTACAACAAAAAAACAATGCGTTAAACAAAAAAAACCTACGGTACCCTATTCCCATTATCATCCAACTCCCATAACCACATAAATCTCAGTCCATTTATTATTCTATTATCCACCGTTACCCAATCCTGTCTCGCTATAGCGTGTTCCATTTGTTGTCGTTGCCATTTATTAGTTTGATGTGGTGCTTCAACTAGATCTCTCATCGGTATGTCAATTATATATTGTTTACCCTTATACACAATTCTTTCTGTATCTATTTTATTTAGCTGAGTATCCATTTGTCTTATTTTATCCATTCGTTCATTCCATTCTCCATCGCCTCAATTATTGTTTGAGTAGGATTGTTTTTTAGTGAGTTTAGTGCCGACCAAATTACTTCGGTCTCTAAACCATATTTTTTGGCTTCTTGAAGTATAGAATGTATTTCTTTGATTTCCTCCATAACCTTATTTTAATTCATTATTGCTCGAGGCATTCCTGTATTGTACTTCAATTGAACATAGAATTTAAGTGCTTTAATATTAACACTATCTGCTCTACCAATTGCTTCTTGTAAGTCATTATCCACAATCGCTTGTACAAAGCTACCTCCCGGATAACCTATACCCCATTTAGTCATTAATATGCTTGTTCCTATCTCAATGATGTGTTCTATTTCATCATCGCTTTGAAACATGCTACCTAAATTTTCTGGTGTTCCGTTTTGAGTGAAATATTCTCTAACCACTTCTCTAACGCAATCATACTTTTCGTGAATTTCCATAACCATTTGTTTTAAATTATTTGATGTTGTGGTAGGAATCGAACCTACTATCTCCCTTTCGATCGGTGCGTATACCAATACGCCTCACAACAGACCTTACAATGTAAGAGAATATGTAACAATTATTTTTTAGTGTCTTCTAATATAGATTCTATCAATTCTAGATTTTCATCTGTAAGATCATCTCCAATCAATACCTCATCAAATCCCTCTCCTCCTACATTATGGAATGGAATTAATCCCTCTCTAATATTAGACGGTGTGTATCTGTCTTGCTTTCCACAATCAAAATAAAGTGAATCTTCATTTTTATCTACAAGTGTACCGATTATATCTTTTCTATTGTCTATGTAATACTTTTTACCTACTACTAATTCTGATCTGTCTACTATCATAACCTTTTATTTTAATGTTTCTCTTAATTTAGCTAATACTTTTTTCAAGTGCCTTGTATTGTCATAGCTGTTTATAAAGCTACCTGAGATTTCACTTGCTGTAAATAATGTCTTTGTTATATATCCTTGAAAGAATCTAGAATGACATTCTTCTAATATTTCGGGGCATTTACTTTCACTTGTCATTAATCCACATACCCAAAAGTCATCTCGTTTCTCCAATAGGATATAGGGATGATTAAATATTGTATGCATATAAACATCTCCTACTTTATTAAATTTAGGCTTTCTCTTCTCTGATGGTACTGGTAAACAACCTACCCATGACATTAGTTGTTCTGGGTTGTATTTACCTGCTTTTATTTTTTCTAGTAATTGAAACTTATCCATAACCTTTGTTTTAAATTATGCTATAAATTTACGAATACAATTCCTATAAGCCAACCTAAATTATGATTGCTTTTACTACTTGGTATTTTTCTCTATCTTCATATATTAACATTTCTGCTCTTTCATGATTACCATAATACCATTCTGTATTTACATTCAAAGCTATATCTACTTGTAATGTATTTATATTATCAACATCATTGTATCCTCCTTCATACCCTGGAGTCATTATAAATACATCTTGATTTTCAATAGTGCTTAGTTGCTCGATTAGTTGTTTTACTGTCATGATTTATTGTTTAATTATGTCTACAATTTCTTCTACAATTTCATCTAAGATATCCTCATCAAGATTACTTATTACATCTCCGAATCCACTTCTATCACTTAACATCTCTAGAATTTTCCTTGCTTTTTGTGTTAGTTTCATTTTTATACTTTTATTGCTGTTACAAGTAAGTGTTTGAATTGTTTCTCATCATCGAAAAGGTATTGTATAAACCGTACTTCATAATGATTACCTCCTATGGAGATTAACTCTCCTATTCTAGGCTTTATTATCTCTGTTTCGAAATCATAATCCTCATGACCCTGTCTCATTATAACCATTCTAACTTTTACCATATCTTATCTGATTTTAATTTCCCAAATTTGAATCATTTTTAAACTACCATCGTGCTTGTAATTGCCTAAGTACTTATAAAGTCCCACATAAGCATATTTCTTTTCCAACTCAAATGTCTCTGGATTGTAATAATCGTGTATTAAAATTGAGTATCCAATAAATCTAACTAGTTTGTAATATAATTTTCTTATCATCTCGTATATACGTATGTTTGTATTGTGTTGTGTTACTGCAAGCTTTGTTTATGCTTTATTCGGACTTATATTGTTCCGGATAGTATTTTGCATATAATTCCGCTTCTAATTTACCACAATCATCACATTGAATGCCTCGTCCAACTGTGTTTAGAAATTGGTCGTATGAGCAAAGATCATCTAATTCTTTTGCTTCCTCATCTGTAAGATCGGTTCGTTCTAAATTCTTCCACCAACCTTCTCCACCCCACTTCTTGATTTTATCTTCTGCTTCCGGAATAGGAAGACACATTGCTATGAATCCGTGATAACAATCTTCTTTTTCTTCACCGCAGTGGTGACATTTTTCTAGTTTACTCATTTCCTAAATTTTTCTTAATGTGTTCGTCCCATTCTTTATTTAGTTCATCTAGCTTATCTGCTATAAGTCTTAAAGCATACGAGCTCCAATACCCTGAAAGTTCATTAGGGTAAAATCCAAAGAATCCATCATCCTGTACTGTGAACTCACCTATCTTTTTTGTATTGAAATATACAACATATACTCCATCTATAATATACTCTAAATTTATCATTTCCAAAATATTTGCACCCCCATTATCGCTAGAGATAGGATTAGACATATCCCTGTTTTTAATGTAATTGGTTCTCGGAACCAAATCCAAGACATAAAGGTAAATACAATAGCTCCGACAGCAAAACCTACTAAACGAGAAGGCCATAAATTTCCCTCAAAATAAGCAACCATATGTTTTACAGATAGTAAATACAATAGCGATAATGGAAAACCAAATGCTGCCATTATTAATGGATTATCTTTCATCCAAGTGTATTTGAATTGACCTTGTAGTTGTATAAATGTAAGTATTTGAGCAAACGCTCCGTATAATAATCCTAGTATAAAATTCATGTGTTATTTATCTAAATACTTATTAAATGTTTCTTTTGCTTTTTCTAGATTATCTTTATCTTCTGTTAAAATAGTCATAATAATAAAACCTGCTTCGTCTTCAGTACATTTATGTTCTATTATTTTAATGTAAGTATAAAGATCAACTCCCAATTCATTTGCGATACCGTTATCCATCATGTTGTATAATCCTGCCATATCTAATTTTTTATAAAGATATGAAAAAAGGCTCGCGTTAGCAAGCCTTCAATCAATTATCTTTGAATATTTTAATTTCTATTTAGCAAAATATTACCTGCTGAACCAAATACGTTGTTTGAACCATATTCAGATGTACCATTTGTTGCTCTGATACGTGCTGTCTCTGCTTTATATAATTCAAGTAATTTAGGTTGTGATAAGATTTCTTTTGTTTTAGCATCATACTGTGCTGCTTCGTAGTTACCTTTTGCTAATGCTACTTTCTTTAATGCGGTTTGTTCAGCTTGTTTAGTTTGTGATATAATAGTTGCTGTTTCTTGTAGTACTGCAATCTTTCTTTCAATAGCTGCTTTGTATGATTTAGGCAATTGCATTTTAAGAATTGCAATATTGTTTAATGTAAATCCTTCCTTCTCTAAAGAAGCTGTTAAAGATCTTGTTACATTACCTTCATACACATTTCTGTGCTGTAATAAGCTATCTGAAGCGAAGTTAACTGCATTGTCTAGTAACTCTTTTCTAACTATAGTTCTTACTCTTGAATTGATTAAATCTTCCATATCAACTCTATACTTGATAAATAACTCAGCTGCTCTTGCTCTCTGCAATTGTAAGTTAATAGATACATCTAATCCAAATGTAGCTCCATCTGCCGACGTTACATCAATATGTTCATCTGTTGGAGAGTCTTCATTTGAATCTGCTGTCCATACTTTATGCTGAACTGATGTTGGATACATAAACACGTCCTGTGTTGGTGGGAAATAGAAGATAAATCCACTTGCCATTTCAATGTTGGGAACTCCTTTATTGGTTCCAATCTGATCTACTACCAATGCTACTTCTGCCGAATCGGCAATCTTACATGATCCTGCTAATCCTAACACTACTAAAACTACTGCTACTGCTACTAAAATTCTGTTCATAACTACTTTTGTTTAAATTGATTTAATTGTTTATTTTTATTTATTATTCTAATCCTAATTTTTTTCTCTTCCAATTACTTTTTGTTCCTTGTCCAAACATTGCATCAATTCTAGACTTTGACTTACTCCAGGCTGGAATTACTCCTACATACTCTATGTGATATGGAAAAACTAATCGAATGAATGCAGGAGACCTTTCAATATCCTTTTTTACAGTTGCTGAGTAAGTAGGTTGTATTCTCTGAGTATATTCTCCAATGTACACAGTATACTTATCTCCTAATTTATCTAGATAATCTTTTATAATTTGATCATTTAATATACCATCATACTCAGATAGAAACATTCCTAGTACTATTAAGGATATAATTACTAACGCTACTAAAATTATTATTAATAATATCATAACTTTTCTTCTTTTTCTTGTTTAACTTCTTTACTCTCTCTATACTCTGTTATTAATTGTACTGCGGCCTGTGAGAATTTATAGGCACATGTAAAAATTGATATCACAATCAATAGGAAGCATATTACCCCAAATGTAAATGAAAGATTGCTTGGTTGATTCATTAAGGATGTTCCCACACCTATCAATTGGAAAGATACTATCCATCCTATTAAAAATCCAATTGTCTTTAAAATTGTTTTTGTCTTCATTTTAATTGCTATTTGAATTATTTTTTATTAAAATTCCAAATAAGAAATTAATACCTAATGCCTGCCAAAATCCTATTGGATTGATCCCATCTATAGCTCCTACTAGAGCGTTATTCCAAAGCCATTGTGTTGGCCAAGCTAAAATAACTGCTGTTACTGCTAATACTCCTAATGCTGTTAATACTACTTCTAATTTATTCATTATTCTTCTTTTAAAGTTACTACTTGCACATAACGGAACCCTGTATAATATTGTGCTCCGTATAATTCCCAACCTAATTGGAGGTGTTGTGTTATCTCATCATCTAAACGAGCCACAAGTGAATGTTCTATGGTTTTATATTTCACTATCATCGGTTGGTTCTGTTTTATTTGATTGTGGTCTACCTACACCTAATCCTTCATACTTTAATAATGCATTAGCACAATATATTTGTAAGCGTTGTAGGTTTTTAGCTTTAGATATCTCTTCGATCATTTTTAATCTATCCGATTCTTTAATACTACTTTCAGCTAAGTGATCAAGTGCAGTTTGTTGTGCTAATTTGAAATCTTTAGTTTCAAATACTACATTTGCTATTTTAGCTAATGTTGACTCAATTTGGATACGTTTTGTCATAATATTAATTTTTAAAGTTGTTTATTGGTAATGAGTTAAATATATTTCCTAAAGTTAAGTAAATAAGATTAAATATAACAAATGCTTTATAAAAACCTGCTGTGTGGAAGGGGCCTACTATGTGGTAAATTCCTATAAGATAGACTAATGAAAATAATACAAAACAATAATTAAGAAACTTGACTTGGTTATCAAATTTACGTTTATCATTAGTATTAAAAAATAGTTTAACAATACCTTTTGATGCCCAAAAGTATATTAATAAAAATAAAAATGTGTATGCTATTGATTTGATTTCTTTATTCATAACCTTTATATGTTTTAAATTATGCTATAAAATTACAAAAGGAGGCTTGCGCCTCCAAGTTTGTTTTAATAGTTGTCGTAATCGTCATTACCATAATCGTCATCAAACCACTCGTCTGTTTCTTTAAGTGATAGTAAATTTTCACCTTCGTTGATTAAAGTATAAACAACACCTTCTATTTCGGCTTCAGCTAACTTATCTATAAAGTCATCTATATTGTCTACTTCATATTCTTCAAAGTAACCTTCAATAATGGTTAACCACATCTCATCGTTTTCTAACTGTGAGTGAATTTCAAATAATTGATCGTAAATATCCATTTCTCTATTTTATTTTAGTTAATATATTCTTCTGCTAATTGCCATAATTCACCATTGAAATACATATCTGCGGTGAAATTTTTTAAAGCTCGTACTTTACGTGTTTTTCTACCCTTATTGTAGCTAATCCCACCATTTACTAACTTCTCTTGCACTCTATTAAATACTGCCCATAAATCTGAACCCATATCTAAGTTACGTTCAGCTAATAGTAATTCATCAGCATTTACTGTTATGTCTTGGTTTTTCCATCTGATTTGGGCTGCTCTTATAGCAAATTCAATTTGTTGCTCATCTGACAATGATACATCTCTGAATGAGTTGATTTTATTTACTAGATTAGGTAAATTTTCAATCATAACTAATACTTGGGCACGCAATTGTTCAAACGTATAACCCGAATGACGAATTGCTACGTTACTAAATTCAGCATCAGCTACTACTAGACCATTAGAACATACCGTTCTATATAATCCTACTCGTAAATGAAATGCATTTTTACCATCGTGTGAATTAGTTAATAACAATTCCGGAAACACATCATCATTATTAGCACCTTTAATAGTGATGTTTTGATTTTGGAATCTAATAATGTGTTTTTGGAACCCTATTGACTTACGGGATCTAACTTCTTGGGCACTAACTGGTGTCCAACCCAACTCAATCATATCCATTACTACCTGTGAGGTAGGGATATGAGTATAATTTTGGGATAAATGAGGCGCTACGGTAGTTGTGAACGCACTTGGGCAAACTGCTTGTACTTCGGGAAGCACCATGGGTATTCTTTGATTTGTAATTTTCATAACCTTTATATGTTTTAAATTATGCTATAAATTTACGATAGAGAAATCGCCTAACCAAGCTTTTCTCGCTCTTTTCTTTCTCTTTCTAACTTTAATGCTTTAGTTAAATATAAAATAGCATCCATATGCTCTTCCAACGCATGTTGTAAGTAATCTTCCAAATCTAAATCAGTACGATCTAAATCAACACCATATTTTTTCTTTCCAAATTCAGCTCTATGTCTAAACTTACTAATGACGCTTGCTACTATACTATCCATTGTATATGTTATGTTTTTTTAAATGCTTGAATACTTCACTTTGAATTACTTCTTTATATGCTTCAGGACATTTCTTATCACATAATTCAAATATGTAAGTCTCTAATTGAGTTATTTTACTGTTTGCCTTACCTAATTGAGCTTGTAGCTCTTCAATTTGACTATTTTTTAATGTAATTAAATCTCTCATTTTACGTCAGGTTGTGTTTTAGTATAATATCGTTTGGTGCTATTTTCTTTGTAACTCTCTTTAATAGGAGGATACATTGTAATAGGGTTTAAATTTAGTTCCCAAAACGGTTTTGTTGTTTTTTTCTTTGTTTCTGTTGCCATAACCTTAAAATATTAAATTGTAAATTGTTGTCCATATTGCAATTGTAATGATCCCTAATGAGATCCAAACTATTGCTTTTGTATAATCTTTTTTCATTTTATTTGAATTCTCGATGATGTGCATGGTCTCTTAGTCGTCCGGACATTTCCATATCTTTATACCTGTTATAGAAATTATCTATAAGTCTATGTACTTTGTGGAAATGGTGGAATGTTTTACATGAATCTATTACTTTTTGAATCCACTTGTATACATCGTACTTGTTGTCTGTTAGTGCTGCCATTACAATTTACTGAATTTTAGGTGTCGGGTTGCTTCTACTGCTTCTAAAAATTGTTTATGAGCGTTTTCTTGTGATGGTTTTTTTCCCGTCGGTGTTAATAATTCCTTTACCGCTCTTGCTTTACCTTCTTCACCCCAATAAATAAAATATCCATTATCTTTTGTTACTAATCTAATTTCATTACCATTTACAATAACTGATGCTGTGAATTGTTCCATTCTATAAATTGTTTAATACTGTATCCAGCATAGTTGTTTCGTTTTTAAATAATTTAGCTTCTAGGGCTTGTCTGTTTGCTTCAATATGAGCGTGGATATTTTCTATAACCATATCATATGCTTTTGGATGCAACGATTTACAAAAGGAGAATTTTGTATTTGTTAGTTGAATACCTGTATTTTGAAGTAAAATGTAATAATGTTTCTGTTCATTAATAAGAAAATATTTATCCGTTAGAGGTGTCATCCGTAACGATGTTTTAGGATGCTCCAGCAATTTAGATATAATGTCTATGAATTGTTGCTCTTGAGATGTTGGTGTGTACTTAAAAAATCTTTTAAACATAACTTTTATTTTTAACTTTGATATAAAATTACGAAGAAAGGCTCGTGTAAACAAGCCTTTTATCAATTATTTTAATGTGAATCTCCTACATCATTCTTCTCTCCGTAGATCAAATAGTCGGGATTGATTACCTTTGCTACTTTCTTTCTATCACCTGATGAATGTTTAATTACAATTCCTTCATGTGGTACTTTTGTTCCTTCAATGAAGTTGTTAAATGTAAACCTATCCTGTACTTCTTGATTCCAAAGTCCAAAATAAAGTACTTCAATATAAGGTAAGTCTAGTGAATGAAATGTACCGAAAGTACCAGCTGGTGAGTTGTAAGCACCTCTAATAGTTGTATCAAATCCTATAAATCTAATATCATCTAATCCATAGTCATAGTTCTTTTGAATACCTGCTCCATAAATTTCTCCATAGATTACAAATCCACTTCCAATATCTACAAGACTAGCTACTCCATTTTTAACTTCATCCCAAAGCTTAGCTTTAATATCATACTTCTCAGCTATTGTTTTCCAAACATCTTCAGAATAAAATCCTTGAGAGTCAGATCCTTTCTCACAATTATGTGAACCGTAAATGTATTCATAGTCAATCCACTTATCAGCTAGTCTAAAGAATTTTTTTACTTTATCCCAGAATGACAATTTAGATTTTTTTACAATACCGTATCTAGCATTTGTACCATGAATCTTACGAGAAATCTCTACTGTATCTTCTGGTGTAAACATTCCTTCAACGTTTTTAAGGTTTGGGAATTTGTAATAGATATGGAAGTTCTGATTGTCTCTCCATTTAATCTTTCTACCTGAAGCAAGTTGAATTTGTTTAACTGGTGGTTCGTATTTGATAATTCCTAAGAACTCCATACAGTCGCTTCCTTCTTTCAAATCAAAGTCACCCATAGTGGTTTTACCACTAAGGTATTTCATTGGAATGATTAAACATTCAGAATAAACTCCTCTTAGTTTTACAGTTCTTACTCTACCTCCTTTTCTTAGGTAAGAAGTAACTCCCATTTCTTCAGAAAGTTTTTCTGGTATAACTGCATCAGTAGTTGCAATGATTGTCTCATCACCTACTTTAAATTCTCCTTTTCTAGTGATAGCATTCCATCCACCTGCGATTACAAGTTCGATGTTATCAGCACCTTCGATTGCTTTTACTTCATTTATTTTTGCTATAAAGCAAACTGAATTATTGTTTTCCATTTTTTATAATTTTATTTCAAATCTATCTTTCATTTGTACTAATTTCTCTTCTGGTACTCCATGCTCATTTACTCCTCCATGTCTATTTTCTACAATCAAAGAATAAACTCTGTATCCGTACTTTTCTGCTAAGTCAAAGTAGTAGTCCATTTCCCAAGTCTGAGTAAATGTATTTGATACTATTATTTTCTTAACATCATTTGTCATCCAAACTTTCGCAGTATTTTGACACCAAGCATGTGCATCTTTTAATTTAGAGGCATCAAATTCATACTTACCATTATATGTAAAATATTGGTCTGCTTCTATAGTCATATTTCCTAATGATTCTGCCAATGTTGATTTTCCTGATCCAGGTAATCCTCTTAATAAAAATAACTCTTTCATATCTTATATTTTTATAATATTAACTACTAATGCTCCAAGAGCGTAACCTAATGCTAAAGCAAAAGCCATTCTTATACGTTCATTCCAAAATTTAGATTCTACCATATAACCTGCAAATGGTAAAGCTAAAAACGGGCCAATAAAAGCAAAGAATACCATCCCCATTGTATTGGCTTCTGCTGTAAAGCGAATATAGAACGTTGAACAAATCTCTATAATTAAAGCACTTGTAAAAATTATTCCATATTTTATATTAGATTCTTTGCTCATGGTGATCCTTTGGTAAGGCTAATTTTTTAATTGGACGATCTTTCATTATCGATAATATCTCATTCATTGATAAAGGCTCTAAACCGTTTCCATCTACTCCAACATCCATTGCTTTACCATCTGCTAATCTTAGATGTGGTGGTAGATGAACGTGACCATGTAAGTGAATTACTCCTTGGTTCATATCATGCCAGGACGCAATTGGATAGTGCATACAAACGAAAGTAAACTTTTCAGTTGTTGCTTTATTGATTGGTCTTTTTACTTCTAATCTCAAGTAGTTTTGTACTGAAGAAAATAATGATTGGATACCTTCTTTGTTTCTTTCAATGTGGTGATCGTGATTTCCAAATATCAAGTGAATATTTTTACAAAGTATTCTATCTCTAAATTCTTGTACTTTATCAAATCCTCCAAATGACCAATCTCCTAAGTGAATTAAGATATCATCTTCACCAACCATACAATTAATGTTATTAATTAGAGTAGCATTCATATGATCAAGTGAATTGAATGTACGAGCGTATCCATCGTTCACAGACCAGTTTGTAGTAGCACTACAAATGTTTGAGTGAGCGTAATGTGTGTCTGATGTGAAGAACAATCTTTGTCCTTTTTCTAATGTAATTCTCATAACCTTATATTTTTAAATCTTTTATAAAATTACAACCTATATACTTATAAGCCTAATTTTAAATGAAATTTATTGTATTTGTTTCTTTATCCCAATCAAACGTCATTGGTTTTTGAGTGTATTCGTAAGCCTCGTCCAATACTGATGCATTGAAGAAGTGAGTACCATCTTTAAACTCATAACCATATCCTGAATGAATGTGACCACAGATGTGAATTTTTGGTTTTACGACTTCAATTCTTTGAGCTAATAACTCGCATCCTAATCCGTCCCAAGGTCTTCCTGCTACTGTATCTAAAGTTCCAAATGCAGGACCATGTGTGATAAGAATGTCTGTGTTGTTAGGAATACCTTCCCACTTACCTGCTATTTCAATTCCATTTTTTGGTAAATTGAATGCCCAAGAATAGAATTCCGGTTGCCAAGGTGATCCGTAAATGCGAATGTTATTTTCAGGCATATCTCCATTTGGACCATCTCCATACAAAACTAACTCAGCATCTTGAAGGTAATCGATTAGCGGATAATCTTTTAAGTATCCTTCTACTTCATGTGGTTCATTTTCAAATAAACGATCGTGATTACCTGCTATGAATACTTTATCTTCATATTGTTTCAATGATTGAAACCAGGTACAGAAACTATGAATATCATGTTTATTATACCCTGAGTTCATTAAATCTCCAGCATGGAGTAATAAATCTCCACCTGGTAGATCTTCCATAGGAATTAATCCATGTCTTGTATGTGTGTCTGATAATACTGTTATTCTCACTTTATTCTGATCCTTTTTTTATTAAATAATACCACAACCAAATAAATTTTGGTCTTATAAATTCATACCCTACCCAAATTAGAAAATATTTCATTTTATTCTAAATATTGTAGTATTTGTTCTTTTATTCCTGACTGTTTTATTCCTTCAGTTGAACGAGGAGTTAAAACAAAATTCTCTAATCCATAACCTCCATTAAATTGTAGACTCATGTTTAAATCATCAATAGCTACCCATTTATCAACTTGATTATTTTCTAACCATTCTTGGATTTCTAAGATTCTAATTTTCTCCAACCACCTTTTATACCAAAATAATTGAAAAGCACTATCATCAAAGTTTTTCAATAACGGAGTAAGTGCTATTGGTTTTTTTATTATCCCTTGTGATAAATAAAACTCTCCTAATTCCTCTAATGTAGCCCATGTTCTCCAATCTGAGGATATTACTATTTCTGCTCCTGTTTCTTCTAGGATTTGATTTAGTACTTTAATTGCTTTTTGGTCAAAGTTATCAAAACGAAGTTCAACAGGTAGATCTTTGTCAGCAACAGTTTTAGCTATGCTTTTTGTCTGCTTTTTAAATCTACTACCCCAATTATTGGCTAGGCAGATTACTCCGTCATTATCTAGAAATATTACTTTCATACTGTATGTTCAATTTGTACTCTTACACAGTTTTGAGGTAATCTATGAATATGCCTGTAGTTGTTTATATATCCCATCATATTTGCACTACCAACGGCATTTGCCGAATGTATTACAACATCAACAACACAAGCTCCATCCAACCATTGATTAACCAACCATTTTGTGCAATCCATTCCAGTCTTCTCTGTAATATTATCATAATTTAATTCGTAATTATGGTAAACATTCTTATGCCATTCAGCCATTGCTGAATCACCTAAATCGTGATCTAAAGAGATTACATCTATGTTTTCCAACCTAATATAAGTAACAGTATCAACAAATTGTTCGTAGTTTCTTACTACAGTCCAAGATGGATCAACTGGTGTTCTTACATCATCTAAGTATATTTTAATCTTGCTCATCTTTTTCTTTTTTTTCTTCGTCTTCTCCAAACAATTCTTCTCCTTTATAGTCAGGATAATTTTTATTCATAGAATCAATCCCTTCTACCCATACTGCGACTGCAACTAGCAGTCCCATTATACCACATACTAATCCCACCATCCTTCTATATTTTCTTCCATTATTTTAAATAGCAATTTTCTTGCTCGATCGTGATTCAAATGTGCAATATTCATTGCTATAACTCTTTTCATATCAGCTTCATTTTTACCATCCAAAGTAAATACTCCTTCACCTTTTAATACCTTTTTATAAACTAAAGGATATTTAGCAAAATAATCATCATACTTTTCCCATACCTCTTCCGAATTATATAAAGAATTTCCTGGTCTGTCTTCAACATCTGTAAACCATACTCTGTCTTTATGATAATCCATGTACTCCATTGTATAGTCTTCTTCTTGTACTTTTTTAATCAACTTAACACATAGTCTCATTCTACGAGCATCTTGTTGTGCTCTAGTATGAAAATCTCTTCTACCAATATAATTGGCTTGTGCTGTTAATTTATGCTGTAGTATTTCAAAAATATAATGTCCATCCCAATCTCTATCTTTCCAGATAACTGGAAACCAGTACCAAATGTTTTTTACTCCTTGTTTAAAGTACTTATAGTAATACTTTCCGTCATGTTCCCACCAAAGATATATTCTTCTAAAGAAGTTTGGTCTTGGTCTGTTGCTTAATTCTTCAAAAAAATCTTCCATTAATACTCTTCTTTAATATATTTGTAAATCATATAACCTCCTGCTACTATTATAATAACTACCCCTAAGGTAGTTGATGTCATTAGCGTTACTGCTAAAAATTCTAAATATGTTTCCATGTTATCTTAAATTTACTACAATAATCATTAGTATTAGCATTGCTACAAATGTAATTGCAAATGTTTTAATCTGTTTCATAACTTTTAAATTTTTTATAAATATACAAATAAAAGCCTGCATAAGCAAGCTTTTTATTAATTATTTTGTTACTGGGGTGTAAAGCATATAGACTAGGTCAAATGCAAAATCAAAGTCAAAAACCTTCCACTACCACAAGGGCAAGGACAAAAACTAAGTCTCAGTTTCGCTAACCAATCACCCATTATGGGATGTAACCTGTCTAGCTGTTGAGTTCTATCTCAGTTTGGGTTTAAGTTTGTAGGGAAGCGGTTTACAAAGGGCACGGGGCCATTTATGTCTGTCATAGAATGATTAAAAGTCATTTTTATATAGTTTTTTTAAAACTCCACTACCCCAGCATAAAGCTCTAAAGGATCAGCTTGTGCTTACCTTCTTAGCACCAAATTATTTTAATTGATTCAAGAATTCATTTACTACGTCTTGGAATCTTTCTGCTACTTCAATTTTTAAATTAACAGCATCTTGAATTTTATTTTGACGTTTTTCTTCAAAATCGTGTTGAGCTTTACGTTGCTCAGCCGTCCATTGCTCATATGCTAATTTATAAGCATTTGCTAGATCTGCATTTTGTTGATTTACTCTTGCTTGGATCTCACCTCTTTCTTTCTGAACTCTAGCGTTCTCAGAGGTAGTAGCATTTTTTACTTTAGATTTAAAGTAATTTACTTTTTGCTCATACCCTCTATGAAGTGCTGCTAACTCTTCGTGAATTATAAGCAATTGCTCAGGTGTATGGTGAATAGATACTTTCATAGGAGTTTTCTTTCCTACTTCAATTTCCATAAACTCTAAAGTTTTAATGGTAGGAAGTTCTGCTCTCAACTTATCTAATTTACCTCCTTTATGGATAAATTGTCCAATATGTGAAGCATAAGCCTCTGCTTCTATGAATTCATTGTACTCGGCTGTGGTTAAAGTATCCCAACCAAAATCTTCATCCACTTGACTTGGAAGTGTTTCTGAGATGATTGTAGGGCGTATTGGAACCTCTATATCATATTCGAATCCTTCGTATTTGATTTTATTGATTAATTCATCCTTAGCCTTAATATTCTCCATCAAGAATGCTTGAGTAGCAGATAATCTTGCTTTGTCTTGTAGTAATTGTACTACGTTTAAGGGGATTGGATTAGCCTGAGTTTCTATATAGGTTTCGGTACCTATTACTAATTCTTTAGAAACGTTATTAATATCAGCTAATTGTGCTGTAATATCTTTTGAACGTTGATTACACAAGTTAGAGATTGATGCTGCTTGTGACATTGATAACCCTTTTGATGCTAATGAATTTTTCATAACTATGATTTTTGTTGTTTTTATTTCTTATCTAAATATAAGAAGAAAGGTTCAGGTATCCAAACCTCTCTTCAAATACTTTCTTATTGGTGATGACGAATATACTTTCCATGTCTGTCAACTCGGACATTCATTTTAGTCAATTCGAAATTCCAATGGTTAAACTTACCCAAGCCAGATTTTTGTCTAGCCTGTAGGTTTGCAGATCTTACTGCTTCTTCTCTACCATTTTCTGTAGTTTCTACAAAAAACGTGGGAGCCTGAACACCAGTCATACTGGTAGGGACTACTCTCCAAATTCTCAATTTTTGAGTCATAAGTTAGCAATAGCTAACCTACATTGGAGATGAAGGAATTGACCTCATATTGAATAAATTTAGTGTCCTATACAGGGCTCGAACCTGTGACCTTCTCGTTATGAGCGAGCTGCTCTGACCAACTGAGCTAAAAGGACGATTTAGTAGCGGGTGAGGGACTCGAACCCCCGACCTTAAGCTTATGAGGCTCACGAGATACCAACTTCTACCAACCCGCAATATGGCGGTCCTAGAGGGAATCGAACCCTCATCATAAGCGTGACAAGCTTACATCCTAGCCGTTGAACGATAGGACCAGTTACCTGTCTTTCCAAGTTGTCAATCACTTACCTATTAGCCTCATAGGTCAATCCTCTTATGATCGATTTTGTGGAGCTATGGAGAATCGAACTCCAATTTATGATTTGCAAAACCATTGTAATAGCCGTTATACTATAGCCCCAATTGTAGCCCCACCGGGAGTCGAACCCGACTTTCATGGATGAAAACCATGTGTCCTAACCGATAGACGATAGGGCCATTTTGAGCGAATGGAGGGAATCGAACCCTCATCCCTTGATTGGAAGTCAAGAATAATTAGCCGTTATACGACATTCGCAATTATTGAGCTCTCGGCCAGGATCGAACTGGCTCTATTCCGGGTTACAAATCCGGTGCACCACCATTTGTGCGTCGAGAGCAAGTAAATTAGAGTCGGTTTTCGTATCCGTTCTGCAGGTTAGCCCCTGCTGCTTTACTATAAGCTAACTCTAATTTTATCTGTAGGCGGCCAGGCGCTTGGCGTCCAATCCTTCTGCCCAATTAAGGAACCCATATCCGGTAACCCGGTCCTACTATCGTACCCAAGGCGAGACTCGAACTCGCAAAATCTAGATCCTAAGTCTAGCGCCTATACCAATTCGGCTACTCGGGCATTTACCGCATGTGCGGTCACTTATCAATCGGTAGCTCCCTCTCGATGTCCATCTGTGGGTGTAACACATTTGGTAGAAGGTCGAACCTTAAATGAGGGCAAGGTAAGAATCGAACTTACTCTGCGGAGTTTGCAATCCCGCCGGTCTCCATAACCATCCTGCCCATTTATCACCTAGCCTGACCTTCCAGACAGTACATGTCACAATTAATTTGGCGCCGTGTTATGTAGTAGGTGATTTATTATTTTAAAATCCACTCAATCAGAGTATTCATTTTATATTGTTCTTCCCTTACTTTTATATGATCTTGAATATTGTCAATATTAATACCACTATATTTACTTGGGTTTTGAACCATATCATCCAAGTCTTCTGTATGCTTTAGCATCTCTTCGTACTTTTCTCTAATTTGTTGTTCGGTTTTCATATCTCTTTATTATACTTAAATATACGAACAATATTTTTAATAACCAATTAAAAGAATAAAAATGTTTCCCATTCTTTTGGAACATATGTTAGTTGTTTCATAAGCATTAAGTAATGAGGTCTTTTTGGTTCTACTATTTCTTTACCATATTCCTCCAGTGTTAAATCTGCTTTTTGTGAATTGCAACTTCTACATGCTGTTACTAAATTATCCCAAGCATTTGCTCCACCTTTTGATTGTGGAATAACGTGATCTAAAGTTAGTGATTTTAAATAACTTGATCCACAATAAACACATTCATAGTTATCTCTTCGATAAACATTCTCTCTTGTTAGAGGAACTTTTTGAATGTTTTGTTTTACGTATTTGTAAACCCTAATGATTGAAGGTTTAAAAATTTCTAGTTTTGGATTTACTAATCCGAATGTTTCTGGATGTTCAGCTATAACTTCTGCATTACCCTTATACGAAATCACGAAAGCTCTTTCGGTAGAGATAATGGATCTTGCCATAAAGCTTGAATCAATTACCAGTGTTCTTTGGTACTTACTCATGATAACTTATTTTAAAGGTTTGTATTGTGTTTTTCTGTTATACTTCCAGGTTCTGTATTCTCTGTACTTGAAGGCCCATATTCCGGATTTACATTTACTCCAATAGTCTTCAAACCACATTCCACCATCTTTGGATTGTTTTCTTTTTTCTTTTTTATACTCTTTCTGAGTATGATTTTTGATTCTCATTTTTATGCATTTTAAGTTAATAAACTTAATGCATATCGAATTTCTTTTTCATAATTAATAATTTTGCGCAGGCCGTAAGAATCGAACTTACCCGTAGCAGTTTTGGAGACCGTACCGACACCTTGTCTGTGACCCGCATTTTTGAACCCATACCTGGACTTGAACCAGGACTGAAACGTTAGAAGCGTTTAGTTCTTCCAATTAAACTATACGGGCAAGTAAAATATAATTAGTAAGTTTTATCAGGAATCTGGGTTCTAATTTCTTAGTGCTTCACACACCATTAGAGAGTTGAGTATAAATACTTATCCTTAGTGTGTACCCTTGCGCAACGTCTCTCCACGTCTTCTTACCTACGCTTTGTAATTATATTTTGAGGTCTTAGTAGGAGTCGAACCTACGTTCTATCGTTCGTAGCGATAAGTTTTTCCAATTAAACTATAAGACCAGTTGTGCCCCCAGTAGGACTCGAACCTACAGCTTACGGCGCTTAAAACCGTTGTGTTTACCAGTTTCACCATAGGGGCATTTTGGGTGTAAGAACGGTACCGCCCCATCTTCTCAAGATTCACAGTCTTGCGCTTCACTAAAAAGCTTCGAACACCATATTGTACCGACTACAAGTTACGCTCTTGTCTGGGAATACTTATGAAATATTCTCGATCCTAGATCAAGTCGGTAGTTTGATAAGAACCCGTTAACTTATCTTTGTGCTTAAGATTTTATTTATCAGTGTCCCACCACTATCCGCCCCGATTGCACATTCAACTCCTGTGTTCCTTAAACACGTTATGAGGACAGGGACCAGGTTTTTAAAGAGGAAAGAATCAGAATCGAACTGAATCCGGTTACCCGAACGCCTCGCTTAGCAGGCGGACTCAACACCATGTTGATTTACTTTCCATTTTGTAGGTAATATAGGAATCGAACCTATAACCTCTCACGTATCAGGCGAGTGCTCTAACCAATTGAGCTAATTACCTATTTTTGCTGGTCTGACAGGACTCGAACCTGCTATCCTAGGTTTAACAAACCTCCGCTATATACCTCTTAAGCTTCAGACCAATTTATTGTGGACCCTGTAGGAATCGAACCTACTCCTCTAGTTCTTCAGACTAGCGTACGCACCAGCTATACAAAAGGTCCATTGTCTCCCGTCACTCGTATACGAGCCATGGCATTACGGGAGCGATGTTATTCCATACTTTGTGGGGCCAGTAGGAATCGAACCTACCCAGTGAGCTTTTACAGAGCTGCTCGGCACCTTGCCTGTTGTCCCCTTATTCACTTCCTTTTTAATCCATTGTTTAGTGATAACCACTTGATTGTCCCCTCAGGTGGAATCGAACCACCGCCTATTGCATGTAAAACAATCACGCTACCATTACGCCATGTGGGGCTGGTAAGAGGTTTAGGTATGGCTCACCTCTCTTTGACTGACGTCCTACCTTAACAGTCTAATTTGTACCCCTTGTAGGTAATGCTCCTACTTCCCGATATTAAAAGTATCGTGCTTCACTTTAAAGCCTAAAGGGCAAAATCTAATTCTATGCGTCGGTGCTTATTAGGCAGTGATCTATGAATTAGTAACAGTCTATAGTCTGGATGGCAGGATTCGAACCTGCGTGCTCTAGCGTCCAAGGCCAGCGAGATAAACCGGGCTCCTCTACATCCAGAAATTATTTGTTGGTCTACGTGGAATCGAACCACGATTGCTTGAGTCAAAGTCAAGTGTAATAACCGTTATACCATAGACCAATATTGAAGAAGGCGTGAGACTCGAACTCACAACGGTTTAACCCGCTACTGCTTTTCAAGAGCAGCTCCTGATCCTGCCGGATGCCTTCCATTTAATCTTATCCAATATGTCAATGAACAATTTATACTTTTTAATCTTTTATAAAGATACGATTGTTATTTTAAGTAACCAAATTTATTTAAAAAAAAACCCGAATCTTTTTTTGATCCGGGCTTCTTATTAGAATTTATATGTGTAATTAATTTTACATCATATCCCGGTTTTGGTTTGTTTCGGTTCGTTATTATACGTAAAGCCCATAATCACATCTCCACATAACGAATCCGACCAAATATTATTGGCTCTACTCGCTGTGCTCAGTTGTTGATGTATGTTTTGAAGTGCTTGCATTTTATTATTTTATGTCTATAAATATATATAAATTATGAAAAAATTAAATTACCGTTCTATTTAATTTATCCTTTTATTAATTGTTTTTCTTTTGTAATCTTTGCTTCTAATTTATCGAACCTAGAGTCCATAGCTGAGTATATGTTTGATACTGCACTATCTGTTCTATTGATTTCTTGATCAACTCTTCTGTTAACCATTGCATCGTTTTGATTTATAACTTGGTAAATGTCAGTTATATTTACTTGTAATAATTTTACTTGCTTTGCTGTTCTAAACGCTACCACAACTCCCCATATAATGAGACCTGTACCTGCCCCTAAAATAAATGCTAATAATTGTTCCATAATTTTATTTGTTTTTACGAACGGTAATTTAACAATATAAATGTATGAATAATAAATTGGGGAGCCAAATAGCTCCCCAAGAAAATTTATATTTTTTAAATATTATACGGGATCCACATCGTTGTAATCTGGAGCTTGGTCAGTTAAATTGGTTATTGCTGAGAAGTGAAGTATAATTTTGATTTCTCCACTTGGATATTTGTAATATCCGAATGTTTTATCTACTTGAACTGGTTGAGATCCACTTGGGAATGAAGCACTGCCACTAAAAGTAACATAACCCATAGTTAATGCTATATTACCCATACAATTTATCCCGGCATATGGATTACCAGTATTCATTGGATCATTATCAAATACAACATTATTCCAACCATTCAAAGCAAATCCAGTATCATCTGGGTAGTTTGGGTTTGAACCTGATGCTGGTCCTGCTGGGTCATTGTCTGGTCCTACGAAGTAAGATAGAGCTCCTTCTGATGTGTTTCTAAAGGTATAAGGTGTGTTGGTTAATGTGGGTCTAAAGAAACAAGGTCCTAAATCATAATTATAAGCACTAGCAATTACAGTAGTAGCAACAGCGGATGCAGCAGCTTGTTTAGTAAGATAACTACCAGAGGTGTTTGTGTATGCTGCTCCTATATTAACTACTGCTTGAGACCATGCTGCTTGTTGAGCTAATACCTCTTCAACTGTAATTGGATTAGGATGAGCAGTACCCCCACCGGCACCAAAAGCTAAGAAGTTAGATAATGATTCTTCAAATTGATTTACCTCAATTAAATATTTTCGTTGAGCTTGATCTACAGGAATACCTATATTATCCGCTCTTTGTAGGAAATGTTGCCAAAGCCCAGGATTATTTGCCATAATATATTATTTTAAATTAGTTTATTATAAATATTATAGATCTTTTATGACATTAATTAAATCATCTATAGATCTATTTTTTCTTCGTGTACGAGTTTTTTTAGCCACATCTTTAGCTATTTTTTCTTTTAATCTAAGTATTTCGGCACATAACTCATATTCTTCAAACTTTTCCAATGTTTCTAAATTTTTATCTAAAACATCTAAAAAGGATTGTTGATCAACACGTAATTGCAAAGTTGATAACGATGGTATCGTTTCAATTTCAACAAATACGATATTAGTTAGCTTATTATTAACACAATACGATACTGCCTCTACAGCCGATTTTGATAACTCCAATCTATGTTTATCAAAAACATCAGAAGGGTTGTCTACTTGAAGAAGTAGAGGAGTAAATGTAATGTGTTTTTTAGCCATTTGTTGTGATTACTTTAATTGCTACAAGATGTTGCTCATAGGATTGAATACATTGATCACAACATAAGGAGCCATCCGTAGCTACTCTTTTTTGACAACCACAAGATAATGTGGTTCCACAATTTGAACAAGGTTCTGCCATTTTTATTATTCTATTACTTCTACAATAGGTGAAGTTATTGCTGCTTTGATTTCAAAGTTGCGTTCACCATTGTCGGTTAACCATTTAGTTATTTTAACTTCGGCTTCTGTTACAGACACAGCATCTACTAAATAGTCTAGCTTTTGTCTTTTTGTTTTTCCTTTATCGTCAATTGATTGAAATTCAACTTTAACGATGTAATACTTGTTTTCGTACATAATCTTTATTTTGGTTGTTTATAAATATTTACTTTATATAAGATATAAATTCTGATCCGGGTTCGTCTTCATCAGCTTTATTATCATCCCATAAACCCGATTCTTTCATGGCCGATATTTGTTCTGGGGTTAAATCCCATTCATATGCTGTTGCTTTTACTTCTGTATTGTCTTCGATATGTCTGATCTGGTCTGGTGTTAATGGATCGGCAACATATAGAAAGTAACAATTGTAGCATTGTAAATCTAAATTATCTAATAAATAATTGCATTTATTTCCATCTTTAAAATGGAGTAGTAATGGTGTTTTATAATCTGTTACTCTACGTTCATTAAACCCGCATTGATAACACTCATCTTTTAAATATGCCTCAGCTATTAATCTAGATTTAATTTTCTCAGGTGTAAATGATTCCCATCCTGTTCCTGTTTCAATTATATCTTTAACATTAGGATCTTTTCGTCTATTAGGTAAAAATTTAGGAATACCTTTACCGCACTGATTTTTATGAAGATCAAATAGAGTTAATGCTTCTATATCACCATCGTTTATTTTATATTGTTTAGCCCAAGGTTTATAATGCTGATAAGATACACTTAAATATCGAGCGGCAGCGCGATTTGATTTTGTAAACCGCATTGCTCGTAATATATCTTCTTTACTTAATGGTTTAGGCGCTGGCATCGTCGGCTTTATTTTCTTCTGTTATTTGTTGTACAAATGACCATAGATCTTCTGCGTTCTCCAAAAGAAATTCATCCCCATTTATATCAGTAACAGTATTAAGTGTTCCATCTGGGTTTATTCGTTCGTATAGATAGAACATGATCAATTCAGCAGCATCTTCATCAAAATGCATATAAATTAAACTATCAATAATCTGATAAAAAGGTTCGTCGTATTTAATAGTATTAAAACCATAATCACTATCCAACATGACACCTCTAGCAAGAATATGTTCTAATAAAGGTATATTAGTTAAAAATAATTCTCGTTGAGTATCTTCTTTAGTTTTTTTACGACGTTTAACAGTGCTATCCGATCCAATCAAATTTTTCATTTGATCTTGAAGCTTTTTTAGTGGATCTTGGTTTTCCATAACTAATTTATTAAAATTTATATTTGAGGTACATTTTCTCCTGAATTTGGAGATGTTGTTCCTCCTTCTAGAGCAGATTTAACTAACATTTTGATATTACTTAATCTAATTAAAAATCCAATTACATTTTCGTAAGGTACATCTAAATCAACATCTACACTTAACATATGAGGAGCTAGTCCTGCATTTAATTTGGTTTTTAACTTTTGAGTTAAATCTTCTTTTTGATTTGTAGAATATCCTTTAGGTAATATAAATTGTACTTTAATACCTTTTTTAGTTGGGTTTGGGTTTACATCTAATCTTAATTTAGGTGTTCTAGGATTTTCCATATCTGACTCTATAGCGGCATCGGCTGCTGTAATATCTGCTTCACCTTCTGCTTCTAAGAATAATTGTAATTCTTCTAATATACTAATTTCTTTCATTATTGTTGTTTTGATATAAATATTAGATCATTTTGGTATTCAGTCATTGAATTAATAGTAATTGTAAATATATCTAATTCAAATGTACCAATCTCACCACTTTCTTTAATTATGTTAGGCAACTGTTGTAAAATATTAAAAGATTCAGGATTAAATTTTAAAAGATCAAACTCAACTACAATATCATTTTCTAATATTGGATCATTATTTTTTATAGTTAATACTCGTTTAGATAAATCAAACGACGTATTTTCTTGTTCTAATTCAACATAATCCCACATTCTACCAATTTCAAATTTCTCATTAACATATATTCTATCACAAAATAATTCTAATGTTTCTAAAGCCTGTAATTGGCAATTATGAACAATATAAGCAATGTTATATTTTACACTAGGAGTTCTAGACCCCCATTTACGTATAAAATTTTTATTTGATTTCATTTCAATACTCTGGTAGTCACCCACACGAGATGTTTTGCTTACAAAATGATACACATGTGCTGATGATACTTTATGTTCAAAACCTGCTAATTTGTATCTTAAATGTAAATCATCATCCTCACAAAATTTAGTAAATGTATATCCATCTATTCCAATGTAATCTTCTTTCATACACCCAAAGAATAATTGTGAACCACCATCTACTAGACTTTCTTCAAATTGAAGTTGACTAAATAATCTTTCATCAAATGTACCTAAATCCGAGCCACAATCTTTAATAATCTTACCAGGATATGTGTCCATATAAATAGGAGGTTCTATGCGAGTATACGTCGTTATTACGCGTTTACTTATATGTTTATCCATGGTTTCTATAAAACCTTTAGGTAGAACCATATCATTATGTAATAATATTATTTTCTCACCATTAGCGCGAGCAACGGCATTGTTGTAATTGATACCTAAACTAACTTCGTCATTTATTTCTAGGATAATTTCAACTTCATTCTCATTTGGATATAAATCTCTAATATTACGAACTATATTAGTATTATAATTCGAATTAGATGTTGTAGCAGGTATTATTAGTGATATCATAAATTATTTTTTAATTCCCCAGAAAAATAAATCGCAATGGTTAGGTTCAACTTCAAATTTATATAAAAGAAATTCTTTATCAAAATCAAGACATTCTCTAATATCTTCTTCAGTTAAATTTTTATAGTACTCATTATCCCAGTTTTCTTTAACTACATTGGGCATTGTTTTCCAATTAGTAAATTTCTTTTTACTTTCTTCTTCTAATGATTTAATTCCATGAACTGGTCTTCCTGTAGTAGCACAAGTGAATAGAAACATACCATTTGGTTTTAACATTCTAACAGCATTTTGTATGGTTTTTTTATAAAATGGATTGTGTTCAAAACATTCACATGAAATAATTATGTCAAATGTATTATCAGGAGCATCATACTCTTGAGCGGGACAAACAATATTAACTCCTGGTCCTGGTCCTAAATCTAATCCTTGATAGTCACAATTTTCAAAATATTCATCTTCAGTACCACATACATTAAAGGTACCTATACCTAACACTTTTTTATTGGTAAAAAATTGAGGAAATTGATTTTTTATTTTGTTAACGTAATCAATTTGTTCTTTATGAGCCATTTTATTTACTTAATAATTTTATATCGTTTTGTACCATTATATGTACCATTTGTTTAAAATCTGTTTTTGGAGACCAATCTAATTGTTTATATGCTTTAGTAGCATTTCCTCTTAACACATCTACTTCTGCTGGTCTTATAAATTGAGGATCTATTTGAATGTATGGTTCCCAATCTGCAATTCCGATTGCTATGAATGCTTCATCTAAGAAGTCTCTAATAGAATAAGTGCAGTTAGTAGCAATAACATAATCATCTGGTGTATCTTGTTGTAATATTAACCACATCGCTTCAACATAATCAGGAGCATAACCCCAATCACGTTTTGCATCTAAATTACCCAATGAAATATGATTTGCTAATCCTAAATGAATTTTAGCTACACCATTAGTTATTTTTCTAGTTACAAATTCTAAACCACGTCGTTCTGATTCATGGTTAAATAGTATACCAGAACAAGTAAACATATCATAAGATTCTCTATAATTTTTAGTTATCCAATGTCCATATAATTTAGCTACACCATAAGGCGAACGAGGGTAAAATGGTGTATTTTCTGTTGCTGGGTTTTCAACCATACGTCCAAACATTTCTGAGGATGATGCTTGGTAAAATTTAATTTTATCCGAGCCATATTCACGAATGGCTTCTAACATTCTTAACACTCCTAATCCTGTTACATCACTAGTTTGTTCTGGGGTGTTCCAGCTTTCTCCCACAAATGATTGAGCAGCCAGATTATATACTTCATCGGGGTTAGCTTCTTTTAGGGCTCTTAAAAGAGAATTTTGATCTGTTAAGTCTCCTTTTATAAATTTAATTTTATCTTGTATATGTAGTATATTTGTTCGGTTTTCACTAGAACTACGTCTTTCTAATCCGTAGACAGTATATCCCTTTTCTAGTAAAAAGTCAGCTAAATGACTTCCATCCATTCCGTTTATTCCTGTTATTAACGCTGTTTTCATATTAATTATTTTGATTTATTCTATTTGGTGAACTATCAGCAATAGGCATAGGCGTATATTGACCTAAAGGTCCATGTAATGGTAACTTTCCGTATTTTTCTACAAAACGTTGCAAACTTCTTTGCTCATATGCTGCTAAATGAGCTGGTCTTTGGTTTAAATTATCATCGGGAAATCGGCTTGTTCTAGAAGCGAAGTGATAAAGTACAGACTTACTGGTAAGTTTAAATTTAAAACCTTCATTTAACATTCTAATAAAAATATCGGCGTCTTCCCAATACATTGGTGCAAATCTATCATCATTACCTCCTATGTAATCCCAATCTTCTTTTTTAATAACTCCACTTACTCCTTGAGGAACATCAAACATTATATCATTTGAAGCAGCAAATTCATTACTCCATTCTGTAAAAAAGTCACTATTAAAATTATGATGAAATTCACCAAAGGCATCAACTGGAACTTTTACTACTCCTGGTCTGCTATTAGGATCATTAAATATGTCTGGTTCTATTCTATAACTAAATGACCATATTTTGTCTTGTGAGTTATTTTCGCATATATCTACCAATTCTTTATCCCAATTTCTAGCCATGTAAAAATCTGAAGATAAAAACCCAATATATTTAGTTTTAACTTTACTAGCGCAGAAATTCATTCCACCTCCAATACCTCTTGGTATTTCGTTTTTTTCAATATAAATTTCTAAATTATATCGTTCTTTATTTTCTTCTAACCATTCATTAGTACCGTCAGTGCAATTCTCAGCATGTATAACGAATAAAGCGTCTTTATAATATCCGTTTTCTCTAGCGGATTGTACTGCTAATTTTAAATAATTTAAAGTATTGAATGTAGATAGTGCGTATGTTATCATATTATTTATATTTTAAAAGAATGTTACAAATTTTATCAATATCTTCCTTAGCTAATTTATCATGATTTGGTACATAGATACCTCTTTCATCTATAATTGAGCAGTTTGGTAATATTTTCTCACCATACAATTTTTTATAAAAAGGTTGTGTTCCCATAGATCCTGAAATTAAAGGTCTGCAGGTAATGTTATTATCTGTTAATTCTTTGATTAGATTTTCTCTATCTTGAGCAGTTTTGGCTATAAATGGAAGTGCAAAATTTGCAATAAATTCATTTTTAAAAGTTTTAGGAAACCAAACTTTGCCTTCTAATTTTGATTTGTAATATTGAAAATTCTCAGCTCTATTATTAATCATTTGATCTACTTTATTTAATTGAAGTAATCCAAGATAGGCTTGCAAATCAGTACTTCTTAAATTAAAACCAGGAATATAAAATGTATATAATGAAGAGAATTCGGATATTTTCCATTCTTCTCTAAGATTTGTTTGTTGAGTTTTAGGTAAATCTCTATCCCATCCATGACTTCTAAGTTGAAGTAATGTATAATATACTTCATCATCGTTTGTTGAAATAATACCACCTTCAATTGTAGACATTGTATGTCCAAAGTAGGTTGAAAATGAAGACATTAATCCAAAATTACCTAATTTAACATCATTATATTTAGTTCCTTGAGACTCACAATTATCTTCAAGCAGAATTACATCATATTTGTTACATAATTCTACAATTTTTTCCATATCCGGAGAAAGACCTAAAACAGAAACTAATAGTAAAACAGAAGGATTTTGTTCAATAAATATGTTTTCTAAATGATTTAAATCAACTGATAAGTTATCTAGATTACAATCGATTAGTAAAGGTGTCATATTTAATTGTAAGACAGGTGATAGGTCAGTTGCCCAACATAGTGAAGGTACGCATACTTTATCATTTTTCATTTTTCCCAATACTCTAAGAGTGTATAGCATTAAAAGATTTGCAGATGATCCCGAATTAACAAAGATAGAGTGTTTAGTTCCTAACCAATTACTCCACTTATTTTCAAATTCAATTGTTCTATCCCCTTTTGTTAATCTTGGATATGTTTTTAACCAATCTACTAAATTATCAATATCTTGATTATCTATTGTGTCTTGAATTAACTCTATTTTTTTCATTTATTTTATTTTATTTTTAAATATAATGATTATTTTTTAATTATCCAAATTTTATATAGCAGTATACTAGGCAGTAGTTACTAGTTTATGAATAAGCTCATTACATTGCTTTTCGTATTTTTTATATACTACACCTCCTCTAGCAGTACTAGTTCCTAATCTTTTTTTAGGATGTGTACAATTGTGTCCTTTTAGTCTAGTAGGAATATGGTATTGAGAAATATTATTCTTTTTCATAAACAACTCCATATAGTAATCATGACCACCTAAATGAACACCTTCTACTATAAAAGGGTAAGGAAAGTCACTAGATACAGCAGCTAGTGCTCCATCCACTTTAGGTTGAGATAATTTAACTAGAACAGGTTCGTATTGCTGATTAAATTTATTTAGGTCTTCTTGATTTATGTAATGCCCTACTCCAAATGGTTCAGGTGTATTTCTCTGAGGTTCTTCAGGAGGTCCTGTTCTTGGTATTTGCTGTACGATAGGGTGTTCTACTTCGTCCCAAGTAGAGTCCCACATTTTTCTATTTGATAAAGATACAAGATGTGGTTGTTCTATATTAATATTTTCTAATAAGAAAAAATAATCTTCAGGAACTAAACAATCACTCTCTAACCATACTGTGTACTTTGCTTCACTCTTATATGCTTCTCGAGCCCAATCCCCTATATTATAGAAAGGTTCACTATCTGTTTTTTTTATTATACTAGCATTTTCTAATACAGGGTGATCTAAAAATATATCAAACATTTGTTCAGGGATAAATCCTTCGTCTGGTTTTTCAATATATGTTTGGGAATTTAAACATAGTACCAGATCTACAGGTTGAGTTGCGTTTGATATTGCTTGTTGTATTGAGTCTAATGTTTCGTTAATCATTTGACTTTCGTACCACATTATATGTAGTGTTGCTAATGTGTTAGATTTCATAATTAAGAGTTTTATTTCTGATCTCCATAAATTTACTAAATTTTCCTGATTTTTCAAAATATTCGAACATATTTCTTTCAGCTAAATTACTAACTTGGGATAATTCTGAATTTAGTTTAAGAGTTTGGCTGATTAGATGTATTGTAGGTGTTTTATCACATACTCCCATTTTCCAATTATTTTCTTCACATATTATACTAGAAAGGAAGTCAATACCCCACCCATAGATTAATTGTTCAGGAATTGGATGGATTTTTTCAGCTAATTCTCTAGAGAACATAGGAGCTTGATAATCAATGTACGATACTTCTCGAGTAGTTCCAGTATGCCAAGGTCTCATAGTTTTCCAAATAGACTGTTCACCTGTATGAGGTTCTAATACGCAAGGGGAAATTAACTTAAAATCACCTTTAAACATTTCTTCTCGTAATGTTTTAATATAATCATAACCATGTAAGTGTAAATCATTGTTCAATATTATAACAGAATCATATTGAGGTGATTCAAGAAATAAATCTAATATAACACTTACACCCCCTCCATAAAATACATTTTGTTCTAAGGCGTGAGTGGTATATTTACTTATTTTATCAGAGTTAGAACCGTTATCTACTACTATTAGATCATAGATATCTTTTTCATATGGTTTTAAATTTTCGTATAAACTATCTGTTAGCTCATAAGTGTTGTATTGAAGTATTGCTACTAATGTTTTCATATTAATAATTTTTATAAATTGTTTCCCAATCAATTACAGGAGCTAACCATTCTACTTCACAATGTGTAGTTAAGCTTGGTATTGGTGCTAGTACATTTCTGCCTTTAGTAGCACTTAAAAATTCAAATCGACCTCTATCACTTGGGTTAGAAGTATGTATATCAAAGTCTTCATTTAGTATTCTTTTAGATATAATAATACTACCAGTTGAACTAGGGACAGTTTTCCAATGATGAGTTTTCGTTACTATCATATAAGTCATCAATCCCGGGTAATTATTAGGATTATAGAAGTCTGGGTGGTCATATGGTGTGATATAGTCTAGTCCTTCATATAAGTTAAATAATTCTTGTACTTTGTAAGGCCAATTAGGGATAAAGGCATAATCATTTTCTACAAAGTAAATTAAATCATTATCTTCTAATAGTAATGTTTTAGCATAATTCCAAGCATGAACATAGGATAACCAATCTGATCCTCCTTGAAAATTTTCTATGTGGTGTATTCTAGAATCATTTCCTTTATATTCACCATCATATACTAGATGAAATTTAACAAAATTTATTCCATCAATTGTTGATAAAATATTATTTAAACTTTTTTCGTAGGAAAACCAATGTGGTCTGTTTTTTCCTATACCACTAGCATTGCTTGTATGTCTATATATTATGTGTATCATTTTATTTTTTTAGCTGGTGTTCCTGTGTATGTTCCTGGTTCTTCAATGTGTTTTACTACAGCAGCATTAGATCCAATTGTAGTGAAACTATGTATTGTTATTTTTTCTTTAATTGAAGCATTTGTTCCCATATACACACAATCATATATTCTTACATTACCGGATATAATAGCTCCAGGCATTGCACTAAAATAATCTCCTACTATACAGTCATGTCCTATCTGACTACTCCTATTTAGTAAAGCATGTTTGCCTATTTTAATGTTAGTAGTAAGGATTGAATAAGCTCCTATAAAACTACCTTCTCCTATTTCAACATTATCCAGTACAAGAGCTGTAGGATGTATAAAGGTAAAGTATTTTGTTTGTTTTGGAAGTTTTTGAACAATGTCATATCTATCTTTAGAAGACCCAACTGCTATTATTACTTCATATTCTGTTGGGTCAAAAGAAGAAAGAGGTTGAGTACCTTCTATTATATAATCATCATCTACAAAACATATAAGATTCTCTCCTATTTGAGCTAATACTTCTCTAGCATGCCCTCCAAATCCTATTAAAGCTTTTTTCATTTAGTATAAATTTCAAACTTAGATAGATCCGGATAAGGTAATTCTAAATCAGCATTATGTTTTTTAGTCCCATCTATGTTATAGAACTGGTTCATTAGGAGTATTCCTCGAGCAGCTAGTTCAGGCATCATGTAGAAATTCCATCCTAACATATCTAGATTATCATCATGATATGAACATTCTCTTCTTCCACTATATCTAGCTCGTTTGAACCAAAGATATGCTTCATAGTCATCAGTTAAGATAGCTCCTCCTTTACTTAATTTAAAATGTTTGTAAGGCCCTGTAAATGAAACACACATATGAGTTTTAGATTTGTACATATCTGCTGTAAAAGATAAAGCAGAATCCCAAACATTACTTCCTTTTAAATTATATGCTCCTTTTATAGTTTTTCCTTTAACAGGTTCAAATTCTACTTTTAAACCAGCGTGAATAATTTCACACGGTACAGAAGGATAAGTTCTATTAGGTATTTTTATTGTTGGAGAAGTTATACTCTTTTTTACGTAATTTTCATAATATAATGCTAAGAATAATCCATTACTCATATTATCTAAAGTAACTACATATTTTGCTCCGGTATAATCGGCTAAAGCTTTTTCAAAGTCTTCTGTTATTTTATAAATTCCGTTTGCCATAGTTATATATATTTTCTACTAATATCTCTAAAATTGTCTATAAACAGATAACCTGCATTTTTTAATTCGAAAGGTTTAGAAACTAAATTATAATTTTCAAGTAATGATTTTCCTGTAGACTTCCTAAATGCTATAGTCCCCCAAGCATACGCATAATCATACTCAGTAAATTTATGTTTAGGTTTTTCAAAGAATACATTATTACATATAATACCCCAATTTTGGTGATCTGATACTTCAAATAACCCAAATACATAATCATTGCCTGCTTTCATACATTTATCAACGTCTAAAAAGAAATTTTCAGGATAATCAAAACGAGTATCGGGAAGAATTACAATATTTGTTGCATCCCAATATGGTTGTGTTTTTAATAATGATTCTCCTACTGAGTTTCCATCATCAAACACATAAGTGATTTGTTTTTGGTCTAAATACTTATTAAATTCTTCCTTCTCAGGGCGAGTAATAATAATAGGTTCTATATTATATTTTTTACATATATTTAAAGACCATTCAATAGTAGGAGCTCCAGTTTCATCAGGAATTAATTCTTTAGCTTGATGTGGGGCCATTCTCATTCTAGTGCCGAATCCAGCACAAGGTATTAATGCTTTCATAATGTATCGTAATATTTATTTTGTTTTTCTTGTCTATCGATTGTCTTTGGATGATATAACGAATAATCTTCTTCCATTGGTAAAGTCGTATAATTTTTAAATCCTTCTAATCTTTCATGAACTTTATTAACCCATTGTATTTTTGAAGTATTTCTATAAATTCTCCATTGATAATCTGGCCAGTTAACCCATCCTTCTGAATTTATATTCCATCCCCATTTTTGTATATGTTCTTGTGTAAGTCCTTCTACAGTATTTACTCTAGGTACTAATAACACATCTAATTCAGGATTTGATTCTAAAATAAAAGGTAAAGATTCTATAATAGGTGTGCAAGGAATCTCATCAGCATCTATTTGAAAGATAAAATCTCCAGTACATAATTTAGTAAGTAGATTTTTCCATTTACCAAAGTCATCATTAAATTGATCTTTATGTAAAAAGGTAAGTTTTTCTTCTGTCTCTAATAAATAATTCCAAACTTCTTTGGTACCTTTACTATCAAATAGTATAACTATTTCATCTTGTTCTCGTTTGTTTAAAAGAAGGAAATTGACTAGTCTTTTTATTTCCTCTAATTCATTACAAACTGTTATTGCATAACTTATTTTCATATTTTACAATGCGTTTAATCTTGTAACGGCCGATGCATATGATTCTTTTGGAAAGTATTCTATACCTGCTAGATCAACTTTATGCGTTTGATTTTTAGGGAATTTAGCCTTTTCCTCATCTTTAATTAATGTTAATGGTGCTACTGACCACCCCCATGTATCTTTGCTTGTTCCATTAGGGAATAGTATTCCTTTTTCAGGTACATTAATTGTACTAGGATACCAAACAAATCCAGCATCATCAATAAATTCTAAATCTTTAATTAATTCAGGTAATATTTCTTTAGATGATTTTACAAAGTCACTATCCTTAACCATATGTGAAGTACTTCCGTAACCACAGTTAAAACACATCCATTGTATAAATTGAGGATTATGATATTCATAACACATTTCTGCATCGCAATGAGCACATTTTACTAAATTATCTTCCATTTTATTTTATTTTTGTCAGTTTTGGTAATTTAAGTTCAATATGTTTAGGAAATTCCGGTACATATTTAACTAATGTTTCGCTTAAAGATTCAGTCATCTTATCTAATGAGAAATTTTGTTTATTTCTAAAAGCAAGACGTTTTGCTTTTTCTTGATAATCTTTATATTTGTCAAACACATCATTAAAAGCATGTCCTACTTGATTGTCATCTGGTTTAAACCATTGGCTATTTTGTAGTATAACATTAGGAACGTGCGCACTTGGGTGAACTTGTTGTAATGAACCTCCAACTAAACCTGCGAATTCTGAAGGTAAGAAATCAATATGACCACTCCAACCAGAAGCAATAATAGGTTTTCCAACAACGCTAAATTCTAATAAAGGTCGTCCAAATCCTTCACCTTTGGTGAGATTAACCATTGCCTTTACTTTTGTATGATTGTATATGGCATTTATTTCACTATCGCTTAAATCGCCGTGTATTACGTAAATATTGGGTAAATTTTTACCAGCTACTGTTTTTCTAACATCATCTATTCTTTTTAAAATTCTATCTCTATCTAGAATAGAAGTTGCACCTTGAGATACTTTTAATATTAAAGCAGGTTTATTTTTTTTATTTTTAAATACTTCTAAGAATGCTTTAATTGTATATCCAACATTTTTTCTATCTTCTCCAAACTCACCTTGAAGCCAATGTCCAACAAATAGATAACAGAAATTTTCCGGAATGGTATCTAAATCTTTACACACATCATAATCTAACTTTTTAGTTGCTTTAAAGTATTTACTTAAATCAGCACCTTCAAATAGAATTTCAACTGGTGTTTTTAATTCAGTAACTCCTGTTTGTTGCCCGGCTTGATTTCTTTGTTCAAATCGGCTAGCTTGAAATACTTTTTTAGAGTGATCTGATGATGTTAAGATTAGGTTCATTCTATTACATCCTTCAATCCAAGTAGGATCACAAATTGTAGTTTCAATACCTGCTGTTACTCCAATATTAAATTTTCCTACTGGTTGGAACTCGTTTGGTACTGTGATTTGAATCCACACATCAGGTTGTGATGGGAGATTCATAGTTAATGCTCCTGCAATTCTATCTTTTAAATCTTTTTCCTCAGGAATGTTTTCATTTAATGCTCCAAATGGGGTTTGTCCCCACCTTTGGGATAAAATTCTAATATCCCATTCTTCACCTTTAGAGGCAATAAGTGATCTTACAAAATCACGTGATCTAGCTCCATATCCACTAAATGTGTCGATAGGACAGCTTACTATACAAATTGGTTTACTCATAACGAAATTACAGTTTTATTTTGTTTTGCGATTAATTCTTCTATTTTAAGGAAATCATGAGATTTTCTTGGTATCCAAGTATCAAACGTTTGATCAATATATCTAATAACATTTTTACCCATATTAGTTGAAGTCATCATAGCTTCATCAGATAAAGTCCATTCACGTGCTAAATTTCCTAAACGTTTGCGTTCTTCTGAACTTAAATCGTATATTGCTTGGATTTGATTAGCAGCATCTCTAAAATCTGCTCTATCATCAAATATATAAGGCGTTGGTACGGAGCCTATTAAGCTCATATTGCTAGGGAATACAGGAAAGGCCCATTCTCCACATTTTTTATATTTTCCAAAATGGTTTGATCCAAATTCTTCTGTAAACTTGATCCAATCTCCATTTTCGTCTTCAAAACGCATTTGATCTTGCATACCTCCAGTAACGTTTGCAATAATAGGCTTACCACACATCATAGCTTCAGTTAATGATAATCCCCAACCTTCATTTGATGAAATTAATATTCCAGCATCAGCACAGTTAAACAATAAATTCATTTGTTCGGGAATGAATCGGTTTAATCCTGTAAGAAACACATTAGGTGGTGTTTTACCCCAGATCATTTCGATTACTGCTGGTAAATCTGTTCCATTTTCATCTACTGGTTGAGTGTGGGCAATAAATGCTACTTTATCTTTTTTGTCCTCTGGGAGGCTGTCAACAAATAATTTCCATGCTAGAAGAGTATCAGGGAATGATTTACGTCTAATATTTCGTGAATTAAACATTAATACGAATTCATATTCTTTAATCCCAAATAAATTCTTTTTAAACTCTTGAAGTTCATTCCATTTTTCATCCCCTTCATTAATAGGAAAAAATACATTTTCATTAATTCCATGAGGAACATATCCTATTACTTTATCATGGGCTGCTTCTCCTAATACTGATCTGTTGATATTTTCAGTTTGTTTTGAAATAGCCATTAGTAGATCACAGGATTCATAGTATCCTTTATTGTATAATGGATAAGGTAATGAATCCCAAATATTAAGATATAAAATAGGTACTTGAGAACGTATTTCTCTTTCATGCATCCATAACCACTCCCAATAACGAGGGTCTGTAAACAACATAATTGCATCTGGTTTTTCCGTTTTTAAAAGATCTCTAATTCTTTCAATAGTACCATACCCTGAAGATGGGTAGAGTATAACGTTTGCATCTGTGATTTGAGCAAAGTTGTTGGAATCTCCGCTTAAATCTAATTTTTTACCTTCATCGGGATTTTGGATAGTTGCTCCTAAATTTACCCAATTGTAGTGATGGCACGTTCCTAATACGATTTCTCGGGCCATTGTAGCTATCCCCGATGTTGTTCTAATGTCATCGGATAATAGCAGGATTTTTTTCCGCTTCTCTTGCGGGATGTAATTTTCTTTCATAACAAATTTTAAAGGATATTAAAGACTGCCACTCAACACTAACTCAGTGTGATTGTGTAATTGTTTGCGAAATTCATCATTGTTTAAATAAAGATGCATTGCGCGGTTTGTAAGTTTTTGTAGATTAAATTTGTTTTTAATACTAGCGACTTTAAAGTCGTCGAATAACTCTTCGTGTACTTTAACACTTGTAAGAGTAAGTTTGTCATTTTTACTTGCCATAATTATATATTTGGATATAAATATATGTGAATTTATAAAGAATTAACTTTACTACAGAGAGAAGGTTTATCATTAAATTGACACCACCCACATAACGGACTTACAATTTTTGTAAATTCTTTTTCTTGTGGTTTACCTTCTGTAGTGAAGCAATCTTCAATGAATGTACGAAAAGCTTCTGTAGCATTCAAACGTTTTCTTGTCCCTGATGGTGGGAAGAATTCTTGAATTCGGGGAATGGGAAAATCACTTTCTTCCCAAATTTTTCTTTTAACAATAAAGAATTCAACTTCTATCTTATCGATATCCCAATTAAATATTTTACTAAAGTAAGATTTATAAAGTAAGATTTGAGATGTTTTAGTTTCATCTTTTTTATCTTTATCTTTCCAACCACGAGTTGAGGTTTTTATATCATAGATATACAGCTTCTCTGAATTCTCATTATAGAAGATAAGATCAATAAATCCTTTAAACTTAACGTTAGGATAATCTTCATGTGGTGCATATGATAATGGAAATTCTATTCCTACAAGATGTGTTTTACGAGTTGAAAAGTATCCTCCTTTTTTTCTTTTGAAGTATTCTAATATTGTTTTTCCATCTTCAAAAAACTCAGCCATTTCTTCAGCATTTGAAAAATGGGTTTGTTTATTCTGTTCAAAACCTTTTTTATATTCTGCTCTAAGACTATCTTCAAATAATTGAACTATATCTTCTCTATCAGCAGCAGCTCCACTTTGCTCATACATTATTTTTAAATAATGTTGTAAAGCGGTATGTATTGCCGTCCCAAATATCAAATGAATACTAGGTGGATTTTTAAGTTTATCTACGTTTTGAAGTTTCCATTTATGTGGGCATTGTTTCCAAGTTGAAAATTGGGAATAAGATACAATTTTATCCACTTCCCAATTAATCTCTTCAGCTTTATGCTCCAGTAGAGGCTTTAGATGCTTTGGTACTTTTTTCATTTAATAGTTTTTGTATTTCATCATCATTCATTCCTCTGCTAGTTAAAACATTTTTTATTTCATCTTCACTTAATATATGTAGATAAGATTTTATCTCCCTTGTTGATAATTGGTAATGATTAGCTAATATAGTAACTAAATCATAATTTGCTTTGGTTTTACTTGATTTAATATATTTAGCAAATATTTTATTTTCAGGTAAATAACCACAATATATAGTATAGATTTGCTCAGGAGTTAATAACCATAACGTTTGTAAATAGTTAGCTAATTCAATATAGGGCTCATGCATTGATATAACTTTGTGAAGCATATAGACATTAAAACTTTCTTTGTCTTCATCACTAAAGGTATGCCAAGGATCCCGTATATAGGTTACCTGTTTCATCCAATCAAATACTGTCATTTTTATTTATCTTTAGGCATAAATTCAGCATTCACGTGTCCACAGTTAGCACAAGCAAATACTGGTATAGGCATAAGAGCATCTTGGGAAGTTCCTGTTACAAATCGAGATATTTTACGAAGTAATACTCCTTCTTGAAATACACTATGCCCGCATTCTTCACAAGTAATAGCTGTTGTGTCTTTTAAAGCCACATTCATGTTCAATTCTTTTTGATCCATTTTATTTAATTTTTAATAGTTGAGATGTAAAAGCCATAAAGTTTAATTCTTTATCAGCTATTGTGTTATTTTGCCACATATATTGGGCGGCATGTATTGCTACATCAGGAGGAGATGAAGTATATTCTGTTGCTCGCTCATATAATCCCGTAAATAACGGTATAAAATCGTTGATATCTTCATCGACTACTGCTTGTCGTATATCTGCCCAAACACTCTTAGGTCGTGCTTTTAACAGCAGTATAATGGTGTTTAATACGTCTTCAACATTGGCGATTAATGCCCCAGGATTTAATGTATTATTATCATCTATTGACTGTTGAGCAACATTAATAATTTTTCTAATATCTGGGTAATAGGTTTTAATTATTCCAGCTAATGCTGGTAATTTATATGACACTCCTTCTTGGTCTAAGATACCAGCAGTATGTTTGGCTACTTCACCTTTTGTTGGTGGTTCAATATGAAATGTTTGACATCTGCTTTTTAACGGATCAATTATACGCTCAGCATAATTTGCTGTTAATATAAATCTAGTTTTAGCAGAATATGTTTCCATAACATTACGCAAAGCTGCTTGTGCTTGAGGTGTAAGGTAATCTGCTTCATCTAAAATAACAACCTTTATAGGGTTAAAACTATTTACAGAAGCAAAGTCAACAATCTTTTCTCTAATAGTATCTATACCTCTTTCATCCGATGCATTTATGTACATCAAATCACATTTAATATTTCTAGTGATTAATTTAGCTAAGGTAGTTTTACCTGTACCTGCTTTACCATAGAATAATAGGTGAGGAATATCATTATTAGTAATACATTTAGAAATGAAGGCTTTTATACCCTCATTTCCAACGTATTGTTCTAAAGTTTGTGACCTATATTTCTCAACCCATAGGGTGTTGTTGATCATCTTTATCTTTTTTAGGTTCGTTATAAAGTACACATTCTGTTATTAATACAGTCCCGGCAACAGATACAGCATTTGCTAACGCGGTACGTACTACTTTCATCGGATCGATAATACCAGCTTCAAACATATCTGTTACTGTTTCTGTTTTTATATTATACCCAAATGTACGACCTGTTTCTGGGTTATCCTCTCTAGCTTTACGAAGATCAAAAACTATTTCATTTGTAGTTTCAATACCAGCGTTTGTAAGGATTTTTAAGAATGGAGCACCACAAGCAGTGTAAACGATTCTTTTACCTAAGTTAAAATCACCTCCGTCTGTTTTGTTTTGAGTAATTCCTTCTCTAGCTTCTAATAAAGCAATACCACCACCAGGCAATAAACCTTCTTCTAAAGCAGCTTTTGTTGCTTGTAAAGCATCATCGATACGGTCTTTTTTCTCTTTAATTTCGGTTTCAGTAGCACCACCAATGTTGATTACGGCTACACCACCTACTAATTTACCTAAACGTTCTTGTAAATGTTCTTTTTCAAACGCTGAGGTTGCCTTGTTGATTTGCTCTTTAAGTTCAGATACGCGTTCTTGAACAGCTGTTTCTTCACCTCTACCATCTACAATTGTAGTAGTATCTTTAGTTACAGTTACAACTCTAGAAGTACCAAACCATTCAGAATTAAATCTGTCTAATTTCATACCTTTTTCAGGTGTTACTACAGTTCCACCAGTTACAGTAGCAATATCTTCTAAAACAGCAGCACGTCTATCTCCAAAATCAGGAGCTTTAACTGCTACTACTTTTAACATACCTCTCATTTTATTTACGATCAACGTAGATAATGCTTCACCATCAATATCTTCAGCAATGATTAATAATGAACTATCTGTTTGAGAAGCACCTTCAAGAATTGGAAGTAATTCTTTAACTGATACTAAACGTCCGTTATAAATTAAGATTACTGGGTTTTGTAATGTGGCTGACATTGAGTTATTATCAGTTACAAAATACATTGATTTGTATCCTCTATCGAATTGGATACCTTCAACTGTTTCTAATGATGTTTCTCCTGTTTTAGATTCTTCAACCGTTACCACACCATCTTGTCCTACTAATTCCATTGCTTCAGCAACTAATGCTCCAATTTCTTCATCATTGTTAGCAGAAATAGTAGCTACCTGTTTAATTTGTTCAGGAGAAGTAATTTCACGTTTAATTTGTTTTAAACCTGCTAACACCTCAGCAGCTCCGGCTTCAATACCTTTTTTTACAGATACTACATTAGTATTAGTGTTTATACTGCTAAATGCTTTTTGAATTAACTCATTAGCTAATACAGTTGATGTAGTAGTTCCATCTCCGGCTTTATCAGCCGTTTTAATAGATGCTTCTTTTATCATTTGAGCACCCATATGTTCAATAGGATCCTCAAGATTTTTAAGCTCTTTAGCTACAGTTACACCATCTTTTGTACTACGTACACTTCCATATTCGTCAAGGAATAATACATTTCGTCCGTATGGACCTAAGGTAGAACCAACAGCATCTGCTACGGTTTTAATACCCTTTGCTAATTTCTCTTTAGCTTCTTGATTAAAGGCTGTTTTCATATTTAGTTTTGTTCTTCAATTAATCCTAATACTGTAGCCTCTGAGGTTGCTAAGTATTCTATTCCATCCCACTCTAGTTTGGTTAATCCTACTTGAGGTAATAACACTCTATCCCCTATTTTAAAGGACATAGGAACTCTTTCGGTTCCAGCTGCATTCCATTTTCCTGGTCCTACATCGGTAACTGTTCCAATTATTGCTTTTTCTTGGCTTAAATCGGGAATAATAAATTTCCCATGCATACGGTCATTTTTCTCGTCTGCCTTTACAATTATGGCATCCCATACTGCTTTAATCATTTTCTTCTTGTTTTTGGTTAATATTATCTTCTATAATTTGGGCCTCTTCTATAAGTTCACAGAAGTACATTCGGCCATCTTTTTTAAATGTTTTGTGGTTTATAGATGTTTCATTCCATAAACTTGCAAAACGTTCATATAATTCGTTAGTTGTTCTTTTTATTAAGAACAAGTCATCGTTTACTTTAATCATTTGTTCCATTACGTAGTTCTTAGTTCAGGTAAGTAATAAGTTGATACTCCAGTTTCAGTAATAAATTCTAATTTAAGTAACCCTTTCATACTAATTGATCCTTTAGCTTCTGTAATGTCATTTTTATTAGCATTAAGAATTTCTTTAATATGAGCTGAATTAAATGGGAGGATATTGGACTGATCAGATTCATATGAAGCATCGCAGGTGAATTCTATTTTATTAGAATGAGATGTTGGTTCACCTAATATAAACTTTACTTGCTTATTTCCATCTTCATGCACCGTATTAGATACTCGACATATGTCTTTAGTATTCGCACCTAATGCGCTTTTTGCTTTAGAAAATCTAGTTATAAATTCAGCATCAATAGTAAACGTAGTTTCATATTCTGGTTCGTCTATTGAAGGTGAGGGAGCAATAACATATGGATCGGCTAATGAGTATTGAAGTGAGAAATTAGAATCCTCAATTAATAATTTTACAGGTGTTTTAAACTGTTGTTCAATAGTAATTAGAATATCCATATCTAAAATACTTAACAATTTTAATAAACTACTAGTGTTAAATATACCTAAAACACCATCAGTTAATTCAATATCACATTCAACATGACCTACTAAGTCTTGATGTGGTGATACGAAATCAATGTGAAGTTTTTTATTGGATACTTTCCATTTAACACTTTCAACAATACCACCAAGGTAGTATTTTTCAATATTTTCTACTAAGTCTAATTTTTGAATCATATTGTAAATATAATAATTATTTTTTGATTATCCAAATTTAAAAAATTTATTTATGTTATTATTGAATATAGGTTTTCCCCACTTTAAATCATCATAAATAGTTTCTAATTTATTTCGTAGAATAGAATCAAAAATTTTAGTTTTGTCTAAATACTTTTCTATAAATTCTGTAATAAATGGAGGGTCATTATATCCGTTAAACCCTATTACTTCTATTTTATATGGGTTATCTTTTAAATAAGCAATGAACATTTTATCTCCAATTTGGAATGTATTAAATTGTTTATCTAATTTTTTAAATCTAAGCAAATCATTATAATATATAGCTGATTTAGTGTTGATTGGGCATTTTGTTTCGAGTTTAGAAAATATCTCACCGGATCTGGGAGATGAAGCGATGTACCCACTTACATTCTTTAATCCAGTAGGTTTTAATAATAATTTCCAATCTACTGTATCTATACTTTCTCTAAATGCTAGGATTTGCTTATCTATATCAGGTTTAGGTTTACCAAACATAATATCTTGAAGTAACTGTTTTGCAAAGTTTCTAAAGTATGGTGGAAAATTTGATTTCATTAGGTCTAAACCTTTAATATCTAACTCTTCAACAGGAACACCTTCTTTATTTACAATAAATTGAGCGTAACGTCTTTTACCTGCAAAATAACCTCGTTCGAGTACAACCTCTTGTTTTAAATCAAAGTAATGCTCTCTATCATGAAGATTAAACAATTCAACTACTAAACCATGTAAGTTATCATTTGCAATTTGTTGTACTTCAGTAGCAATCTCCAAAACGTATTTAACTGTTTCTTCTCTATTGTTTAAATCTAAATCAGGATATCTCTGTCTAAGTAAATCTTTAACTTGAATAAAAAGTGAATCGGTATCGGATGTTACAATATAATCTATACCTTCTGTATTAATCTGGGTATTCATCCAGTTGTTTACATGTTTAATAGATTCTTGAATTAATCGTTGTCCTGTTAAGGTAATTGCTTTAGATATAAATTTATGTCCATCCGTGTATCTCCAACCATTAATAGCATAACATCCGTAAACATCATTTAATTTAATTTTATAAGCGTGTTGTCTTCTATTGTAAAAGTCTCCTAATATTGGATCTTTTTTAACTTTAAAAGCATCTTTCATTAACGCTTTATATTCACTTCTTTTATTAAACCAATCTGTTAATATTTCACAAACTACACTTTCCTTAGTTTTACTAAATATAACACCAGGAGCAGATATAATCCAGTTTTCTTGTTCAATTAATTCAACCATTTTACCTACTTTTACAGTAGAACGAACTACTCCTCGATTAGCGTTAATTCGTTCAATAGTAACTTCAGTTTCTGGGTTGAGCAATTTTAATTCTTTAAGGGACCATTGGTTATCGTATTTATCTCTATTTACAATACGTCCTACTAATGTTTCAATGCCTATGTTTAAGGAACGAATAATTGATGGGTACAGTGATGTAAAATCTAAGTCAATAACCCATTCGTATAATCCCGGTGTTGGATCTTTTAAATAACCACCAGCATATTCTTCTTTAATATCTCGTAATGAAGGATTATATGTTGTAGGTTTGTTTGGTGAAACTATACCTTTACGTTTTAAATAAGTTAAAATAGCGCCTTCATTTAACATAGTTGACATATAAATTTGATTATATGGTACATGACATAAATGACACACTGTAACTGTTAAATCAATGAATTTAAGTTTTTTCTCTAATTCAATAATAATTTCAACGTCTCGAATATTATAATCTATAAACTTTTGAATATCGTCTTTAAATAATTTATCTAAAGATCCTAAATATTCAAGTTTGCCTAAGTTAACATATTTTTCACCCACATTTCCTAGAGCATAAGATGGTTCTTGAGTTGTTACATATTTTTTAAACAATAACATATAATCAAGATGGTTTAAACCTGCTATAGTAGTGGTTTTAACTCCCAAGAATTCAGTGTCATCTACTTGATTTAACGGCGATATACGCACGGCCTCTTCTTTTCCCAATACCTTGGCCATTCGATGATATAAGTACGGTATATCGAAGAATTCGCTGTTCCAACCTGATATAATGGTTGGGTCTAATTCTTCCCATTTATTAAGAAATCGTGCTAATAAGTCTTTCTCTGATGGGCAAGGTATGATGCTTCTGCCTTCTGTTTCAGAAGGAGTCATAGCTTGTGCTTCATCTAATATATAACAGAAATAAGTTGTAGAATTATTATCGTACAATGCAATAGCAGTTATTTTACCTTGAGGATTTCGAACACTGTCTTGAGTAAGTGCTCCTGCTATTTCACACTCAATATCTAAATAAACTATATTTTGATATGATGATACATCATCTGATTCATAGTATGTATCTACTAGAATACGAGTAAATTTGTCCACATCGCTTTCATAAGCGCTAGTGTCTTTGTAGGTGTATTGTTTGGTTGGAGTTACTCTATTGCCTTCTAAAGTTTGGTATTCTCCTCTTTCGTTAGCAACATAACAAGTAGGACGGTATTGGAACTCAACCCATCCTTTTTTGTCATCTCTTAAATGATATTGCTTTGCGCTTCTATTGTAATAAATTGCTTGATACATAACCTTTTAAATATACGATTTTTTTCTTTAATTCTCACGTCTTTCTTCTGGTTTATAATAGACTATTCTATTATGCCATACAGGGGAAGCTAATAATATTGCTGGTTTAATATTTCCTTTAACTGTTTCTTGAAACATATAACTCATCCAAGTTTGTTCATAGGGGTGAGCCCATTCTACATCTAAAAACATTTTCTTATTACCCTCTCTACTTACAATCATAGGCCAGTTGCAATAATAAATTTCTCCTGAAATATACGATACCTCATTGTGGACTTCTACCTTATCAAATTTGGTTCTTGGAGCATACGGATCTAAACCAGAAACTGGGAGTTGATCATAGTCGGGCCATAGGAAACTTCTGAAGTCTTGAGGGACATTATACCATGATACTTGGATATTGTTATCCATGTATACTTCTGTAAATGATAGTTTTAAGAAATCAAATTCTTCTCTAGCCATTATTTCGTGAACGTGCTTATATAGATTAGGAATATGATTTTTAAATCCATTTCTACATGAACCAGTATCACTTGCTGGGTTTAGCCCCATATCGTCTTCAAAGAAGAAATAATAATCACTATCAGACTCATCAAAGTGTTTAGCGGCAAATAATCTTCCACCATTTATTCCTATGTTTCCTTCTAATGAAATATATTCAAACCCATATTGATGAGCAACTAATTTATTATCTTCCTGTGCTGCATAGTCAGTTGAATTGTCTAATAATATTTTTCTAGGTTTAGAAAGCCAATCAGATGAATTTTCTTCCCAAGTAGCTAAGGTATGCTTAATTTGTTCTGGGAAGTTAAAGGTAAGCATGTAGAGGGATGTTTTAGTTTTATGTGGAGTATAAATTCCTTTAGGTAAAACATGAGCACGAGTACTATTATTTTCTAATTCTACTTGATCATCTAATAATGCTTGAGTAAATTTTATAATTAATCCGTTTCCATCTAAAGCGTAACGTCTATAAATGTGAGGTTCTAAATGAGACATTATACTAAAAATGCTCTCTTCAGTACCCATGTATCCAGAATTTAATGTATCTTGAAGTAATGAATAATAAGTTCCATTAGCTTGAGAGAGAAAGTCTTTATGTCCTCCAAATAATCCGCCTCTACAAACATATTTTACTTCTTCTCTAGCATATTTGTTTATTGCTTTAAAATCAAACCCATGAATTTCATCTTTTGCTTCATAAGGATAACTTAAAAATAAAAATGTACTTAGATATGGAGTAATTTTGTCTAAACATTTATCTGAACTAAAGTGTTTATCATATACTGTATTGCTGATACCTGCATCTAACCAAAGGAAATAATCTGTATCAAATACATTCATAACTTTAGCGTCGTGAAGCATAAACATTTTTGATTGTACAATTGGATTATACCATTCATTTGATGCTTGAGGGCTATTAGGTAACCATCCATGTTCTCCAGTTTGATTTAACCATTCAGGATTATTTCTAATTTCTTGGGTTTTATCCCAAAATGGAGCATAGAAATTATCTTTAATGTTATTTAATTCAAATGTTCTAACATGTGTATTTTCTTTAGAACGTTTTTCCCAAACTAAGTATTCTAATTCTTGGGGAACATAAATAAACATCTTCATAGGAATATCTAAGAAGTTTTTAAAATGTTCAATGTAATGATCAAAATCTCTACCTACTCGACTTATATTCCATAAACCAGTAACTAATGTTATATCATTATTTGTTATATCTAGTTGTGGAGTAGCAGATAAGTATTCTAATAATTTAGTTTTTTCATCAGGACTTAAAGTACTTAATTGAGATTTAATGTTTTCTAAATTAAAAGCAGTATCTTCGGTTTTTATAACTATACCCATGTTTTAGTTTTATGTATTATCTGATGTATCCTGCTCTATGAAAATACATGTGGTTATCGTTTACTTGATTATCTCTATATAAAGTACATCCTTCTTCTCGTTCGTGAGATGTGTGTCTTAATACAGGAAATGTAGTAACACCACCTTTTGCTCTCCATTCTTCAATAGTAAGTAGTGGTTCTTCATGTTCATAACAAGCAACTAGTTTTTTGATACCTTGCTTACCCATATGAGCGGCTACAGAAATATCATCATTCCATGAATGGGAAGCAAAATCTGCCCAAAAGTCATCTCCAAAAAATCTACGTCTATATGATACCGTTTTATAATGTTGCAATATGTTTACCTCTATATCTTGAGGTACCGATACTACATAATGATATCGTATATCATTAAATATTGTAGGGTCAAGTGCTCCTATTCCATCATATCCTACTGCGGTATTATGATGTTTGTTTTGATTTTTTACTTGTTCCGCTACCATTCCTGGGTGGTATACTAAATCATCATCACATACTATTAGGATTGCTTCAGGGTCTGTTACTCTTTTTAAAGTGTGTACTATTTTAGTAACAGGGCCTAGATCTTCTAAGTTATCAAATATTTTAAATTTAGGATTAGTATTAGCTATTTCTCTTATCCATTCAGGTATGATATATTCAGTACTAGTCTGTTTTAACATAGAAGGTACATTAAAATGTATTTCATATTCTCCTTCATAGTCTTGATTTAATAAAGATTCAATATTACTTTTAATTCCCTCTTCAAAATTTTCTGGGGTTAGTCTAGATGGGATTGTGGTAAGGGTTATTACAACTTGGTTCATATTTTGTTTTTAGTTTATTAATATTAATTTATGTTATTGAAATAGTTAAAATGCTCCCAATGGTCATGAGGGAAATCAAATTTTCTAGAATGAGTCCAAAGAAAAAATAAATTATAATAATCTATTTCTATTTCATTATTTTCATAAAGAGACATCATATGTTGCCAGAGGACTTGATCGTCTGATTCCCCGTATGGGTATCCTTTTGAGGGATCATCGTTCATTAAATCTAGTATTTTTTGAAGTACCTCTATTAAAAATTCTCTTTCTCCTAAAAATACCCCAGCATTTAAAGATCTAGTAAACCCATTAGTATTCATCTTACTAGCTAAATTTGATTTATTTTTTATTATTACCGCATCCTTATCTTTATAATAAGTAGGATAATCATTTAACCAAAGTTTAGGATCACACGGGTGACCAGGATTAGAATAATCATCTTCAGCATTAAATAAAACTTTACACTTATATTTATCTAATAAACTTTTAGGATCTAAAAGATTAGTTAATAATACAGTATCACTAGTATCTAAATACATTATGTATTTATTATCTATAGATTTGGCTAAATTAAGTAAAGGTTCTATTTTATCAATCCAACATTTAAAAGTTGGTAATTCTATAAAAGTAAAATCTAATCTATCAGAATTCTCATATTGTTCAGGAAAAGAACTTTGATGCCTAAAATTAGATATCATTACCACTTTTATATCTTTAGATACAAAAGGTACAATGTATTCATCATTTCTAAAATTATTAACCCCACATCCATGAATTACATTAAATTTAGGTAATTCATCATATATATTATTACTTCTATTTATGATCATTGTATATTTTCATTAATTGTGGTATAAACATGAGTATCAGTTATACCGGTTACAGATAGACGATTATTATAATATTCTCTTAATTGATTTTTATTATTTTTTATAAAATTAGAAATATTACTAACATCAGAATAATTAAAATTATAATGACCCCATCCAAATCTAGCTCCAAAGTAAAAAGTATCTTCTGGGCGGGTGCAATGTTGATAGCATCTTTGGCCACGAATGTCTCTGCTTATATGACAATCTTCAAATGTATATCCTTTACTTTTAAAAAATTGCATTACATAAGGACATATAAATGCTAAATCTAAAATAAGATTCCCCCCACCAATTTTATGATCGTGGTCAGATGAAGTAAAATATTCTTCAATTGTTTTATTCCATATATTAAAAAATAATAATAAATCTTCTTTAGAATTAAAATTAAATCCTCTAACATAACCATCAGCTTTATTCATTTGGTCTACGTTGAAATTTATTTCTGGGTAGAGGTGTTGATTTTTTAGAAATAAGGATAATCTAGGTTGTAATTCTAGATCATAATCATGCATATGCATGTAGAGGTAAGATTGTGGAAGCGATTTAAAATATTCGGTTAAAAAATCTTTATCATTGTTTAAAATCATATCAGAATCAACAATAGCAAAATTTAAAATATTTTGTTCTGCTAAATAAGGTAATATGAAACGATGTATATCATACGGAAAAAGTTTTTTATTACTACCATTATAAAAAGTATATAAATTTTTTAAGTATTCTTCTTCCGTAGGTAATTCTAATATTTGTTCGTATTCTAAACTAATAGGAAAATTATTTCTAATATCATCTATTATAACAAAATTAAAATCATTATGATAACCTTTTTCCTTATACAAATTATAAGAATACCTATCCGTAAAAATAATTACATAATCTTTAATAATATCCGGGCTAGATTTTTTTATAATATCTAATCGATACATCATAGTTGGGCCCGCTATTGTAACTATAAATTTCATTTATTTTTTATAATTAATTTGTTCTTCAATTCGCTCTACCCATCCTTGAGATTTACTATGTGCCCAAATCACCCAACGAGTAGGAATAGTTTCGGTTAAGAAGAATTTTTCTTCATTATACCAATCTCCAGGGGAATTAAGTATTCCTTTAATTTGATGTTCTTGATAATCTTCTCTCCATACTTCTTTTCCATTTTCATCGTCAAAAGCACAAACCCAGAAATCGTAATCATCATGTTTAAATGTAGCTTTACTAAATTGGATTAAATGATAGAATGAAAACATAAATGAATTTTCCCATTCTTGATCATCTAAATAATATGGGTTAGGAGGATAATTATTATCTAAAGTATATTTTTGTACTGAGCGTTTTTTAAAGTGAATACCGGCATATTTTTCATAGTCTTTTAAAGTACGTTCTGTTCCTAAATCATACCCAGTTAAATCAAAACCATTCTCTTCGGTTTGAAGTAATTGTCTAATTTTAGCTCTAGCACTATCTTGTTGAGACCACCAATCTTCACCTCGTTTACTTTGATCGTCCCATACTAATTTACCACTACGTTCTTCTCTCATAGTAGCATGCCAAACTACTAATTTATGAGGATGAAACATATCATAACCGTGAGTATAAGAACGTACAGTTAAATTTAATTCCTCACCACTAAAGAAGATATCAGCATCATGTAAAACTGTTTTAGCCCAATGTCCATCAGCAAAGCAAAAATGCCCGGATAAAAATCTTGATGGGGGTGGTTCTTTCATGTCCTGCCAACCATGTAATAGTCCCGGTCTAATGAAAATTGTTCCATGAGGATAAAAACAAGCAAATGTTTGTTGCCATGGTTCCATAGTACGTTCAGCAGGATCATTAAACGGATTATAATAAGGTAAATAAGCAGCTAATATAGGTTTTTTATGTCCCTTAGCTTTTAATTGGTCGTGCATTTCAATTAAGGTAACATCCCAATCTTGTGCAAATCTATGATGTGAGTCTAATTGACATATATATTCTTCATCAGTTAACAATGTGTTAATTTGATAACGAGCATAAGGTAATCCCTTTGCTTGCTCGTAAGGTATATCTATAATTTTAAAACGTTTATCGTTTCTATACTCATCAATATTATCAAATCCATCTTCAGGATTAAATTGTCGACAAATACCAAATACTAAACGTTTTGGATACTTAGCATTTTCTAAAGCAGATTTAATTGTAGGAATTAATTCTGGTTCTCTGTATGCTGGTAAGTGGATGAATATTTTTCTACTATTTGGTTTTTTCATTAGTAAGGTATTTCGTTTTTTATAATTTCATGATCCCATTCTTTAGATGGACTGTGTGGCCATAGTAACCAGCTTTTAGGGTGTTCTAAACAGTCAAATTCTCTCCATATATTATAAAATTGACCAGTAGGATTAGATTGTTTAATTCTAGCAATTTCATCTTTATCGGCATCCATCCTAGCTATTTCAACACCGTCTTTATCTTTAAATGCTATTACCCAACAATCATAATCTTCATCAGGTACTGATGGTTTATAAAGATCGATACAGTATTTGAAACGGTTTACAAAATTTGATTCCCATTCTTCTTCTGTCATTTCCGGTATAGGAAGCATTTTTTGATCGGATGTATGTTTTTGAATTCGTTTACCTTTAAAATCTACTCCAATATAACGTTCAAATTCAGCCAATGTACGTTCTTTTCCTAAGTCAAGCCCGACAAAATCCATGTCTTCTCTGCTTTCACCATCTATTCCAAATAATGCTCTATATTTTTTAAATGAAGCTTTATCTAATGGGGAAAATTGATGATCGTCCCAATGACGTTTCTTTCCTTCTCTAGTATATTCATGCCAAATAACAGGAATGTGAGGGTGAAACAAATCATATCCGTGAGTAAATGCTCGAGCTGATATAGATGTTTCTTCACCATGGAAGTAAAGTTCAGGATCGTGAGGTACATCATAAGTAAATTCACCTAAGGTAAATCCAAAATGTCCTGAATAAAATCTAGCGGGGATTGGTTCTTTAATAGTTTCCCAATTTGGTACGTGACCAGGAGCAATAAATATAGGACCTTCAGGCATATATCTATCACAATTAGTAAACCATACTTCATTATTACGCCCTTCAGGATCATTATTTGGGAAGTATCCAGGTAAATAGGCGGTAAGTAATGGTTTTTTATGACCTTTCTTTTGAAGACCTTTTAACATATTAATTAGAGTCTCATCCCAATTCTTAGAGAACCGGTGATGAGAATCTAAATGTAATGTATATTTTTCTCCGTTATAATGTCTTTGTAATCTGTTTCTAGCCCAGCATACTCCTTTAGCGTCTTTGTAATGGATATCCATTATTTTAAAACGTGGATCGTTTTTATACTCATCTAAATTATCCCATTCATCTTCTTCAGCGTGTTGCCAAGCAATACAAATACGTAGATTTTCAGGATATTTAGCATTAGCTAAACAATCTTTAATAGTAGATAATAATTCTGGGTCTCTGTACGAAGCGATTTGTACAAATATTGTTTCATTTGAAACCTTTTGTTTTGGCATAACGATTTATTTTCCGATAAATATATTACTCTTGAGTCTTTTTCTTTTTAGGGTAATATTTTCTTTTTTTCTTCGGTTTTGCTACCTCAACATTTACTGTTACAACTGGTTGAGATATTTCGGTTACTTTTTCCTCCTTAACTGGTTGATCGATAGGAAATTCTGGTTTTTTAGTTTTAGGTGCTTTTTTAGCTACAATAGGACGTAAGTCTTTGTTGTAAAGTTCTTTAGCTAATTCTGCTAATTCTTGTACTTCGGCATTGTTGTCAAAGTCTGCTTTAAATTCGGACATAGGTTTTGTTCCTTTTTGCATTTGGTATGCAATAAATGCTGCTACTAGTACAATAGCTGCTACTAAAATAATTGATGTTAAAATTGTCATCGTTTTTGGTTTTGGTTAATAATTATTTAATTCTGTTAAATTTACTTAGTTGTTCTTCAGTGAAGAATTGTGATAAATCGGGTCTAAAGTAATTTATATTTTTCATTACTTTTCTATCTCTACTTCTATAGACGATATAATACTCTCCAACTTTTTCGTGATGACATGCTTCGCCCTGTTCGATTGTTCTTTTAATGACAGTCTGTAAGGCTTCGTCTTCAGTTTTACAAGCTTTCGACATATTTGATGCTTGTACCTCTTGATATGCCGGCCATACCTTATCCTTAAGGCCATGTAACATAGCACCGTTCCCAAGGGAAACATAAGTAATATCACACAAAGCGTCCAAAATCTCAACGATGTCTCCTCTTTCGCAAGCTTCTCTATATTCTTCAAGTTCTTCAAGGACGAAATTGTATACAAATTCCCATTCTTTTCTTTCGGGGATAATTGGTTCATAATTGTTTGGTTTGCCCATTGTGGCATTAAATTCTTCTACTTCGTCTACGAAGGGTACTAAATGTTGTTTTAGGTGTTCAATTTCTGCTTGGATTAGGAGAAATTCTTTAATGACATCATCTCCTAATTCAATTTTAGACATCATACAGATATCTAATAATTGATTTCTAAGTAAATCAATATATTCTTGTTGTTTTTGTTCTAATTTGGTCATAACTATATTAAATTTTGTAATCTTGTATTGGTTGTGAATCTTTTCTTTCCCATGGATAAATAATCCATTCATCTCCTTCATGTACGTACGCCCATAAGTTAGGTATATGACATGAAGTGTGAGGTTTATAATGCAATACGGCGGTATGACAACCTACTGTATTTTTTAATGTTTCCCCAGTATCAGCAATATCATCTATAACTAGTGTATTAGGTAACATTACATATGTCCAAGGTAAATCTAGTTTATGCGATACCATTACTGCGGGAATTAATCCGCCACGTCTAATACCATAAATTGAATCAATATTAGGAAGTTCAGTAATAATTTTTTCACATAGTTTATCAACTAGTCCTTGAACATCGTCCCAACTTAAATAAATTTTGTTTCCTACTTTTAACATTATACTGGGTGATTACCGTTATTAATTTTGATTGAATCGAAGAACTCTTCACGAGCTAAATTCCCATTTTCCATAAACACACCTGTTGCTTTAGTTGTAACCATTGAAGCACCTTGATGTCTAACTCCTCTACAAGAAACACAGTTGTGAGTACCTACTACAGTTACAATTACACCTCTATTGTTTTCACAAATTTTATTTACTGCATTGTGAATAGCTGATGTTAATTGTTCTTGTATTGCTCCTCTTCTACCGAATAGTTCAACTATTCTATTTAGTTTAGATAAACCAATTACTCTACCATTTTCACCTACTACATAACCAATATGAACTACTCCTCCAATTGTTTGGTGATGATGTGAACACATTGAAGTTAATGGAATATTTCTTTCAATTACAATACCATCGTAACCATCAGAAGGGAATGAAGTAATTTCAGACATTGCTGTATATCTACCTTTCCATAAATCATTAACATATGCTTTAGCTACTCTGTTTGGAGTGTTGTCGCTATTGGGATCATTTTCCCAATCGCAACCTAATGCTGTTAAAAATTGACCATAAGCTTTAGCTGCTTTCTCAATCATTTTAGCTTTAGCTTTGTCATCTAAAGGAAAACCAGGTGCAACACCATTGGCAAATCCTTCTTGAACTACTTCTAGATCATTATGAATTTTCTTTCTGTTTTCTGTCATAAGAATAAGTTGTTTTTTTATCTTTACTTGTAAATTTGTACCCGCTAAATGTAATAAATTCTATTTCAAGATCCAAGTCTTCTATACAAAGTTCTATATTAGTAGATCCTATCTTATTATTACACCACAGCCACCAAAGTGAATTTAATAAATCCACTTCAGTAATTTTTGCTTCTTGTAGTATCATTATACTTCTCTTTGATCTTCAAATGCAATAATGTGAGGTCTCCAGGTCAATCTATAACCATTATCTCTCACCCAGTCAAACATTTTAGGATATGATTTGAATAAAGCTTCTCTTGAATCTCCTGCTGGCATAAACCAAACTTTGTCTTGTGGTATGTCTAGTATCTTAATACATCCCATTATTTCTTTTAATGCTTCTTGATCCTCTCCATCCCATACTGGTTTTAAATGATAGTCAGAATGGTAAGCAATTGATTTAGAAATTGCATCATAATTAAGTCTTAGCTTGTTATGCTGTTTAATCATTTTTTCATCTGTAACGACTCCTTGAGGTGTAAGTACGCCAATCTTAGGGACTGAATTACTGAACTTAGGGGAGATTGATAATAGATTAATTGGGTAATCCGTTTCAAGAAAATGACTTCCTTCGGTCTCAATTGTAATGAAAATATTTCTTTCATGTGCAAAATGTGTTAATTCGTTTACTAATGCTGGATGCATTGTAGGTGATCCTCCTGTTAACATCATCTCTGTGATGTGAGGATTTGCATCATACATGTTAATAATGTCTTGGAAAGTAATGTGTCCTTTCTCAGGATGTATACTTGTGTACCAAGAATCGCACCATCCACCTTCACCAAAATAACATCTGTGAGTACAGCCTGTTGTTCTGATTACTACGGTTGGATAACCTGCTCTACTTCCTTCTGACTGTACCGCTGTATAAAGCTCTACAATGGGAAGTGTTTTGTTATAATCTTCTATTCTTTTCATAAACTATTTTTTATAAAGATAATAAAAGGTTGGACGAAATCCAACCTATATTAATAAAGTTTTTTAATTTTATTTTCCTAATTTTATTTTCCAATAAATACCAGCTTGTATAGAAACATTTTTATCTGTTCCGTATCCTACTCCTAAAGAATAAACACGATCTTGTTTTGTTTTTAATAGTAATGATGGTCCTACAAAATTTACAATGTTATCTTCATCAAACCCAGCAGTACCACCAATGTATACTTGTGTCTTAGGTAATTCTTTTACAATAGTGACATCATGAATTGTTTTTTGCTTTATTGAAGCACTCCATAATCTACCTATAATTTTATTTTGAGAAACTGTATCAGTTATAGCAATTGTTCCTCCATCTTCATCTAAGTTTAAAGTATCTTTATATACTATTTTAGAGTAGTATTCTTTAACTACAGCTAATGAATCTATTTGTGTTGGTGGTGTTATATAGATTGGGGGATCTTTAAAGATTGTTTTTCCTGGACGGTATTCTACTTTAGTTTTTATAACTGTAACAGTATCAATAGTATGTTTTAACAGTTCATATTTTTTTCCATCTACTTTAATTATTGGGTGAGAACTTTGATCTCCTCCAGAACACATTCTCATTAGCAGTATTAATATAATTAACCCTATTATTAAAATTGATTTGAAATCTAATCCTAATATAAAATTTTTAACTTTATCCATTTATTTCTCTATCTCCTTTATGTTTATCTAATCTATCTAATATTTGTGTAACTAATTCATTTTTAACTATACCTACCATAGAAGCATTTTTTAATATAGAAATTAGCTGGAATATCATAAAAGGGGCTATAATTGTTTCACTTAACCAAGAAGTCCCAGTAAATCCTTTTTCTATTGATAAGATAGCTGCTAGCATTACCATCCAAAAACCAAATGTTTTTAATACTTTAATTGCTTTACAAGTTTGAAAACCTTCTCTTTTTACTCCTGCCCATACTCCAAAAAAACCATCAATAAATACAATTAAACCTACTGCTAGGAATTGATCTATATTATCTGCTGTTAGATGCATAAAATATGTACCTATAAATGCTAATGCTGTTGTCAATGATAATGTAATTAATAGTGATGTTTTCATCTTATAGCAACTTATTTAATGTATTGGTAATATTTTTTAGTTTTTTCTTGTCGGTCTTCTAATCCATGAGTACCACCATTAATTCTTTTTGTTAATGCTAATATAGCGGCATCGTTAATTCCTTGATCACATATTAACCATAATTTGTTTTTATCAAAGAAGAACATTGCTGATTCAAATGAATATTCTGTAGCTACTAAATCAGGAGTAGTCATAATTTCTGGTTTTTGTAAATATTTAGCAAAGGCAGCATAATTATCTTTTCCAGTTAATTGAAGAGCACCTCTACCTCTATATTTCCACCCATCTCCTGATTTCTCATCCCCATTACCCATTCTAGAAGCATAAACTCTATTAGCTATTTTTTCAGGATTACGAGCATATAAGTCACTTAGATTACCTGGAAAGTATTTTTTAAATATGTTTTGAAGCCCCTGAGTAGAGTAGTTAAGATTTTCAGCAAATAATTTATAATCACCTGTTTCATGAGCTGTTTGAGCAAAGAAGTGTGCTGCTCTAACCGGAGTTAATTTATAAAACTCCATTGCTTTTTTTATTGTACCAGGACCGAATACTCCATCTGCTGTTACTCCTATTTTAGCTTGTAAACTTTTTAAACTCATAGCTTATCTATATTTATTTTTTATTAGGGTCTCCATTAGTTTCTACACCTTCTTTAGTTCCAAAGTAATAAGAAAAAATCATAAGAACCAAGGTTTTAATTAAATCAAATAGTTGAGAATTTTGTTCCTCACTTAATAATTTAACCTGCCAAGCAATTACTTTATCAACAATAAATAATGCAACTAATGAGGTAAATATTAATAAAATAAAACGAACTAGGATTTCCTGAGTATGTGTGGCAAACATTTTATTAACATAATAAACTGATCCACCTATTACACCTAATCCTAATAGGATTCCTGCAATCATTACTATTCCACCTTCACTAAACATCCTGCTCCTTTTGCTTATCTGTTGATGCAAATTTTTCTAATCCGGCAATACCGAATGATCCTAATGTAATATACATAAATGCATTAAATACATATTCATTTAGTGGGAGGTGTTGACCCATGAACCCAGTTACAAGATCTACAATCATCACTATTGTCATTACTGCAAATGATATGAAGCCTACTACAGTTTTTTCATTGTAGTCGTTTGATTTTTTAAAAATGTCTTTAAATGCCATAATATATTTTATTAAATTAATGAATATATAACTTACTTGGCAAAACATATTTTTCATAGACATTATTTGTAATAAATATCAAAAGTCCCTACAATGAGGGACTTTCTTTTAATTTATTTTGAGCTTCTACGTATCTTTTCCTAATTAAGGCACCTAATTCAGTATCATTAGGATTATTTAAAACTTCATCATATGAAACATAAATAAAATCGTCAAATTCATTTACAAAATCATAATCTTGCAACCTATCCCATTCAAAAAATTCAGTCATTACTTGATCTATTTCGTCATCTGTTAACTCTGGAAACTCTAAAAATTCGTCCATATTTTAATAGTTTTAATTAATATAGCCCCTCTGGTGAGGGGCATATTTGGATTGATTAATTCGCAGATACTGCGCTGTTTTTTGCACGTCTTCGAGAAAGAGTGTACATAGCATCAGCTAATGAATCATTTACTTTTCTTTCACCTTTTTTTACATAATTGATGAAACGAGTTGTGAAACCTGTAGTTTCTGCTAAACGATTTGTGTCGTCTTTACGCTCGCGAGCATTGTAAAATGCTAGCTTTGCCGTGCGATTTAGTTTGGTTTTTGCCATAACGATTAATTTAGAGTTAAAAAATTAGTGGAGGTGGGGAGATTCGAACTCCCGTCCAGACTGCGTTAGTCAATACAATTTATACAGCTTATTTGATACGGTTTTAAAGTTGGAGTATCATTCAACTGGGGCCAACTGTTAAGTTAGCGAAACCACCACTCTATTTAATCTAATAGAGAAATCTTGGGTAATTTAGGCTGCTGCCAATACTTCGTTTCTCAATAAAGAGAATACTGTGTTCATGTTAGCTTCGATTTGTGCGTTGTCTCCTTGAGATACTACACCGTTTGTGTTTTTGCCATTTAATTAAATTCACCTTAGTTTACAGTTATCTCTCTGGCTGATTGTATTAATTAGTTGTAATCTGTCAAAACCAGGCACCCCCGTTTTGTAATAAATAATAATTTATTTTGGAATCGGTGAGGGATTCGAACCCTCATCCAGACTTATCGTCCATGTTAACCCTAGCAGGAACTTTCCCGTTGACACTAACCGATTCTTTTTTTACCAACCTTGGTCTTTCAGGGTTTCTGATTGAGTGCAATAAGTGACGCCTTCCTACTATAAACCCTTGTTCGGAAATTAATACACTCTACTTCTCAATTAACAGCGAGCATTGGTAATTTTTTAGCACCCTCTTTCCTATAATCGTGCATTGTTTATCTACACTGATTCCCTTATTATAAGAGTAGGGTGACTATTTTATAAAACATTCCAGCCACATTGGGAGAGCCGCAGTTCCCACGTTGTTTAAAGACTTTCTTGGCGGACCTATCTACTGGGGTGTGTTTTATTTTACAGCTGTAGTATCAATTGAAGTTGAGTCAATACTTACTGAATCGACTTGTACTTTTGTTGAATCTACTGTTGTTAATTTAGATGACGGAGTCACCTTGTTACAACTTACTGCCACTAAAGCCACTAAGGCTAATGTTAAAAATACTTTTTTCATTTTTGTTTTTATTAATTTCTATACTTAAATATACGAACTTATTTTTTAATATCCTACTTTTTTTAGTAAGTTCTTGTTTCAGTCCACTTAACACCATCAGTTTGGGGTTGGTTATGTTCTGTTAATACTTTTTGAACTGCATCTCTTGCAGTCTCCCATGTTACTGGTCCTGTTTCGTCTGCATAAGCAACTGGATCTTTTCTTCCTAGTTTGATAAATGCTTCTATTCTTTCAACTGAAGATGCTGATTTATAATCTGAGTACCAAGTCACTACAGGTGAAGTCCAGTTTGTATTTTCTGGGGATGTCTGTATAAATCCACTAGTTACTATTTTAATTGGCTTATACGAAGTATTAGTTCTTGAATAAACTTCATCAAAATTTAATCCCAACTCTTTACATAATACTTCTCCATCTTTTAAGATATCAAATTTATCTCCTTGAAGATAAGGTGAGAAATAATTTACTCTTTCTGCATCCCAGTTTCCAATTCTAAAGGCTGCATCATCTGCATCTCTAAATTCTTGTCTACAATCAGGATAAATTGCATGATCACCTGCGTGAATACCTAAAGCAATGTCACAAGTCTCTTCTGTACGGTTTGCAATGGATAAAGCTACTGCTTGAGCAATAGAAGCAAACATTTTGTTTCTGTTAGGAACAACTGTTTCTTTCATATTGTCTTGCTCGTAATGACCTTCTGGTACATCTTTACCTCCTGTTACTAATGCTGAATCTAGTAGATCAACTAATCCGTCTAGTTTGATTTGACGATAGTTTACTTTAATAGGTTCAAATGTTGAAACATTAATAGCACCGTTTAAATAATCTACCAACGATTGAGCTCTCTCTAGCTCTACTCTGTGTTTTTGACCATAGTCAAAGCTTATGGCCGTAACAGATGAGTATTCTTTTAAACAACGTAGTAACAATGTGCTACTATCCATTCCACCTGAAAGTGAAACCACTACATGATTTTTAGACATAATTTATAATTTAATTTGTGCCAGGTATTTGAAACGTATAGGCAAACGTTATTATTTTTTCTCTCCTTCGTATACTTTATTTCCAAAATATTCATCTAGAAATTCTCTACGATATAACATTACTTTTCCCGTGTATTTAGGATTAGAAATGTTGTGAGTGCTAATAGTTTCGCGCAATTTATTTGCAGTGCTATACACTTCTTTTCCTGTTTCAGTACCAGCGGCATAACCTAGATATTCAAACAAAGACATCATGTAAGGTTTTAATTCTTTTTCCATAACTTTAATTTTAATTTTGATTTAATGTACGTAAAATATCCAATTCCTCCAACTATAAATGGAGAACAATTTAAAAGACTAACATGACCTTCACCACATAATCCTAAACTATGTTTTATGATCTCAATCATGATTACCTGGCTCCTTGTTGTTTGTAATAATCTCCTTTAGAAAATTTAGTAGTTGATTTTTCTACTACGGACTTTTTAGATTGTCCTAAAGTCGGTAACCAAGCCATTAGTTGCTCGTACTTGTTTTTTGATGAAGTTTTGCTCATAACTGTTTATATTTGTTTTACTTTATAAATATACGAACTTTATTTTATAAATCCAACTATTTATTGCATAAATTTCTAAAACGTTGAACATTATATTTAATATCTTCTAATTTATCTTCTAAATCAGATTCCATAAATTCTTCAATTTTATTTGTTGGTTTTTCTAATAAACCAATTTCGTTATATCTAATACCTAAAGCACCACATATAATAGGATTTGAAGTATCTACTGAATTAATTATACCAGGTGTCCAATTATCCCTATAGTGAGTAAATTCTTGAGGTACCGAACATCCTAATAAATGGATATAATGGTGTGGTTTAATTAAATTTTCATGCTTCATATTCTCTAGAAGTAATACTCTACCAACAGCTTGATTAGCTATTAAATTTTCGGTAGGACATAATTCATGATATACTACTGATGAATGATTAAATGCAAAGTGAGTATAACCCAGGTCAACACAGTGGTGGTATAGTTGATGAATTTCACTTATTGTAGTACCTTGCATTACTACCATTAAATTGGTGCGTTCAGGTAGCTCGTATTGCCTCCAATGTTTAGCATTTTTAGCTGTTATTGTTTTATTATTCCACTCATCAGGAACAATAAAGATATCAGGTTCAATTAACTTGATTTTTTCTCTTAAATCTTCAATGGTGTGTGTTACACCCTCAAACAAACCGTTATCCATTATAATGAAACGGTCTCTTTCTCTAGAATCTAAGAAAAATTGTCTATAATCGGCATGTTTATCTAATAAATGAGGTAAACAATACTCATAATCATTCCATCCAAAACTATAAGGGAATAACGATAACGGTAGTTCGTGTGATATTTTCATTATCCAATAAATGTTTTTAAGGCTTCTGCGCTCATATTTCCACTTTGTTTTCTAATAGTTCCGTTTGGCTCAATTACTACAGTAGTAGGAACATTTCTAATCCCATTCTCCATAATTGATTGGTGCCCTGAATCAACATCAACTGTTTCAAATTGTACTCCTGGTGTTTCTGCTGCTACTTTATTAAATGTAGGAGCAAATACTTTACACGGTCCACACCATGCTGCCGTGTATCTAATTACTTTTTTCATATTATTCTGTGTATATTGCTGAGTTTTTACTGTGTTCTTTAAATTCTACGCTTACTACTCGTACTCTGTTATCTGTTTCAATTCTAATAAACTCAGAAGTTTTATCATAGATAAATTTAGCAAATTGTTCTGCTCCTGTAGCTGGTACTACTCTAACTTGTGCTATACCTGTACCATGCATTTCTAATGCTTTTAATAAAAATGGGTCATCTTCGGCAATAATATAAGTGTGATCGAACATATGGTCCATCCATGCTTTAGGAGGCATACCATCAATAGTGTTTTTGGCTCTTTTCATTCCTCCAAAGTCCCACACCCAGTTTCTTTCATCAAGTTCTCCTTCAAATACAATTTTAAAAGAAATACCATAACCATGAAGAAAACTACAGTGAGTGCCTTCTGCTCTCCATTGACGAAATACTGTTGAGTAACCATCAAAGACTTTTGTTGATTGAAATTTCATAACTTTATTCTATTTTTGTTAATTGAGATACTAATTCTTCAAATAATTCAATTAAGCGAGATTCATATTGAGAAGCTACTTCAGGGTTCGCTTCTACTTTAGCTTGAATTTCATTTAATTCGCTTTCAACCGTTTTAAGATATTCATCTATTTCTTCCATAATAACTTATTTTTATCCGTCGCAAGATACACAATCTGCTTGGCGTGATCCTAAATCACCTTTAATTACTGAATCTGTTCTTAAATAATATAATGTTTTTATTCCCAATTTCCAAGCTTCTATGTGAACTTGATTAATCCATTTAGGAGAATCTTGAGGATCAAACGATAAATTTAAAGATTGCGTTTGATCTATATATCTTTGTCTAATTGCGGCTTGTCTAACTAATTCTAGCTGATTAATCTCGGGGAATGTTAAAAATAATTCTTTTTCATCTGGAGTTAATACAGTATCTGGTAGATTTAATACAGAGCCGTTATCTCTTAGCATTTGATCCCACCATTTATCTTTGTTTTCGCCTTTAGTATCTAACATAACTTCTAATACTTTATTTTTACGAATAAATGTACCTTTAGCACCGTTAAATGTGTAAATATTTGCGGGTAACGGCTCAATTCCTGCAGAGATGCCGCCTGTTATGACACTATTAGAGACTGTCGGAGCTATCGCAAGTAAATGCGTATTACGCATACCAGTTCCACGACACCATACTGGCTCTCCGTATTCTACTGCTAATTGTCTTGATGCAGCTTCAGCTTCAACTTTAATTTTACTAAATACATTATGAGTATATGCTGTGGACGCTATTGAGTTGAAAGGTACTTGTTTTTGTTGTAGAAACGTATGCCACCCCATTACTCCTAAACCTAATGCTCTACCTTTTTTAGCATGGTTATTAGTTCTAACCATACTTTCTTTACCACTTGTTTTTTCAATAAACTCTTGCATCACGCCATCTAAAAAGTAAATAGATAGTTGAACAGTATCTGTGTCTTTCCACTCATCGTATTTTGCTAAATTTAATGAAGATAAACAACATATAAATGAATGTTCTTCATCAGTATGTAAAGTAATCTCAGTGCATATGTTTGTCATAGATACATCAAGATTATTCATTAAATATGAAATTGGGTTTTGTTTATTTACATTGTCTTTAAACATGATGTAAGGTTCACCCGTTTCCATTCTTGCTTTTAGAATTTTAGTCCAACGCTCCATAGCTACTTGGTCTCTTGCTTCTAATTTTCTCATAAAAATATCATCTATAACAACACACTGATGTAAATTTAAACACTGTCTGTTAGGATCACCTTTAGCACGACGAATTTCTAAAAATTCATCAATATCAAAGTGATTAATATCTAAATTAACAGAAGCAGCACCTCTACGTACAGATCCTTGATTTGTAGCGATAATAGTTGAATCGTAAATTTTAGCCCACGGCACTACACCTTCCGATTTACCATTCCCTTTAATTTCAGTTCCTCTACCTCTAATTCTAGATAAACTAATACCAACTCCACCTCCTACTGAGGTTAGCTTCATTAATTCGGCATTAGTTAAACCAATACCTCTAATTGAATCTGGAGTGTCGATTCCAAAGCATGAGATTGGTAATCCTCTACTAGTACCCATATTTGATAATACAGGAGAAGCAAGTCCTAACCATCCATTCCAAAGGATTTTAAAGAATTTATTTTCTAAATCAGGTCTATTTAATCTAGTTGAAGCCGCTACAGCTACTCTTCGATAAGCCTTCTTAGGTGTTTCTCCAGGTAGCAAGTACCCTTTTGAAATTGTAGCTAATGAGATTTCGTCGAAATACTCAGGGTAGTCTTTACCCCTCTCCCACTGTGTGTAGTCGATAGTTAAATTATTGTCCATATAAAATTAAAATAAATCGTTTGCGTCCCAGTTTTGGACTCCTTTTGAATAATTAGTTACTCGGTTAGCGAAGAAATCTGTATGTTGTTTTCCTGCTGATAAGCTGTCAAACCATTTCATTCTCTTAATTGAAGCATCATCAATTCCATTGACAACGGGTTCATAACCTAAATCTTGCATTTTTGTATTAACTCTATATTTAATAAAGCTAACTAAATCGTATTTTGAGCAACCATCTAAATCACCCATTTCATAAACTTTATCAATAAAGTCTAATTCAAGTTTTAATGATAATAAAGCAGCTTGTTTAATAGCTTCTTTTAATTCGGGAGTATTTAATTCAGGTTTTTCAATTAATAATTGTCTAAATAACCAACATCCTGCTTCCGAATGCAAAGATTCGTCTCGAATTGACCATTCAACAATTTGTCCTACACCTTTTAATAAATTTCTTAGTTTAAATGAAAGAAGAATAGCAAATGATGAAAATAAATTAACACCTTCAGTAAATGCTGAGAATATGGCTAGCGATTTGGCTCGTTCGCTCCAATCTGGTTCATCTTCGATTTTATCTCTTACATTCATTAATGCTTGAATTTTAGCCATTGTTGATTCATCTTCTAAAAATTCAGAAAAATTATCTAATCCTAATTCTTCGTTCAATAATGAATAAGCTTCAGCGTGAACTGTTTCCATATTTGCAAAACACACAGCCATTGCTATAACTTCAGGTTTTCTAAACCATTTAGTAACTAATGTAGACCAATAATCGTTTACTACTGTTTCTGTTTGGGCAAATCCTTTTAGTATAGAACCTATAACATTTTTTTCGGATTCACTTAAATTTTGTTTCCAATCATTTACATCAGACATCATAGGGACTTCCGTATGTAACCAATGAGCTTGTTGTTGTTTCATCCAAAAATCAAATGCTTCTGGGTATTCAAAGGGCTTATAAACTACTCGCTCTTGGGTAATATTTCTCATATACGTTTTTAAATTTTAAATCGGGATTATAAATACATTAAAATGGGGCTTGATCTGTATTAAGGATGAAGTTTCTTAAAAAATCTTTTTCATCTTTATCTACTGCGTTGTAATCGCCGACTTTACTATTAAAAGCAGGGGTTTCTATTTCAAGAAAATCTTCAAATATTTCAATTTTACCCATTGATGTATCTATAGTTGACGCAAATGTCATACCATCACCACCTAATCTATTTTTCATAACATGCCAACGTCCAATACCTTCTAATTTATCTTTTCTATTTCTAGCTAAAGATAATACAATATCACCAATCATTAATTTAGAATATGACCCTGCTATGTTATCTCCTTCAATAATATCACTTTTAGCACCTGTTCTATTTGCTTGTGATGGTGTTACAATAGGTAAACCTAATTCAGTAGCTAATCCTCGAATACTGGTGTATATATCTTCAGTACCCTCTAATCTGTCTCGTGATGAATTTTTAAGTAAGTCAATATAATCAATGTAAATTACATCAGGAACAAATTCATATTGAGTTCTAAGTTGTTCAATGTGTTGTTCAATATTATCTAATGTAGTTTTACCTGCTGGGAATTCTTTGATTTTGATTTTACCAGGTATTTCATTAGCCATTTTCTCTACTTCTTCACGATGCATTGTAATTTGGTCTACAGGAATACTTAATAAATTAGCATCCATACGTCTTGCTACATAAGTTTCACTTAATTCTAAAGTATAATACAATACATTAAATCCTAATTTAGCAGCATGTGTAGCCATATCAATAATAGCCCATGATTTACCACCACCCGGATTACCGAATATAATAACTAATTCACCTTTACCATAACCACCTTGTGTAATATTGTTCATAACAGCCCAAGGAAATGGAATTGGTGATCTATTATCATCACGATATCTAGTTTCAATATCTTTTTCATATTCGTGACCAATAGATCTTATTTCACCTACTTTAAGTGCATTAAGAATTAATTGTCTAATAGAATCGAAGTCATTAATACTCAACAAATCAGTAGAAGCAATAATAGCTTTTTTCATTTGTTGATTTCGACAGAAACCTAAAAATTCGTCTTTAACATATTGGACATCTGTTTGTTCTGATTCTCTGTAAGCTTGGACTAATTGTTCTTTAATAGCGATTTTTAGTACATCGTTTTCTATTTTTTGAACTTCAACCTTAAGAGCTTCCATTGAGGGAACAGTATGATACTTACTAAAGTATTTTAAGATTTCTTTTATAACCCATTGATGAGATGTATTTTCAAAATAATCATCACTTAATGATTCGGAAATTGTAATAAGGAAATCTCGATCTGTTAATAAAGCACCAATTACTTTTGTTTGGAAAGTAGGTCCGTACTGAGATAATTTACTCAATGTTGTCATAACTTTTATTTATTTTATTTTGTTAAATATACTACCTTAGGATGAGGGATCCAAAGGTTTCGGCAAGCCAAGTATGCGTATTTCCAATAGAATTTCGCAAACCATCTGCTTCGTAAAGCATTACAAATCCTCCAACATTTAATGGAGTGATTTCTTCATTTAATGAATTAATTATATCTTCTTTGCTTTCATCTGATATATTAGGTGTGCGAATATTCATTAATTGGTAGTTAATACTCAACTGTTGTTTAGATTCTAATACAGCACCATGCATATTTTTAGCTCCTTGATTATCTTCACTTATCTCATAGATATCGTTTAAATCTAATTCGCTTTCTCCAGACAAATCAAACATTTTAAGGATTTTTTTAGGTCCTAATCCTCGTATTCCTGGTAGATTATCTGAATTGTCACCTAATAATGCCTTGTATAATAGAAAGTTATTTGGGTGTACATTAAATTCGGCTACAACGTCATCAACTTTGTATGTTTTGCGTTTAGTTGGTGAATACACATGTACTTTTTCACTAATTAATTGATAAAAATCTTGATCAGCCGACATAATGGTAACTTCATTGCATGTTTCATCATTTTCATAATGTTTTGCTATAAGTCCAATACTATCATCTGCTTCAATCTTATCAATTGATATTAAACTAACAGGAAGTTGTTTTAAATAATGAATTAAACGGGACATTTGCCCAGACATTGCATCACTTTCTTCTTCTTTGTCATCAAATACATCCCAATTCATAATGCGGGTAATATTTCTATTTCCTTTATAATCAGGGTATAAATTCTTTTTATTTTGCGTACTACCAGTACCATCAAACACAAGTATTACACGAGTAGGACGGAATGTTTTAATAGCGTAACCAACACTTCGTAGATAACCAACCAGACCACCTATATGGTGGCCTGCTGGGTTAATTGCATTTATTGTTGAGAAGTTTCTCATAAAAGTATTCATGGAATCTACAACAAGTATTCTGCTGTTTCTAGTTGGTTTGTCTTCTCCTAATGTACTTATGAGTTGACTTAGAAATTTTTTATCAAACATTAGTTATCATCTATTTCAATCATAGGAGATATACTTCTACTTTCATCCCATTCACTAGCGTCTTCAACAATTTGTAGTTCTTCTACATTTGTTCCTTCTGTAAACCACTCGTAAGCATATGTTTTTTTATAATCTTTTACGGCATCATTATCATCTGGTATAAATCCATGAGGTGTTACGATTATAGTTGAAGATGTTGCTATGCCACAATCAGCATGAATTTTATCAATTGCTATTTTAGTACGTTTAGCGAATTCAACTTTTTTACCTTTATGCTGTACATTAATTTTAGAAGTACCACTATTGGTTACATTTCCAAATGTAATTACAATTGAAGCATCCCAATACATTGCGTTTCCACCTTTATTTGTCATTCTAGGTTGTGACATCGGGGTTAAAGCCGGTTGTACTCCTGTTTTATTGATTACAAATAATGTATTTGTGTAAGGATATTTTTCTTTACGTGATAATGGAAATTGTTGGTTGATAAAATTACCAAATTGAGTAGCCATAGCACCAGCATTCCACATAGGATTATTATTTCCTTGTTTAACACTCATATCACACGGAATAGATCCAACTGAATCCCATAAGAATAATAAATCATAAGGTAATTTACCTTTCTTTTGTTCGTCCAATATATCAGCAATAAATGCAGATACATCTTCAATAGTATTTAACGATGATCTATCAACATATAGGAAAAATCCTTTATAATCCATAGTATCACCTGTAATTCCGTCAGGAATAGCTTCTACTTCTAGTCCCATTTTCTTAGCGTGAGCAAAATCCCATTTCATCTCAGTAATAATAAATACAGGTAATACCTCCATTTGTTGAGCGGACACTGCGGCCTCAATCAATAATGTAGTTTTCCCTGTATCGGAACCCCCACGAGCAATTGTTACATGGCCCATGGGTATTCCTGGAATAGAGAGTGCATCTTGTACAGCTGGGGAAAATGGGATCCATCGTTGTTTTTTAAACTTAGATGACTCCGATAGGAATTTTGATTTTTTAAAACTATCTAAATCAAATGGCTTACCAGGAGACGATTTTATAGCGGCCGAAGCCATATCGTTTAAGGTTCTTTTAGCCATGATTAAAATAAGTCGTTAAATTTATCTGCTTTTGGTTGTTTTGTGCTTAAAGTATAATTAGGCGCTGGTGTTTCTGCTTTAGCATCCCAAGGCATATCATTAAGACCTTCTTCTTCTTTAGCAACAATAGGTTCGTCAGTATCATCTTCTTCAGGATTAGCCCATTTTTGGAAGATTTCATTTAAGCTTTCATAGGTATGTTTTCTATTAATTGCAAAGATATCTGGTTGTTCGTCTAAATACAGTTGTAATGCTTCAGCATCATCTGTAATAGGTGTAGTTTTTACTCTTGGTGTAAGAAGACATTTAACTACTTTACGACCTGCTACAGTATCATCAACTCCTTCAACAATAAAATCACGTCCATCTTGAATGTCCGTAAAATCACCATAATCTTCGTTCATTGCAATATTCATTAATTGGGTGTAAATTTCTTTACCAAATTCCCATAAACGAACTCCTGATGCTTCTTCACCACGAACAATAACAGGTGCGAATACTCTCATTTTAGGAGTAATCTTTTTAGCCATTTGCCAATGATCCGGATTGTCAGATTTACGAAGTTTTTGTGCTGCTTCTAAGATTGGGTCAGCTTCACCCCAATTTGTTAAGGCCAAAATAGGTCCTTTAGTGTAACCATAGTGAAAATAAACTTCACGGAATGGTGTTGACTTGTTAAATTTTGACGGAATAATACGAACTTGGTGTTTTCCCACTTTCGGTTTCCAAAAAATTTTGGAATAGTCAATTTTGTCTTTGGTTTGCCCTTTGCTTTGGAAAGAGTCCAATTTTGATTTGATTAAAGATAAATCCATAACATTTTTTAATTTTAATAATTATAAGTAAGATAAATGTACGAAAGGAAAATTAGGAAGCCAAATTAGACTTCAACAATAGTGTGGATTTTTGTATGTACTTTTCTTAAGCCGCCTTCTTGAGTAAGTAATATAACATTACGGTGGTCAGGCCAGTTTACTTTGTAGTTAGTATCAAGTACACCTTGATTTAGTTCACGAATTAAAGCGTTTAATGCATTAATTGTGTATAAAGTATTAGATTCTTTTTTTCTATGTAGTAATATTGTGCTAGGTAGTGCATTTTTCGATGTAGTATTCATAACATCAATGTTATATGTTAAAATCAACTCGTTAGTATCCGGAGAGGATAAAACGAATATTTTATTATATAAAATAGAATAGCGATTTGTAAGGGCACCTAGCACTTCATCTAATCTATCTTGAGCAATAAAGGTGCAAAATAATTTATTTCCTACCATGTCATCAATAACAATGTCGTTAAATTCATAACTGGCCATAAATATGTGTTCTTGGGTCATAACCGTTTGTTTTTCTATTTTAAATTATTATAGTGTGTTCCTGTTTTTACTCGTGTTGGGTATTTTAATTTAGCTAGGATCTCCCCAATTTTCTGCGTTTCTTCGCGCGATACATCTATAAGCACGGAGTCATATGTATAGAGCACTATACGCGATTTTAACGGCCTAAACTCGCCAAATAATGCATGTAGTTGTTCTACGTTTTGCGATGTTTCGAAATTCTGGATATAGTAGTTAAGTATTTTTTGTGGTGTTGGGTTTTCAATATCTTTTAAATGAAATATTTTACCTGATGGTGTTTTAAATGAACCACCATATTGGATTTCATCCCATAAACTATCTGTAAACATGTCTACTTCCTTGAAGAATGGCTTGTTTTTAAATTCTTTTCGTATCCCTCCGTATAAATTTTGAAATGTAATTTCTTTTACTTTAGATATATCGGATTCGTTTAATATTTGGGCAATTTGAACATATACACTAGTATCGTAATCAAATTTGTATCCTACTATATCACCTAATAAACGAGGGTGATAACCATTAAAATCAAACTCCATAAATAAGTCATTGCCAGGAACAAAGCATTCTCTCTCCCCGTTTTCTTTATTTAGAGCAGCATAATTTATATTATTGAAGGAATTAGAAGGGCGACCAGTAAGAGTATATAAATTATAATTAGTATAAGCTCGTCCTTGTTTGATTGAAAAATGCGGCGTAGGATGGTTTTCATGGTATTTAATAAAGCATTCGCGATCTAATTTAATGCCTTCTTTTTCAATTTTAAAGAACACATCAATTTGTTTATTTGTATAATCAGTATTTTTATCAATATATGGTTTTACTAACTCGTAAAGTAATTCGCAATATTCATAATGTTTAGAAATTGGAATTAATTCATTAACATTCTTTATTGAACCGTGGTTACGATAAAAATCAAACATAATTTCAGGTTCACATTTGCTTAGCTCTAATTTAGCGCCTTTAGCAATACTGTTTAATGTTATATCGTTTATTTTACCACTTAAAAAATATTTAGTGTGTTTTGCATCAATAGCATATAATTCCTTTTCAGACAGGAATTTTTTAAGTGGTTGCCATTTTAGACTTAGTGATTCGTTATGTTTAATACAGAATATATATCCTTTATCATCAAATGGTTTAACATAAACTAATGATACTTCAGATATAGCAGGGTGATAATTGTAATTGTTCGATATTACATGAACAAAACATTTATCAAAAGGCGGTAAAAACGGTAATTGAGATTCCTTCTCGATAATATAAAACATAACCTTATTTATTTATTCGCTAAATGTACGAATAAATTTTTAGGAAACCAAGAAAGATGTCAATCCAGGCATTTGACTATTAACTTCTTCTAAAGTTTGAGTGTTTTGATCGTAAATTATTACTTGATAATTTGATGAAGATTGGTCAGCTAGTTGATTATAAGCGTTTTTATCTATTTCTTTAATTAAAATATTTGAAGTTCTTAAGTCTTTAGAAAAATAACGAGGAGAAGACAAGGAAACATTAGGATTTAATAATGAATCTTTTAAAGTAGGAACGGACCCAGCAGATAAAATAGAAGCAGTATTTTTTGATAAAACATTATAAGTTTCTAATGATTGAGAATTATTATCAAATGTTTTTCCTGTAGAATATTTAGTACCATTAACTATGTTATATGATCCTAGATAAGGTTTTTTATCACTTATGTAACGTAAAGCAATATTTTGCCCTATACCAGTACCATTGGTATATAAACTTTCTTGAATTCGGCTTTTAGGTATTGGTCTCATTAATTAATTAAATTATTGCCAGTATAAAGAATCTCCAGATGTATTAAATCTATTATAATAGTTTTCAGCAAATGTGCTTCTTTCATATGCTTGGAATCTTGTGCTATTTTGGTAGTCTGTTAAATTTCCGCAATCTGCACATACTTCTACTATTTTAGCAAAATTAAATCCTGCTGTATAAGGAGTTACCGTACTAGGAGTTGCTTTTAAAAATCTAGCAGTATTAGGCCATTTATTAATTAAATAATTTGTTTGTTCTTCTACTGTTGTACCAATTATAGCAAAAACACCATTTGGATCTGTAGTGTTACCTACACCTTTTCCATTCCATTGGATTAAGCCTACAGAAGGATATCCATTAAGATCTTTAGCCCATACTGCTCCTGGATCAAATGAACCTCCTGTTTCTTTTGATATATTACCTAATGCAGCTGCTACTTGTACCTTATTCCATCCTGCAGCTTTTAAAGTATTAAAAACTATTAATTCATTGGCGGCCGCGGCTGCTGTATTTGGTATCCTTATTCGATTTTTACCTACTTTAATAATTGTTCCTGGATATTGGTTATTATCCCATTGTTTCCAAACCTTTATTCCTGTGGCATTTTCAAATACAACAGGATAAGCACTTAATTCTGTGGTCCAGTCATTTCCTGAGAGTTGGTGTCCTAGTCTAGTTACAATATATGCAATTTCTCGGTTACCTATGTTTTTGTATCCTTTAGGTATAATGTCTTGATTAATTTTAAATAAATTTCCTATAATTATACCACCAATACCATCTAAAGTAATAGTTAATTCTGTTGGTATAATAGTTCTAAAACGGTTTTGTGGATCAAATCTATCTAAACTAGCTAAAAAGTCTCTATAAGCAAAATCTAACCCACCATAAGCATAATTAAAATTATCATTTGTGCTATTTAAAGTACTAGAACCATTTATATATTGAAAATAATTATATATCTTAGTTAAAAAAGGTAAAAGAAATGTAGCAGGACTATCAGGTTTATTAGGATCTTTTTTTAACTCTATAGTTGAATTAAAATTCTTTTTAGGTATTAATCTATCTGATATCCCTTCATTCCATGCAACTAAAGTAGCATTATCGTATCCTAATTTTCCTATACCTTCAGGATCTTGAGCAGATATAGCTATAATAGAACCCATTTCAGGAAATATTTTAGATGAAAATTTATAATCTCTAACTACAGAATTAAGATTATGCATTTGAAGAAGAAATAATTTTTCTTTTGTACTTCCAGTAAAATTAATATCAATAATTCTACCTATAGCATTTCGATTATCTACTTGAATATCAAAATTATTTATATTTCCTAAACTATTTTGAACATCTCTCATAACTCCTTGAATATAATCCCTTATAGATATAGTATTTTTATTTTGAGGATCACTAGAAGCAACATTTTTAGAAATTGCATGTTCATATAAGTAGTTTAAATTAACATATATATTTGAAATATATCCTAATTGTTTTGTATCACCATTATTATCTTCTAAAAAAGGTAAAGCACTTTTAGATGATACATTTGAAGCTGCGTTAGCAACTTGATCTGCTACTACAGGGATTTGATTTATAAGACTTTGTTGTAATGCTCCTTGTATAGGAATACTAGAAAGAGATGTTTTAAGAAGATCAATTACTTCTTGTTTAGACCATTGTTTTTGAGTTTTATCAGTAGTTGAAACAGCTCCATCTTCAAACGGGTCTTCATTAAATCCTACAATATTTTGTTCATATATATCTGGTTTCCCTGGAGGGGCGGGATCATAATCATAGCGAAATAGTTGATCATATAATTTATTAACATTTCCAAAGTAATCTAAAAGATTAACAGTACCCGATCCAGGATTTGTGTTAGGGGAAGAAAATCGGGTTCCATTCCAAAATTCAAGTTCAGGAACTCCACTAGGAAATGTAAATCCAACTAAAGCATTTCCTAAATCCGTAGCTAGTGTTGTTATGTCATCTTTTAAATTACCATCATATTTATATTGTTTTGTATTTGTAAGGTCAAATCCACCTCCAAATGTAGAACCTAATGTTGTATCTCCTGTTCTAGTCATTTTAGAACCAATTCGTTCAACTACTGCAGGCAGCACAGAATTTTTTAATGTAGAAAAATTGGTATTAAAAACGGCATTCTGGATATCTCTAGAAGGTGTTATTCTTGCAGGTGGTGTAGGTGATGTAGGTGCTTGAATTGAGAGGTTATTCCAATTGTCATTTCTAACATAGCATACTCCTAGATTAGTTGATAGAGCTAAAGGACTAGCTATACATTTAAGAGATTTAGCATATGCATTAATTGGTTTTTGAGGATTAAATAATGATTCAGGAGAGTTAGTGCTATTTTTCTTATCGTATTTTATATAATTTTTAGATTTATAGTCAGTTTCATAAGTTACTAACTCAGAAAGTGGTTGATTACTAGCTCCTTTAGTAAACACATACGTACTAAGTAAATCACAAAAACTACCTAATGTTATATATATTTCTGCTTTAGGATCGTTTTGTCCTAGGTTTTTAACTAATCCTCCTCTATCACCCTTATTCTCTCTAATATCTTGTCTATAAAGATAATAATAGTCTCCTGATCTGTCAGTTATAGTTGTTGATAATCTGTCTGATCTTCTATAAGCATAGTTCCATAATTCTTGGATTAATCCGGGAATAATTCCTTTTTCATAAGATTGAACAACATTTATATTAGAAGGAGCTCCTGGTATTTGAAGTATTCCTTTGTTAGAGCTATCAAATGCTATTGTTTCTCCAGGTACCCAATTACATTTAAGTGATTCTAATACTTCACCTAGTGATATAATAGAAGTAGTACAATCGTATCCACCATCATCTCTAGCAGCCCAATTATAATTTTTAACATACCCTAATAAGGCATCGTATGTTCCTCCACTTTGATCAATTAATTCATAAATTTGAGCAAAAGCATCATTTAATTTTAGATCGCTTTTATTTAATATATCATAGCTAGGAGTATAACCATTTATTTTAGCAAAATCCCAACCAAATTCTAAAAGTACAGTATATCCCGGACGCATATAAAGAAGTTCTAATTCTTCTAATTGTTTAATATCCCAACAATTAAATGTTACTGTTGCTTCTTGAAGTGAACCGTATGCTCCCTTTGATTGTATAGCTACATTAGTAATACCCGGCATAGGTCTAATACCAGTTCTGTTTAAATTGCCTCCTTGAGATCTGTTACTATAGGCATTTGATGCATTTCCTAAACCATTTTTTTGAGTAAAAACATCTACAATACCATCTTTAGTTTCTTTTGTAGAATGATTTAAGGTTCCACCTTGTAAAACATAGTTTTTTGCTAGTTCATTGGTTATACCCCCTTTACTATCTCTAGTATTAACTCCTGAAGTCATTCTTACCCAAGCTGAGCGAGAATTTAATTGGTGGAGAAAAGCGGGAGTTCTAGCAGCCATCCCATCTTGTCTTCGTTTTAATTCGTTTTGAATAAATGTAGGGAAGGTTTCTCTAAATATTGACATAACATTTTATTTAATTAATATTTCCGAATATAGTTAAAACATTATTTATATCCGTAGGTATGCGTAATTGTGTTCCAGGCACAGGAAACATAGATCCTAATGTGCAATTATTATTTATAGCAGATATAACCCACCATAATGAAGCATCTTGATAGTAAGTATAAGCTAATAAATCTAATCTATCCCCTTCTACAGTAACAACATATAAATCATTAGCCGTTGGTGGTATGATAGGAAATTGTTTAGCTTTATAGTATTGTTTTCCCGCACCGAATGGGGAATCAATAGTTGTTGTTAATATGTCTGCGTTATTGTATATCATTATTGTGGTATATTAAGGGGAGCAACAATATCGTTTATAGTTGCACCTCCCGTTACGGGGGCTAATTGAGGCGTAGGTAATACTGATACAGGGCGGACTCCTGGTGAATTTTCTCCCACTGGTATTTTATTATCACTTCCAAATATATCTGTTAACCATTTATTTTGATTACTTTGTCTATCACCCATAAATGCTGGTAGATTTTTCCAATCTGCTACTGGTTTTCCGTCTGAACCTGGTACTGTATTTAAAATTGTTGGAAATTTGCGAGGAACGAAGTCATGTACCGGAGCAAATGTCATTGTTATAGTCATTACGTGTGGTAATTCATATAAATCTCCACCACTTTCTGGTTCATCAATTGCTATCTCCCAAGGTGAATCGTTACCTATAGAATATGTTAAATTTTTAATTATTCCTGGTTGTCTGAACATATAATCACCTAATGTTAATCGCATATATGGGGCTCTCATTATATTATTACTATAATCAGGCATTGTATTTGAATATAGATAATTTAATTTTTGCCACATTGGTCTTAATTCTTCCTCAGACATTGCCGCTACTTGAAGAGTAAATGAAATATTTCGTTCAAATCCTTTGTAAATATAAAAAGGTTCTCCACGTCCTATATAATTAACTGTACCCCAAGACGGATTTGGACTATCTGTAATATCCTTAAGGTACGAACGAAAGATCATCCAGACACTATTTGTTGGAGAGTCGTTATCGACTGCTTCAATTCTAAATTTGATTAAATCTCTTACTCTAGTAGGTCTTGCGTTTCCTGGTATTTTAATATATGATGAGCCCGGAGCGTCTGAAGCATAGTATAGTGGGGTTAAATTAACCTCATCTTTATAACCATCAGCTTGGCTTAAACCCAAGCGAGAATCTATATTAAATGTTTTTAAATCTAAATTTTTATATTTAGATCTCCCAGTTATATTAAAGCGAATAGGTGTACTAGCTTGATTAGCCTTATTAATTTGACTTACTCCAACTGTGGTACCTATATTTTTTTCAAAATATGTTGTTCCTATTTGATTTTTATTTGTCTGTCTATCAATAGCACTTTGTAATATTGAGTATGTTTTGGCAGCCCCGTAATTAATAGCATTTTGATCAATTTGATTACTTTGAGCTAGAGTATTTGTTAGATCTTCAGAAGGAGGAAGAATATTATTACTATATTCTATTAAAGCTTCAGAATTGTATAAGTATTGTAATGATACTCCTTGAGCATTATAATAGTTTGGATTTAAAGCAGGGCGTACATATAAATAATCTTCATTCTCATCTACAGCGTTGTTAGTAAAACCATCTTGTGAAATTTCAAGAGGTTTAGTTAAAGGTAGATATTGAGGATTACTTAATGTTTTGTAAATATATGGGATAGTAGTAATTCCTATACCATCAATAGAACCAGGACCACTAATGTATGAAGCTATATTGGCATCCGGGTTTTTTACTAATTTAGCTTTTAATCTAACTAATCTATTGTTAGCTCCTTGATCTTCTTGATTGTTATTAAAGGCAACATTTTCATATTTGGCATCATCGGATTGAATCGGCAACAAACCATGTCTTGTTATATGACCTCCAAAAGCATTAAGTGGAACTTGAAGTAATGTATTAATACCACCATTATAGATACGAGTATTCCCTATATTAGCGTTAAAATTATCACCACCTCCAAAAAGTGTACTAAAGTTTCCTTGTAATACATTATTTAATATAGCTCCAGCGCCTAGAGGTGCTTCCAACTGTGGATTAGACAACTGTAGTCCAACTTGTTTGATTACAAACAATGGACCTTGTGGTGCATCTTTTAAGAATTTACCAATACGAATGAAATCTTTTTGAGAAGCATTTGTTGCTCCTGTAAAACCTCCTCTAATTAAACCACCGTCAATTCCTACAGCGTCGTTAGGATCGGCTTGTTGGTCTAAAGCAGGTGGAATAGCAGTAGTAATATATGGAGCTCCACTATCACCACCACCTATTGTATCACGTCCGTATCTTAAATTCCTTAGATTTGTTAATGAAGCCTGTTGGAATATACCCATTATTAAGTATTAAGGGTGTGGGAAATCTACGTATTTAAGTCCAGGTGCGTTTCTGTAGGGTGCCGTATTTAACGGATCGGCTTCTTCTAAACGTGATGGTGTTGGTATAAATGGTACAAATCCACCTGCTATTACTTGAATAGGTGGGTTTCCATTTACTGAATATTGATCATGGCGAGACCCTGGAGGATTTGGGTTAACGTTTGGTTGAAACGTTGGTGGTACTGCCCCTCCATTCCATTTAGGTACTGCATTAGTGTACGATGTTGGATTTTGTAGTAAGGTTACTAATGATGTTGGCATATTATTTATGTTTTAATGTTTATTATAAATATTAAATTAAGCTAAGCTATAATTACTTTTAAGCAATGAGGTCCCTACTTTATCTGGTCCCATATATATGTCAGATTTTTTATTATTGCTTTGCTGTACAAGTTGATTAGTAATTAATGTGTTTTTGTTTAAATCTTTTAATTCATTTAATAAGGCAGAATTATCTTGAACAACCGCGGTTTGTTGTTTTGGTCTATTAATCATATCTCCTAATCCTGGAGCAGCAGCAAATTCATCATTATCGCTTAATGAAAATAAACCACCTTCTTTAGGTGATATTATAGTTTTACCTTTAGCAGAATACATATCTCCAGCAGATGTAGGTTGAGTGGCATCAGTTTTAGCATCGTCAAATGCCCCCATCATAGCAGCAATTCCCGCTACTATACCAACAGCAGCAAGACCAAAAGATATAGCAGAAGCAGTAGCAATAGCGCCAGCAGCTGATAATTCTAATTCAATTGCTAAGGTTGCTAAAGTTGCTAGTGTTTTCCCTAGTGATACCCCAGCAATAGCTAACATCATACCATATAAACCTCCAGCACTTGAAAGTGCACTAGCCATTGCTTCAACTAACTGTCCTAAAGGACCTCCTACTAAGCTTGTAACAATATCCTGCATTTTTTCCATAGCAAGATTAAATTGTTCTTGAGCATTTAATGCTTCTACTTTTTTAGCTACTTCCTCACCACTCATAGAAACAATTTGTTCATGTGACATGCCCAAATATTGTTGTTTTAATAGCTGATCGGTAAGTTCATCTGTAGTTTTACCCATCATATCCGCTATCTTCTGTTGAGCAATAACGTTCATGTTAGAGTAGTTATTAAAATCAATTCCTTGATTTGCTAACTCTTTCATTTCTGTTGTTAAATCTCCAGTTAAAGCAGCAGCACGAGCACGTTCTAAATTAAATTGTCTTCCTGTAATTAATTCGGCTTGTAATTCATTTTCAATAGATGATTCAAAATCAAGTAAAGCAGATGCGGATTTTTTAGCGCTTTCTAAAGTAGTACCTAATAATCTAGCTTGAACAACAGCTTCTGTTAGGGCAGGTACATTACCTTTAAACATTGCTAATGTTTGACCAGATATTTTACCAACTTCATCCATAACTTCTACTTGATCTTGTTGAAGTCCATTTTGAACTGAGAGTTGTTGGGTAGTTTGATAAATGATGTTTTTAACATCTTTAAATTCTTGTCCAGATATCTTAGTAAGTTTTGCTAATCCTCCAGCAGATTCATTACTAATTCCAAGTGTTTTAGTTAACTTAATGAACTCAGTGTTCATGTCTTCACTAAACTGGGTGTTGTATCCTAATTGCTTTCCTAACTCAGCATTAGCAGCAACCATTCTTCCAGTAGTAACTGCTATATCTCCAGAAGCAACAGCAATAGCATTAAATTCTTGTCTTATAACAAGTGCTTCATCATAAGTTTTAACTAAACCTCTTTGTATTTTTACTGTTTGATCAGATATGGCAAACGCCATTTGTTTAATAAACGCAAATATTGCAGTAAATGGGCTAAGTAATTTTGATATGTCTTTATATGTGTTACTTATTCTATTAGTTACTGTATCTTGTTCTTTTGCTAGTTTAAGAAGAATTTCATGTTTTTTTATTTCATCTTCATATTGTTTTTGGAGTCCTTTATGAGATTTTATTATATCTTCAACTTTATCTAAAGTTTGTTGTTTTTGAGCAGTAATTTTTGCTTCTTGATTTTGATCTTTTTCTAAAATCTTTATATTATCTTCTTGATATTTAATTTTTGCTTTAATATCTCGAATCGCTTGAGTTTGTAGGGCTCTATCAGCAGTTTCTCTAGTGTTTCTGCGGGCGACTTCAGTAGCAGCTAGTTGTTGTCGTAAATCATCAATTTTAGCATCAGCTTCTCCAATTCTAAGTCTTCTATTAATTTCTTTATCTTCTAATTTAAGAAGTTCTTCTTGAAGGTCTTTTTGTCTTAAAGTAAATCTACCTCTTGCTTCAAATGACTTATTGTTTCGAGCCATATAATCGGCATAAGTCTGCCCAATATTAGCAATAGATTTTTCTACATCTTTTACTTTTAATCGTCCATCAGTTAATTTTTTAGATAAACCAATGGTTTTAGATAAAGCATCATTATATCTACCTAAATCATTATAAAGTTCACTATTAGCTCCTTTAGAAAGTTTAAGCTCATCCGTAACAGATTTAATATTTCTAGACAAAGATCTCGATAAATCTATAGATTCTTTTAAGGAATCATTAAATCTATTTAGTTCTTCATTATTTTTTTGAAAATCTGGATCGTTAGGATTGTTAGCCATAGTAGTGTATTATATAGATAAATATGAAAAGCCCTACTTTCGTGGGGCTTTTGCTGTGTAGGTTGGGTTCATTGGAGGTTTGACAGTTGTTGATGAAGCTGATTTCATAGATTTTTGTTGTTTTTCAGCATCAGCATTTTGTTTTTCAAAATGTTCTCTAATTTTATGATATATAAAATCACGATGCGAAATAGGCAAATTGTAAACTGTATTCCAATCGTATCCTCCATTTCCGTAAAATACAATTTCATGTATTCTAGAAAATAGATATTCTCGATATTTAGGCGTCAGGCCAAAAAAAGCTAATCCCAATAGGGATAGTTACGCCCTCCTGAACGTAGCCATCTTTGTTTAAAGTTATTGTAGTTTCAATATCTGGGGATATCTCGTTATAATATTTTTTTAATGCTCGTGAATCTGGTGCTAGTAAGTAATTATCTACGAAATCTACAATCGATACTAGGTCAGTCTTGCCGTTAACTGCGATTATCATGCGCTTTAAACGCGTAGTATTCTCGAATGAGCCATTTGGGTCAATTTTTTGAAGTCCTTTAAGTTCTGCGTCAATTGCTTTATCGTCTTTGCCTGTTAGTAACTTAAATGTTACGGTATTATTTGATTTAGGTAATTGAAATTCAAATTCGTTTTTACCTTTTTCGAATATATTTTCGTCTAAAGGTTTTTCATCTAATGTAGTTAAATCTAAGGAATATTCATCATCGTTACCTGTTGATTCGTTTCTAAATTTGAATGAATATTCTTTACCATATCCCAAGATACGAGCAGCAAATAAAACTGCGTTTTTATCACCTGTAACCAACTCATCAATATCAATTGGTGTTACTATAAGTGATTTTAGTAATTTATCAATAGCAGTTCCCTGCTTAATGAAGTTAATGTTAGTTAAGATATCTTCATCTCGTGCACTCATGTAGCGCATTTCGATTTCTCCCTTAGCTAACAACGATGTTTCAGGGTAAACAAGACCTTTTGATGGTAATGTAACCGTTTCCGTTGGAATTTTTAAATCTGTCATAAACTTATTTTAATTTTATATATATAAATATAATGAAACTATGTTTTTTGTAAAAGAAACCCGATATTTCTATCGGGTTTTTTATTTAATTTCTAGGAGCATCTGTTCTATCTGAGAAATAGCGATCTATATACCCTTTTATTCCTGAGACAAACTCAGATTTCTCTCTATCTGTTAATTTACTATAATCTTTTAATACATCTAATTCACCAAGCATATAGGCAAAACCACGTTGCATGTTATCAACACTATTTCTATGTTGATCTACATTTCCGTCAGAACCTACGTTTCCGTCAAGTGCTTCAGAAATACATTCTTGAATTAGTTGTTTAAGAATTTGATTCATGTTAGTAATTTAAGATGCAATAATCCATACCAATTGTCATAGTAAGATTAACTGCTTCTGTATATGTCGACCAATCGTAATCGTCAAAGTTTGCTGTTTTGATAAAAGCACCTTTAACAACCCATTCTGATACTACATCACCAACTGGACCTAAAACATTAAATGTAATGTCTTTTTTATAGAAATCTGAGTAACCAGCTCTACCAGTGATTGATTCATATGCTAAACGAGCCCATTCCATTACTACTTGAGCACCTGATGGAGCAATTGGATCAAATAATGTGAATGTCATATCACCCCATAGTCTTTTTCCACTACGGATTTTTCTATAGGTGTTGATGTGATCTAGTATAATTTCTCCATCATCGAAATTTACGGCACTAACACCTTTAATGATATATGATGGAATACCATTTACATACATTATAAACCTATTTGGTACTTTAGGTTCATATTGAGTAAACATAATTTCGTTTGCGTTTAATATAGGCATGTTATGTTGTATTTATTAATTGTTTATTATAAATATTACTTCTTATGGGAATGATACACCAGTTGGTAAAATTGTGAAATCTAATATTACGAATTCAGCAGTTTTAGTTGGTTGGATGTAAATTTGACCTACTAATTGGTTTCTATCTACAACACTTGGTGTGTTATTTGATTCATCCATAATTACTTTAAACGCGTATAAACCTTGTCTTTGTACTACTGAGTCTAAGTATGGGTTTACTTGGTTTAAGAATTTGTTTCTTGTAACCGCTGTATTTTGTTCAAATACTAATGAACGAGATACACCACTAATATATCCTTTTAAGGCAATTAATAATCTTCTAACATTTACTCTATCTAAAGCAGTTGCTTTTTGTTGTAATGTTTTCTGTCCAAATACTACAACACCATTTCCAGGGAATGTAGCTAATGGGTTTACATTATCTAAATATAAATTGTTTCTATCGCTTAATGATAATTTTCTTTCAACTTTTACTACATTTGGAATACCACCTCTAGTAATACCTGCTGGAGCAAACCATGGAGCTGCTACTTGATCTGTAAAGGCAAATACACCACCCATTAATACTGAAGCTGGAACCCATACTAATCTACCCATTGCGGAGCTGAATATTTGGCACCATGGCCAGTATGTAGCACCATAGCTAGAATTTGAAGCATTTGCTGCTGTTTTAGCACTTGTAACTGTACCACCATAAGGAACAGGGTCAATTACTGCTAAAGCATCTGCTCTTCCTTCACATAAAGCTATTGGATCAGCGCCGTTAGCACCAATATTAATATTTGAATTTCCACCGGCTAAGAATAAACCAGGAGTCATTAATATGTTAAATATATATTCGTCTGAGTTATTTAGTAAATTAATTGCTGGGAAGTAATCTTCTGTTGTAAATCCTTGAGCATTTGTTACACCTGAAATAATATTTTCATACATGAATCTTGGTAATGTAGTATCTATTAATCCACCATTAAATGCACCTGCTAAGCCTCCATCTCCATTTGCTGGTAGACTTCCACTAAATAGTGCTGATTGGTATAATCCGTTATTATCGAATGTACCAAATTGAGCTTGTGTTACTGTTGCAATTCTGATGTATCTTGATGCATTTGGAAAATCTCCACTATAATCAATGTATCCTTGACCGTCTGTTACAGAATAAGTATAAACTGGTTTTGTATTACCTATTACTCTAGCTATGTAATTTGGTTGGTCAACATCTAATGATAAGTTAGTCCATGTTTCAAGAACGTTTGGTTGAGCATCGTTATCGTTACCGCTTCTTACAACTAAGGTAAATGTACCTTGTGTAGTATTTACGTTTTGAACCTGCCAACGAACATTAGTAGCGCTACCGCTTACTAAAGCTCCTGAAGATAATATTGAACCTGAGTTGTTCATTTGAGCACCCCAAGCTAATGTTTCAACTTCAAAACATTGGGTTCCTGTTAAACCACCAGCAAAGTTGTTAGTAATACTTGATGACAATATTCTAAATGAATTTCCTAATGATTCATTTTCATATACACTAGCTGTTACTGCTAAATCAGTTATAGATGACGTTGCAGCAATTCTAAATGTAGATTGTAATGAATTAATTTTATCAGTAATATTAGTTGCTGTAGCTGTAGCTGTTGATCCTGTTGTAACAAAATATATTGGAGCAGCATCTACTAAAGTGCTACTACCTGTCATAACAAATTTACCATACGATGCAGTTGTTGATGTACCCGCAGCCGAACCTGTTAATAAGAAGAATATAGTGTTATTACCTGGGTCATTTACGTGAAGCCCTGCTACACTCATAGAAGAGGTTGCATTTAATCCTACTAAAGGAATACTTGCAGACGAGAATGATTCTAATGCTGAGCCTGTTCCTTGGTGTGTGATTCTTGTTACTAATAGAGTTGTACCTCCATTATCGAAATAATTTTTAGCTGTTAATGAGGTAAAATATTCCATAGAGCCACTTGCTCCATTGCTAAAAGTAGTTCCAAATTTCGCAATATACTCACTATATGAAGTGACTAATGTTGGAACATAAGGAATACCGTTAACCGTTGGTCCAATGATAGCTGCACCAGCTTCAATAGGGCCTTGTGTTACTGCGCTCTGGTCGTTTTCATTGGTGTATACACCAGGAGAGATAATTGCTTCTGCCATTTTATGTTGTTATTTTAAATTGTATTAGGGTTGTTCTAATGATAAATATTCTAAAACCCTTACAAACCTAAAATAGGTTTATTTAAGTTCACCTGTTTCTAGATCAACTTGTCTATCTCCATATTTTTCGCCTAATTTAGCGGTTAATACTAGACGTTTTTCATTAATTTCTTGAATATAGTTGATTAAATCGATTCTATTTCCATTTAATTCGTCTATTTTTTTCTTAGCTTCTTCAAGATTAAGAACTACTATTCCTAAATCAAATAATGCTTTTTGATATCCTTCATGGACACTTTTAAATTCTGCTAATTCTTCTACTGTTAATTGATCTAATGATTGTGTTTGTGTTTCTGCGTTTCCTTTTAACATAACGTTGGTTTTTAATTAATTATTTATTTATCCCATTTGTTTTCTGGGCAAGGGTTTGTTTTTAAATCTATTGGTGAGAATATTTTTTTGTCTAGTGGACACCCACATAAACTACAGTAGTAAAAATCTATTACTGCTGTATTTTTTTTACGAAACTCACACCCATTACATATAGCAGCTCTATTTTCTGCTAATTTTTTTTCTTCTGGTGTTGGGTTAGCTGCTGTTATCCAAGCTGATGATATTTCTTTAAATTTTTTAAACATTATTCATTTATTAGTTATGTTTCATTATAATAAATATATTTGAGATATCCAAATGTTTTTAGAAAGGATTATCAGAACTCCAAGTTAATCCACTAATATTATTTACAGTTATATTTAGTCCACTTGAATCCGTCAATAACCCAGCATTGTCCGTAGCTAATAATAATAATTTAGTATTAGTTGATGGTGTTATTGGTGATGTTGGTGGAGTAAAGTCAGCAGTATATAATGCGGTCCCATTAACAAAATTAAAGTTAGTTATTTTTCCTGGGAATCTATAGCTTAATGGGAAATATTCTCCGATATTTCCAAGAGATAATTTAGATAATAGTGGAGCGAAATCTACACTTCCTATACTATTTCCAGGATTTGATAAAACACCATTAACATATATATTAAATGTTGTTGATGTTCTAGATATAGCTATATGAGTCCAATCTAGTAATGTTGTTGTTGGTACAGAAGTAACAAATGAATAACCAATTCCAGAGTAACTTACAACTAATGTTAAATTAAATAATATATTAGAGTTATAATCAGCCATACTAAAGTGTAAATAATCTGTATTTGAATTATAAATAGAGAAGGGAATTATTGCTCCGTTAGCTGAACTGAATGTGCTTAATTTTTGAAACCACTCAATTGTAAAATCATTATATCCTAATGAATAATCTGTACTAGCTACATCAGTAATAGCATATCTACCATATTCATTACCAAAATCTATACTACCTCCATAAACTGGTGCTGATGATGGTGTAATAGATGGTGTAATAGATGGTGTTATGCTTATGCTTGGTGTAATTGTTATGCTTGGTGTTATACTTGGTGTAACTGATATAGATGGTGTTACACTTGGTGTGGCTGATATACTTGGTGTTAGGCCCGGTGTAGCTGATATGCTTGGGGTAATTGATGGGCTAGGGGTTGGGCTTGGTAGTGGTCTACCAGTTCCCGGATTAGCCGATGCTCCTACAGGTCCATTAGCATTTACTACGGTTTCTCCAGTAATAGAAACAACTGATTTAGAAAAAAATTGGCGTTGCCCATTAGTGGCTAAATCCCTATTGATTGTTTCAGGTATAATATACCCGTACAATGTTATACTTAAATTTGTTTTAGCTACACGTTGATCACTAATACCATATTCATTAGTAGAATCAAATCTATCAATATATGTTCTAAATTGATAACGATTTTTATTACCCCAATATGAATCTGAAGCAAATTCAATAGCTTCAACTATTTTATTATTTTCCTGTATAAAATTAGTAATAATAACACAATCATACGTTACATTGATGTAATCTGGTACAGGGGTTAGGTAGAATTTTTCGGATGGTAAGTAATTATTTAAAATATCAAAATTAGTATATTGATTTTTTGAATTATATCGTCCTTGAGCAACAGCAAAATTATTTACATTATTACCATCTAATTTATTTGCTAATGTTCTATTTTTTTCAAACCCTGTTCTTCTTACAATAATATATGGGTACATTGCTTTCCCATTTTTATCTCTAAAATATCCATCTTTTTGGACTGATACCCATCTTTCAGCGGACGCATAAGCAACAGGTACAGATATTTGGTTTCCATTTTGTACTACTACAGGTTTAATAATATTGTTAAAGTAAAAAAATACAGCCTCATCAATATCTTGTAAACCAATTGAAAGTGGTGTGATGTCATTTTCAATATCAACAGATATTTGGTTTGCACGAGTTATTCTATCTTCAGGTAAAGTAGGCACATCAGCAGGTGAAATATAAGGTTCAATCTGCTCATTTACTCGTCTAGCTGGTGTATTTGGTAATATTGGGAGTTGTCTTGACATTATCTAGATTGGGTTAATCCTAATGATTCTGGTGATACGTAATGAGCATTAACAATGATGGAAAAACTTGCTCCAAAATTATCTAAATAAGCACCATTGTAATTATATTCAGGTACTTTACCAACTATATCTTGATTTTCATTAACTAAATTTATTTCGTAATAATCATTATTCCATAATACAATATCTCCGATTTGAGGTATAATGTTTTGTAGTACTAAGTCTTTACGTAAAAATCTAAATTTAAAATTTCTAGTAAAATCAGGTCCTATTTGATTATCATAATCTCCTTCATAATCTCCTCTATCAATCAAACAAACTATTAATACAGGAGGAAAATACATTTTGGTTCCACCTTCAGCTTCACCATAAACGTTAGTTGTTGTTTCATCTAAGGATATTTGATAGTATCCCACGTTTTGTTCAATAATGTTGTGTAACAACTCAGCATTGATAACATGGAAAAAAGATATATCTCGAGAACTACCATATAAAGCCATAATTAGTAATTTCTAATTTTTAATATTGTTTTTGTTCTAACCTCAAATTTTACTAATCCTGGGATTTTTAGTGCTTCAGATTTGATACCCTTTATGGTTTCAATAGAATTTCCTTGAGAAATATATTTCATTTCTAACAGAGAATAATTATACAAATCAGATGAAGCTGCTTGGAGTTGATCATTATCAATTACTTTAACAACAATAACATTCTTAATACCACGAATTTGGTTATATATTTCAGTAAAGTTAACCTCATTCTTCATTTTTAAAATGATTTGAACGAAATAGGTTTCAAATGCTCCTTCGGTTAATAATTGTTCTAAGTATCCCATATTAAAATATATAAAGTCCCATTGGAACGTCGTTTAATGTTTTATTTAAGTTGTCAGAGTTAGCTGCTAATTTTTCTAATTGAGCTTGACGTCCTGTTTTTTCTAGCATATCTCTTAATTGAGTTAATAGTGCTTCTTTAGTTGACCTAGCATCAGTTAATAAATCTTGTTGATTTAATGTTACTTCTGAACCAGGAATAGGCACAGTGCTATATTTTCCTCTAACATATCCTAAAATTTCTCTACATAATGCTAAAGTATATTGGTAAATCCACATTCTACCTATAGAATTAATGTAATTGTAATTAGGATTAATGTAAGGTACATTAGAAGGATTAGTAATCAAATTAGTTGCCGCAGAACCACTCGCATTTCTTCCACCAACTACGCTATCTCTTTCAGACCCTTTAACGTATTCTATCCAAACATTATATTTTGCTGGTGGTACTGGGAAGAGTTTTAATTGATTGTTTTGTATTTCGAATGAAAATTGTGCTCTTCTAATCTGGTCATTTAATTTAATTGCTTGGATTCTTTGTAAATCAAAGAATAAAGGCATTAATAAAAATGTAATAGCAGGCGAATATGCTCCAAATCCAAAGCTGTTTAATAAACCTTCATAACTATATCCAATACCAACGTAAGGATCAAAATATCTTACTGCAGCAGGTGGTGCTTCAAAAAATACTCGTTTAATTTCAATATAATCATTTGGTCCTATAGAAGCAGATTGTTGTGCCCATAAATTCATGTCGTATGATTGAATATAGGGTATTGTTTGTAGGGCTCCACTATAATAAGTGACATTACCTCCTACTCCGGCTTCAGTTCCATAGTTTTCTGCTATTCTAACAGCACCTCCTAATGAAGGTGTCATTAACAATTGATTAAATGGACCCGAACCTGTTGAATTTCCTTCCATTGAAAGCATATTTTCCTGTACTTGGAATTGATATACTTCATTTCCATATACAGTTACAGCTTCTTCAAAAGCAGTATAAATTTGAATAGGTTGAAGTTCAACCACCTCAATAGGCCATCCTAAACGTCTAGTAACAAATACTACAACGCTATCTGCATCGGTTTGAAAATCATATTGGTAATCATAGAATCCAAAAGGCGTATCGCCTGGGAAAAATTGAGAGGTACCATCATATACAGGAATATCAGCCATTTTTGTGTTTTAGTATAAATATTATTTTCTCCAGGGAAGACCTTGTTTTATTGTTTGAGAGTCTTTTGCTACTTTTTGAGCGGCAACATTATCTTGAAGAGTATTTTCTATGGTAGTTACTTCTTCTTCTCCTAAAGAAGATTTAATCCATCCTAACACATTTTCATGTGTTAATTCAGAATAAGGTATAAATCCCTCTACAGAAGGATCTCCTGTTAATTCTAAATACCCAATTGTCCTATCAATATAGTTTTCCAATTGCACTGTGCACCCGTAGTGTACTGCTATAATTAATCCATCTGCTGTTTGATATGTTGTATCAAAGATTTGCCAAGTTGTTGTCATTTTTTTTTATTTTATAGTTCTATCCAAGTATTGTCTGGGTTAAATCTTATTATGACAACTCCGTTTGGTTGATTTGTTTCATTCCAAAATGTATGGCCTATTACTCTTACCACTTCTCCTGTACCTGTTGGTGGGTTCTCAGTTATTTTTCCTGCATTTACTGATAGATATAGTGGCGCACCTTCTGCTACATTGGCAGGGTCGCTTACATTTGCTGAAGAAACAAAACCATTTAGTAGTACGTTTATTGCTTCATCTGCACCACTAGTAGAGGTTAGTGTAATACCCAGTAAATGTGTTGATTTAGCATCTGCAGATGATGCATCAGCTAATGACCATTTCCTGTTTGATTGCATTGCTACAATTTCTCCTGCAGCCAATGTTACATTTGAGATTTCTTCGCTTAGAATTTCACCAGTAGCATAATTTGCATCCCAATCATTAAGATTAGTAAGTATTGAACTAACTCCATCTATTATTTGGTAATCAGCAGTTAAACTACTTAACTTCCCAGCAACAACACTTACTGTCTCTGCTAACAGACTACTACCATCAAACGTTAAATTAGATTCACCGTTTATATCACCACCGCCTGTTGCTGTAAGAATGTAATTGTCTGTGTTGTTTGAAACATTATTTGCAATACTTGAAACATTAACTGCATTTGAAGCACTTATTGCAAATGAAGCAGATAATATACTATTTGAACCGTTAGGTCCATATACATTTGAAGCTGTTACAAAAGAAGCTGTAGCTGCAGTTGTTGTGGCTGGTGCCCAAGAAGCACTTACCGCCCATGAAGCAGTTCCAAATAAAGAACCTGTTATACCTTGAGTTACTCTTAATGATCCTGTTACTTGAACCGTATTTCCTGATGCAAAGATTAAATTGCTTCTAGCTGCATCTGAGGTTCCATTCCCATGAATAAATGCAGATTGTATGGATGAAGATAGGTTATATTGACCCTGTACGTGTTGATATGTACCTGATGTTACTGTTTCCCATCCTTCAGCATGTGATCCTAATCCTAATGCTAAGGTGTTAAGTCCTTCAGCATGAGAAATACCTCCTGATGCAATTGTGTTCCTCCCTTCTGTATGTGAATAGTTTCCTTGTGCTTGAGTATTATCACCCTCTGCGTGTGCATAGTCTCCTGATGCTGTTGTAAGTCTTCCTTCAGCATGTGAGTACAGTCCTCCAGCAAATGTCTTATCTCCTTCTGTATGTGAATAATTTCCTGAAGCTGTTGTAAGTCTTCCTTCAGCATGTGAGCCTGTTCCTAATGTTAGTGTAAACTCTCCCTCTGCATGTGAAAAAACTCTTGATGCTAATGTTCGTCTACCTTCAGCATGTGAGTAGTTTGCTAATGCTACTGTAGTATCACCTTCGGCATGTGAACCTTCTCCTGATGATGTTGTAAAAAATCCTTCGGCATGTGAATTAGTTCCTATCGCTCTTGTGGTATCACCTTCGGCATGTGAATACTGTCCTACTGCTCGTGTAGTATCTCCTTCAGCATGTGACCAGTTTCCTTGTGCTACAGAAGAATTACCTTCAGAATGTGAGTGTAATCCTTGTGCTGTTGTAAGTCTACCTTCTGCGTGTGAGAAGTTTCCGGATGCTGTAGAACCTGAGCCTTCAGCGTGTGAATAATCTCCTGATGCTATTGTATCATAGCCTTCTGCATGTGAAAAATCTCCTGATGCTGTTGTGAATCTTCCTTCAGCATGTGAGTACAGTCCTACTGCTCGTGTATTACGTCCTTCTGCATGTGAGAAGTTTCCTAATGCTATCGTTAGGTATCCTTCTGCATGTGAATACTGCCCTGATGCTAGTGTAGTCGAGCCTTCTGCGTGTGAGAACTCTCCTGATGAGATTGCAAAGCCTCCTTCGGCATGTGACCAGTTTCCTGATGCCGATGTAGATGATCCTTCAGCATGTGAAGCTAATCCTAATGCATGTGTATTCTGTCCTTCTGCATGTGAGTAATCTCCTATTGCTCTTGTAATGTTTCCTTCTGCATGTGAATATTCTCCTGATGCTAGTGTATTACGTCCTTCAGCATGTGATCCTACTCCTGATGCTGTTGTGTAGTATCCTTCGGCATGTGAATTATCTCCTGATGAACGTGTAGCAACGCCTTCTGCATGTGAGGATACTCCTGATGATACTGTGCTCTCTCCTTCGGCATGGGAATATGTTCCTTGTGAGATTGTGAATGTTCCTTCAGCATGTGACCAAAATCCCGATGCTATTGTATTCTGTCCTTCTGCGTGTGAATGATCTCCTGATGATGTTGTATAGTATCCTTCTGCATGGGAGTAGGAACCGGATGCTAGTGTATTCTGTCCTTCTGCATGTGAGTAATCTCCTATTGCTATTGTATTGACTCCTTCAGCATGTGAATAATCTCCTGATGATATAGAGCCTGAGCCTTCAGCGTGTGAGAACTCTCCTGATGATGTTGTATAGTATCCTTCTGCATGTGAGTAGTTTCCTATTGCTCTTGTTAGACCTCCTTCTGTATGTGACTTTTGTCCAAATGCTACTGTACCTCCTCCTTCGGCATGTGAAGCTTGTCCTAATGCTTGAGTAGTATCACCTTCGGCATGTGAAGTTTCTCCTGATGCTACAGCACCTACTCCTTCTGCATGTGAATATTCTCCTAATGCCCATGCGTTATAACCTTCTGCATGTGACCAGCTTCCTGATGCCCATGTGTTATAACCTTCTGCATGTGACCAAAATCCTGATGATGTTGTATATTGCCCTTCTGCATGTGAAGCTTCTCCTGATGCTATTGTAAGGTTTCCTTCTGCATGTGAGTAGTTTCCTCCTGCTACTGTAAAGCCTCCTTCTGCATGTGAACCATCTCCTTGTGCTAGAGTACCTCCTCCTTCAGCGTGAGAATACTCTCCTATTGAGTTTGCAAATTCTCCTTCAGCGTGTGAGAATAGTCCTGATGATGTTGTGTATCTTCCTTCTGCATGTGAATAGGACTGGATTGTTGTTGTGGCATATCCTTCTGCATGTGAGTAATCTCCTATTGCTATTGTAAGGTTTCCTTCTGCATGTGAATATGGTGCTGATGCTGTTGTATCACGCCCTTGGGCTAGAGAACCTGTTAATCCATAAGATCCAGTTAATTGTTTAGAATTAATCCAAACACTACCACTTTTAACAAGTAAATCCCCATATGATGAAGTCGTAGTAGTATCCACTACATCATGTAACTCTCCTAATTCATATCCGTTATCAATACGAACATACATTGAACCATTATTAAGTTGTACTCTTAATACTTGTCCTAATCTTACAGCATGTAATGGTGCTACTGGTGCTGTTCCTATTATAGATCCAGTTGCTCCTAAATAAAGTAATTGTCCCGCTGAAAAGGCATTTGTGTTTATTCCTATTAATGTACCTTCTGTTATAATATATCCAAAACTATCATTAGGAATATCTTGATTAGTAATACCTAATGTATTAGCTGATACTTCATCACTTTCATACGAGGCTGTTGCTATTAAAGCATTGTCACCTGTTGCTCCTGATATTCTTACTACTTTTCCTTTATCGATTTGAGCTCCAGTTACATTTTTAACATATATTAAAATGTCTTGAGCATTTAAAGAAGAAGATGCATTTGTAGCATATGAAGCACTAATGGCAAATGAAGCACTGTTTGCATTTAAAGCATAAGATGCTGTTATAGCTTGAGAGGCACTTGTTGCAAATGAGCTTGATATTGCTCTTGAAGCAGAGACAACAAATGATGCTGTACCTGATAAATTTGGAACAGTTAAAGTATTAGTACTTGGATTATAAGTAAATGTTGTTTCAGAGTCTTGATATAAGTCATAAGTTCCAGTAGTGGAAACAGCTGTAGCTGCGAAAGGTACTTTAAATGCAACAGCTTCTGCATTGGTACTTACTGTTACTTTTGAAGCATTTGTAGCCCATGAAGCGGTTCCAAATAAAGAACCTGTAATTCCGTTTATAACGGTAAGAGTATTTAACGAGGCATCAGAGCCACTCGTTATGATTTTTTTCCAACTTGGCATAGATAAAATTTATTATGATTGGTTACAAGATTGCTTGCCCACTTCCCATACGGGTCTATAATACACCAATAAATATACGAGGATAAATGAGTATTCCAAGCAAATTTCTAAAGAAAGACGCATGGAATACACAATGATAAAATATTAGGTGTATGGGGTATTGTTTTATATATAATACGCGTTAATTTGCGCGTTATATGCTAAATTTTACAGATTATTGCGTCCATAATATACCACCTTCTCCAGCTTCAGTTGCATCATCAAAGAATCTAACTATTACTTGCCAAACATATGTATTTGCTGGAAGTATTAGGTCGGGTGGAGGAGATTCAGAAAGTATATTTGGAAAGATTGCTTCAGCATATCTACCTTGTGCACCTATAGAAACACTAGTAAGTACAGAACCGTCACTAGGTCCTAAAAACGACCAAAATCCATAAGCTTTAAAAGTAACAGGATCTCCTATTATTTCAACAGTTCCATTTAATACAACTGTATATTCACCACCACCACCACCACCTGTGCTATAAGCAACATATTCATCACCAAACCACTCTACAGAATTAACAGGTATTAATGGACTAGTAGGTGTTGGTGTTATTGATGGTGTTATTGATGGTGTTTTAGATGGTGTTACAGTGGGTGTTGGAGTTGGAGATGGTGAAGCAACTACAGTACAACTATCTCCAAATATTGGTTGTATACTAAGAGCAGCACCAGTTATTATAGTTAAAGGAGTTCCAACCTTCATACAAATATTTAAAGAACTAACATCAACAACATTTATACCTGTAGGTAAATAAACATTAAATATCTTTAGGGCCCCAGCACAATTTGTGTATTGAATTCTAACATAATTACCTCTTTCTACATTACAACTAAGTGAATCTAAAAATCGACATAAACCAGGAGTAACGGATGGAGTAGGGGTTTGGGTTGTTGTTGGAGTAATAGTTCTAGTTGGTGTGATCGATATAGTTGGCGTAACAGATGGTGTTCTGCTAGGAGTTCTTGTAACTGTAGGTGTTATAGATGGTGATGTTGATACAGGTACAAATGTTATTGTATTTGAATAGTTACTTTGTAAGTTATTTGGACAGCATTGTTTAATTCTAAAATACCAATTCCCACTACAAATAACACAACCATACACATCAGCTATAGTTACTTGAACAGGTGATATGCATCCAAACCCATCAGCGCATTCATCATAACCGCATGAGGTCCAACTAATTCCGTCGCAAGAATATTCATAAATAACATCATTACAATTAGGTAAAGAAGTAAAAAATAAACCAAATGTATATTCACTTAAATGACGTGAAACTAAAGTAACATTATTTAATACCGGAGCACTACATATTTGAGAAGGTGTTATAGATGGTGTAGGAGTTATAGTTATACCTGGTGTTACAGTTGGAGATGGTGTTGGTACTAACCCGCATGGTGCTAATGTATTGGTTAGCTCAGACCCATTATTTATAACACTATTAAGTATCCCAAGTGTGTTGTCTACGCAGAAATCTATCGGATCTTCTCCATATAAAATTATTCTTGTTTGTAAAATTAAACTACAATCATAATATTCAACCCATGAAATATCGTATGGTTGATCTGTAGGTGCTGTTAAATTCCAAGTAGTGCATCCGGTTACACCAGTTGGTGTTGGTGTTGGTGTTGGTATAGGACAGGCCCCTAACACTACATTAAATGTTGCTGTTAATGTTGTATTATCATATAAAGCCCACCCCGTTGTTGGGTTTAGGGTATTGTTATAATTTCTAGGTTCTCCATCGTAAGGCCACCCATACATTACCCAATAAGTCCCAGTCCAAAGAATAGTTAATAGAGTTGTTCCATCATATCCTATCCAAGAAGGATACCCATTAATAGTACCATTATATACAAAAGTAACATTTATCATATCTTAAGGGCAAGGATTAATTAAACTTGTTGTCCCTACTTGCCAATAAATATTACTAGCACAAGGTAATGTTTTATCAGGGCTACCTCCAATAGTAGTTATGTATTGTCTTGAACCAGTATTAAAATAATTTTTAGTTGTACCATCCCAAGCAGATATATTTAATTGAGCTGCTACATTATCTATTCTATTAGCAAATCCAAACATTTGAGATCCAGCAAATACTAATCCTATAATTTTCCAAACACCTCCAATATAAGCACACAATGCTGATCCTGAGTCCCCTCCATATATTGGAAAAGGGCATGATGGATCTCCGTTTGGTTCAAGATCTGTTCTGGTGAATTGGATTTGGTTGGTAAAATTAGCTCCTGTTGGTGTTCCATTTAGATTATATCCTCCATATGGTACAGCGGGTGGTGCTGGTACTACTACTGATAATGGTACGCTAACATTAGTATCCTTAAGTCTTATTCCACAAGATGTAGATGATTTAACACCCGATGATCTACCAGAACTAACTAGTAGAGTAGTTCCAATTGGAAGATCATTTATTTCTGTTGTTGTAGCAAACGGCATAGGAGTTAAAATACTTGTTCCATACTGTTTAAATGATTCAGCGTTTGTTACTTTACTAGGATCAATTGTAACTAAAGCTCCATCTACTTGATTTACAGAAGGTTGAGGAACTATAGGAACATATCTTACTACTTCACCAACCATATAATCTGAATTTGGTCCTACTTCTCCTGGTTGGTAGTATTGATCTTGGTATTCGTTAGAATTAGTTACATTTCTATAATTGGTGTAAAATGCAGTATCTACAACAACATGATTATTTGTAACTCCAACTAATGCATTCTTTGCATTATCTACAGCTAAAAATCCTAAAGTACCTACTTTAGTTCCATTATTAAAAGATGTTATTGAAATACCACCTTTCATAGGGCGTATAACACCTCTATTTCCTGGGGGTGTATTTCCAGCAGGGTAAATAGGACCTCCAGCGGGATATTGAAATTGAAACCAAGTCCAAGTATAACAAGTATTTAATGTAGTTTGAGGACATGATAAAGGTACAACGTGCCCAATTTCAATAACATCTGTTTTATAAGCAACACCATCAATTTCAACTGTTGAGGGTAAATGTTCTTCTTCAGGTATTTCACTTAATGGTAGTTTTTTAGGTACGTTAAATACTATAGTAGGCTCTCCAATAGGTTGATCTTTACTAATTTTATGACTCCATCCTACTCCTACATAATCGGGAGTAGATTGAAATAAGTCTTCTATTTTTTGTTTAATTGGTTCTGTTAACATATTATTGAATATCTAAATATTTGTATATTGTTCTAAAAGCAGTTGATGGTGCTGATGGAGATGGTGTTGGTGTTGGCGATGGTGATGGGTTTGGATTTACATTTAAGTTAACTGTATTGCAATTAATTGATGAATTATATGATGCAAACCATTGATTGGGGTTAGTAGTAGTCCGAACCGGTGTAAATGTATAAGGGCTGTTTAAGTTAATATTGTATATAATTTCATTTGGGTATGTTGAACTAACAGCTACATATAAATTTCCATTTGATTCGAATAATTTAAAGGAATACGTACTATTCCCGGCAGGAATTGTTGATGATAAATCAATATCTAATTCTAAAGCCCCATCTGGGTATGAGTATTGGGATAAGTAGTAGACGTATTGGGTTGATGAGGTTGCTCGTCTTCCAACTGTTATTACTTTATTAGTGGCTGTTAACATAAGGGCATCCAATCCCGAAGGAGCATATATGTTAAACATAGTTGTCATTTGAGTAGCCGTAACAGTATTATTTGTTATATTTAATTTAACTAAAGGATTAACAAATGGTCCCGCAGGATTATATGTTGAACTATAATTAACAAGCGTAGTAAGCAAATTAGTATTATCTATTGCTTGTAAATAATTAAACTGGGGTCCTGAATATCCAGAAATTGATATGGTTCTGTTAAATGTTAATGTTGTTGGATTGTTTGATACATTCCATTCGTTAATATAATTAGTTTGGTTTCCTTTCCAATATTTAGTTGTTGTGTGAGCTTCAACCATATTACTTGTATTATCTCCGGGTAACGTAATTGGTGTTGAGGTATTAGTAGTAATATTATAATTGTATGTAGAAGCACCACCTGTGCTATAATAAACACATCCTAATGAACTAATATCTTTAATTAAACGTACGGAATATCCACTAGTTTTAGAGAATCCTTTAAGGTCAAGTAATGAATTATTATAATATAAATCAGCATATATTGCTAGATTAGTATATCCAGGGGTTGAGATAGCTGTAGAAGTCCAGAAAGGCCCAAATGATTTTATACCCCCAAATTGGGCATTTTCTCTTCCTCCTCCTGGTAGTCCTGTCCAACCTGTTTCATTTGTTGCTCCTGTATTAGGACTATTCCAAAGTGTAGTTCCTGTTCGTTTTAATTTACCTCCGGCTACATTTGTACCCCCCAAATACTGGCGCAATGTTTCAATTTCAGCCTCTGTTGGTACATGATAACCGACAGGAGCTAATCCACGAGGATCATTTACAGCATACCAGTTGTATAGTTTATTATATGTACAACCATTAGTTGGGTTGTTGTCGTAGTAACACCAAGCTCCTGTAGTTAGAGTATTCCAAGCTGTTGGATCTGTAACTTGTGGTATGACATCACCATTTCTATAAGTAGTAACATCTAAATTACATGCTGTCCATGTTTGTGTTCCTATTATTACATTAGGTAAAGCACATGGTGTACATGGAGGTGATGGAGATGGTGTTGGACTTGGTGATGGGCTAACAGCTGGTGCTGGTAATACAGAAGCGGCACATATACCAAAAACTGTACCTTGTATTCCACCAGGACCCGAAATAGTTAAAGTAGTATACAAACTGCTTGCATGTACTTTAAGAAATCCACCTCCTGTAATATTTTGGTTTAAACTATTGAGCCCAAAAACAGATCCAGTTACCGTATTTGCATTAATATTATCAAAACATCCCTTACATGCTGTAAGAGAAGGAATCCCACCATTAGTATTAAAAGCAAAAGATTCATAATGACCTCCAGTAGCTATAGGACTATCCCCCATACCGGTTAGTAATAATACTATGTCATTAACGGGTTGGCTAAATGTTAGAGTATAAGTAAAATCACCAGGATACCAACCTAACCAGACTGTATTTGAAGCATTAAGTACTGTGTTAGTCCCGGAACATCCTATATCACTATATGGCATTGAATTAGGAGTAATCCCAGTAAATGATGGGGTTAATGTAACTCCACCATACGTAACAGGACTAAATTTAGGGAGTAACGCTGGGGTACAAGTATCGCAATTATTAGGTATTATAAAGTTAGTATTAATACAATTGGATAGTTGAGAAGCATTAATTAAGGCTAGTCCTGGGTTTTGGACTAACGTTAGAGCATACGGTGTAGCAGTATCTATTTTATACATGTTGTACCCGATAATGTATATATTTCCATTTAATTCAACTAATCCACTAGGAGTTGTAATAGTTGGTGATAATGATTTATATAACTCTAAATCCCCCGTAGTATAATTGTACTGAAGGAGGATAATGATAGTAGGAGTATTTGTATCTCTAACTAAAATGATAAGTTTTGGATTAACACCATTAGTTACTACCAACCCACCAACAGGTTCTGTTTGTATTGGTAAAAAACATTTAGTAACAAAAGTAGCTATAGGATTTGAGGTGCCATCAGCCGGTATATTTATTTCAACTATAGGTTGAGAATATAAATTTCCACTACTGTCCGGACTAGTTATTTTGTATGAACCTACTAAAGTAGAATTATTTAGAGCAAATAATCCATTATTTGGTTTAAGACCAGTTGGTAAAGCTATATTTCTATTAAAGGTAGAAGAAAATGGAGATAATACTATATTACTTTCTCTTAAATTAACTTCAGAAGTAGCAGCTCCAGTAGCATATACCCACATTTTATTGCTTGTATTAGCAATAACTGTAGGGAGATTATTTGTATTATCATTAGCAGGGTATGGGTTTGCTGTTACACTAAGTACTGCGGATGTATTAGTTGTAAAGTTATATGAACCATATCCCTTGGTTTGAGTTCTATACAACATAGTATCACACCCACTAGCATTAGGCCCTAATAATTTACCTTTAGAACATGATAATAATGAATTTGATCCACCCGAATCTAATATATTATTTACTAAAGTCCAGTTATATGGTGGATTTGGATTTATTGAATAAACCCACCCAGTTAAAGCAGGTAAATTAGGATAACCATCCTTAAAGAAAACATATATTATATTATTAAATTGAGCAATACCAGCTATAAGACCGGCTGTTGGTGAGGTTGTTGGGGGTATTAATGTAATTTCATATTCAAAAGCTCCAGTATTATAATCGTATTGTTGAAGAGCAATTATGCTATTTGTAGTACCTGGGGTTGGGTTAGATACAGCACATGCTAATAAAAGTTTATCAGGATTACCATTTGCATCTGAGGTTAACATTAGATCTCCTTGACCTTGAAAATTGCTATTTAAGTTAAATTTAAACGTTGTTGTTAATTGTGTTGCCGGAGCGGTAGGAATATTTAATTCATAAACTTTCCATACTGTTTGCCCATTTACAATAGTAGAAGCAACATCTACAAGTGTATTATTATCTTTTGCTGTTAGTCCTGGACTAGCAGTGTATCCTGAAGGGTATAGAAGTGTTCTATTAAAAGTTGCTGTGTATGGAGGGTTTCCAGAAAGGTTCCATTCATTGATATTATAGCTATAGGTTTGAGCAATAGGATTAAATACTCCCCAGCTTTTCCATAATTTAGTTTCAGTAGAGGCAATGTCATTACCTACAACATCATTAGATAATATTATTTCTTGTTGAACATTAGTATTAGGGTTCCAAGTATAATTTTTAGTATAATAACCATTAGTTAAACTAGTTCCATTATATGATTGAAGAGCAGTAGTATAAATTAAAGGACATACATCCGACGGTAAAGAAGGTGACGGCGTTACACTTGGCGTACGAGACGGACTAATTGTTATACTAGGAGTAACAGTTATCGATGGTGTTACGCTTGGTGTAGCACTAATAGAGATACTAGGTGTAGCAGTTACTGATGGTGTTTTACTTGGTGATACTGTTATTGATGGTGTTGCAGAAGGAGATGGTGATGGTAATGGTGTTGCTGTGTCTAAACATAAACTAAACCCGGAGCCATCTGCTCCACCGTTTCCTGTTATTATTATTTGAGTATAAGGATTAGTTGCATTTACTTGAGTTAAAGCACCACCCCCGTTAGGTGAAACATATTCTAATGTTATGACATTATTGTTTATTGTAGTACCACATGATGGTCCACAAGTAGAGAGTGTAGGGGTTCCTCCGCTTGTATTAAATGTAAAAGTTTCAAGTGCTGTTGGATTGTAAGTTGTTCCGGCTCCCGATATTAAAAATTTTATATTATTAACAGGTTGGTTAAAGTTTAAGGTATAAATAAAAGCCCCAGGAGTTGCTCCTAAAATTACAAAGGGTAATGGAAGAGATACATTTGTACAAGTAGCAAAAGGAGAACCATTAGCCGGACCAAGAACTAATTCCGGGCCACTATATGTTGTACTAACTGTTAAATTTCCATTAGTTATAGTACCTGTTCCAGTTGGAGGCATTGCAATTGTATTACACGAAACACAATTTGCCGGTGGCGCTGGTAGGATTGAAGTACAATCAATACCAAATAAAGAACCACCACTTCCTCCTTGACCTGTTATGGTTAATGTATTAAATGAGCTAGGAGAAGAAATAGTAAATAAACCTCCACCATTATTAGTGTCTTCTGTACCATTAGAGGAAATTTGATTTCCTGTTATTGCGCTAAAGCAATTATTAGGACTTGTTATTGTTGGAGTTCCTCCACTTGTAGTAAATGTAAAAATTTCAAAAATATTTTCATCAAAATCAGTACTTAAACCAGTTATAGGTATTCTAATATTATTAACAGGTTGACTAAATGTTAAAATATATGTAAAAGCTCCGGATAAACCTAACCATGCTGTGTTAGCAGGAGTTGTTGTGTTACACGATGCCCAAGCATTAGGATATAAACTAATATTTCCCGTTCCTGATATTGTTATAGTAACTCCATTATAGGTAACATTATTTCCAGGTAAAGGTAGTGCTCCATTTCCAGTACACGGTATATTATTTGGTGGTGATTTTGATGGTGTTGGTGTAGGCGTTCTAAACGGTGTTGTACTTGGTGTTGGTGTTATTGACGGTGTTACTGTTTTAGTAGGCGTTGGTGTCGGTGATGATGAGACACCTATTACATTTGGTTGAAATGAAACATTACAACAACTTGGTACTTGTGATGCTCCGGCTAACGCGTTACCAATATTATTTACTTGAGTAATAGTATATGGAAATGTAGTACTTATTTGTTTAAGATTACTCCCACTAAAAATATAAATACCACCATTTATTGTAGCTAAACCATAAGGAAAAGGAGCAGTTGAAGTAATAGGTAAATCAAATTCTAATGTTCCTCCTAAAGTATATTGAGAAATCCAATATGAATAAGGAGCATTTCGCGTTTGTGTTGTTACAATAACCTTCCCATCTGTTGTGTATAATAAATCTCCGGATATTACTCTTCCAGAAGATAAAGTAAATAAATTTGTTATAACAACAGTATTATCCGGTGAAGGATTTAATGTAATTTGAATAATTTGATCATTATTAAATTGATCTGAGGATAATAAGGTTGTATTATCAATAGCGCATATACCTGATCCTAAAGCAATTCCTACGGGGATATTAATAGCTCTATTATATACAGATGTAAAAGGGCTTAATGTTATATTATATTCAAAAATAGTACTAGTAGCACCATTTAAAGAGGCATATAACCACAATTTTGTATTAGTATGAGCAATATCAGATGAACCTACTTGTAGTGGAGACGTACCTAAATTTAATAAAGTAGAAACATTAGTAGTACTGTTATAAGCATAAACTTGATTAGGTCCCCCACCATTATATATTACAGAACACTCAGATACTATTAAAGCATTAGAGGACGGACTAGGTGTAGGTGTTGGTGTTTTACTTGGTGATACTGTTATCGATGGTGTTTTACTAGGAGTAACACTTGGTGTAGCCGTTTTTGTTGGTGTCACACTAGGAGTAACACTTGGTGTTGATGAAACACTAATAGACGGTGTTTTAGTTGGCGTAATACTAGGAGTAACAGATGGTGTCGATGTAGGTGTTAATGAAGGAAACTCTGGATATCGTGATGTACTTACTGTTACAGATGGTGTTGCTGATACTGTTATAGAAGGAGTTGCACTAGGTGATGGTGCAGGACCAAACACTACATCCATACATAAAGGCTCTGGTTCAAATACAGGAACAGTAACTAAAGTAGCTGATGGAGTTGGTGTTGGTGATGGGGAAATGTCAGGAGCAACACATTCTTCATTTTGGCAATAACTTCCTGTATAAAATGTTACGGCAGGGTTTCCTGCAGATGGATTGCTACCACATATTTGAATTGTTTGTTGTGGAGCTATTGTAAACTGAGCTCCAACAAATCCATCACAAGTTGTATAAAAACTTTGGTATGAACTAAATTCACTAGTATTAATATAAGTAATACATTTACATTCAGGGGTTCCAGGAGATGGTGTTACACTAGGTGTTCTACTAACAGTTACTGTTGGTGTTGGACTAGGTGAACTATTAACAAACGTAACAGGAGATGGTGATGGTGTAACCGTTACAGAGGGCGTTATACTAGGAGTAGGAAACGGTGACTGTGTTATAGATGGTGTTGGTGTAGGTGATGTTGAAACACAAGGTTTACAATCTTCACATGTTTTATATATAGTTTCATCTATTATTACTATAGTAGGATTGCCTTCGGTAACTGTTAATACAGTATAACAATCACCTAATGAGTCTTGAAATATATCTCCAGGGATTATATTATTATTAACAACTATTTGGGTAATTGCTTTATCACAGCAGCTTTGAACTAACCAAACTGTAGTAGGTTCTTTAGGATTACATGGTGGTAAATCGATTAAACAATCATCACAAGTGTTATAAAGAGGTACAAGGTCTGGGAGGGATATATTTGGTGTAGCGTTAGTTGGAGCTATTACTTGATAGCAATTACTTAAAGAATCTTGAAAAATTATACCTGTATATAGAATACGGGTATATTTAATAACTTTAGTAATAGAGGGATTGCAGCAACTTTGGACTAGCCAGTTATATAGAGCCATTATAGAATATTTTATTATTTACTATGATTTATTACACGACAGTGTTTCATAGTATAAATATGGCGGTACGATTAGTTACTTTTTACTTTGTGGTGTAATTTCGTTTTGAGATTGCTCTTTTTGAGCTACTAATTCTTCTAATTTAGTTTGAAGTGAAGCAATTGCTTTAGCATCTTTTCCTAAAATTTGAATGTGTTCAAGAGATGAACGTAATACAATTAGTTCTTGTAGTGTAAACATAACTTATAATTTTAAAGGGATTGGTATTGTTGTTGAAGTTTATTAACTAGATTAACTAATAAGGGTAGTTCCCCACCCTTAAAAGTTGCATCTTTAATTATTCTTAATAGAAATTCAATTTCTTCTTTATTGTATTCAATTGGTTGAGGTTGTTTAGGTCCCTCAACTTTATCAATTAAAGCCATAACTAATTTAATTTATTTTTATGCGTAGATAAATATTTCACCTGTATCGGTGGCTGTATATATGTTACCATACCCATAAGTAGCACCACCATAAGATGGGTTAGCTGGTTTAGCCCCTGATAATCCATATTGTGTCGTTGTAACATACCCATCAATAGAAGCAAATGATGAAGACAAGCTGTTTAAGCTTGATTGCATTACCCATCTATTTTCAGGTGTTCCATATCCAAAAGCATGTCCTGAACCATCAGTTGCGTTTTGTACAATAAGACCACCATCTACATTTGTATTTGAACCAGAGGCTAATAATATAAATTGATCGGCAATCTCTAATACTGAGGATGATATTGTTGTTGTTGTACCTTGTACTGTTAAATTACCAGGAATAGTAATTGTTCCAGCAGCATTACCAATTCTCATTTGAAGTGCAGAACCACCAATATTAACTTGAGTTGCTGTTGAATTGAATAATGAAGCTGTTAATTGTGTTGTTGTTATATCACCACCATTTACTGCTAAATCACCTGCTATAGTAACATTTGTAGGTAAACCGATTGTTATAGTTTGACCAGAAGCAGTTGTTGTTATTTCATTCGCTGTACCGGAAACTATTAATGTTTGAGTTTGTAAATCTACTGTACCTGTTCCTGTATCACCAGCAATAGCTAAATCAGAATTAGCATTTAAAGCAAATGATGCTGTTAGAGCTTGAGAAGCACTAATTGCATATGATGAAGTAACTGTTAATGTGTTTGTTGTAGCATTAAATGTTAATGTACTTGAATCTACTCGTACTGCTCTATTACCTGTTGTACCATCGGCAAACATAATATAATAAGGACCTGTACCTGTTGTAGTATCTGTTACTGCTACTGTACTTGCTGATGCTGCTGTTATTGCATTAGTTGCCCAAGAAGCAGTTCCGAATAATGAACCAGAAACAACTGCAGTAGTTAATGTTAAACCAGCAATAGAGGTTACAGTAGTACCTAAATTTACAGGCGTTGTTCCAATTATAGAACCAGAATTAAGTAAGCTAGAATTTGGTATAGCTGCTAAACCCCATGTTAGCGTATCCGTTCCTGAGTTACCTGAGATGGTTAAACCTTGTCCAGATGATGAAGTAAAATTTAAAGATCCTGATGGAGAATCTGCTATTAAAACTGTTCCATTTATAGAAGCAGTTGCAAATGCATTCTTAGATGGTACTGTTGCTGAGGTTAAATATCCAGCATCATTATTTAATTGTGATATATTACTGCCCGACGTGACGAGCTTTTTCCATTCTGCCATTATGTTGTATTATTTTATATTAATAATTATTGTTATTTTTTGATGATAAATATTAAGGAACACCAATAAAGTATTCTCCACTAGCAGAGTAGATAAATCCTCCTGATATTGCTGTGGGTGTATTGTAAAATGGGGATAAGACCATTACTCCTTCATTATTAACAGCAAAGTATGTACTTCCTGTAATTTGGATCTGTAGTGCATCTCTACTAATATTTGTTGAATTAACTGTTAAAGCAGCATTACTTGATGTTGTATTAACCGATACTCCAGATTCAGTAACATAAATATTACTTGATGTAAGATCACTATTAGAGGTAAATAGAGCTACGTAATTTTCTAAACCATTAAATAAAACAAAAGATGCCGTTTCAGCGTATGAAGAGGATATAGCATTAGATATAGAACCACTAAAATACGATGCCGTTAATGCGTATGATGCGCTAAGAATATTGATTAACCCACTACCATCACCTGTAAAAGATCCAGTAAAAGATCCAGTAGTATACGATGAAGTAAATAAATTAAAAGATGCAGTAGTTAAGAAGGATCCAGTATTAGTAAACGAACTTGGTCCAGGGGGTCCTTGAGGACCAGGAGTAACAATTTCAACAACATTAGTGACTTGTTGAGGTATAACCAGTATATTGCTAATATCATTATTAACATCTACTGTGTTAAATGTACTCTCTACATTAACACTATTAATTGTATTATTGATTTGGATCTGACTCATTAGCTCACTACAGTAACTTCTTTACTTAATCTAACTTTACCTTCAAGTATTCTGCTAACTATAGGACAATCTCCACTTCCGGAGATTATGTCTAGATCATAAACGGCATCGTAAAAATTAAACATAGAAGAAGTACATGAAGCGATGTATATAGTAATTCCTCCAGATACCGCATTAGACATGTTTAATCCCGTACCATCGGGATTTAAACTACTACTTAACGTAATAATAGGAATACTAGAACTATATGAGTTTCTAATTTGCATTTTAGAACTATATTGAGTAAGATTAACAGGTACCCCAAGATTATCTTTATAGATTAGTGGGATATCAACTGTTGAACCTTGTTCAATTGTAAAAGAATATTTACCTGCGGCCATGTGTATGTGGGATTACTATCGATAAATATTAACTAGTTACTAGTCTCTGAATTCTTGGTATACTTGAAGTATAGGAGATACTATTTCGTGTCTATGGTTTGCTTTTAAAGCAAATACTTTAAATCCTTTTACATGTTCCTCAACTCTAGTTAAGAATGAAAATCCTGTATCTTTTTTAGTTTTTAAATCTATTTGAGCTAAATCCCCGCATATCACCATTTTAGATCCTTTACCTAGTCTTCCTAGAACAGTTTCCATTTGATCGTGTGTAACGTTTTGTGCTTCATCTACTATTACAAATGATTTAACAAATGTTCTACCACGCATAAAAGCAAATGGTACTATTTCAATATTGCCGTTTTCTAATTCTTTATCAACTTTATCTTTACCGTATAACATATAAAGATTATGATAAATTGGAGCCAACCATGGATCCATTTTTTCCTTTAAATCGCCGGGTAAAAATCCTAATTCTTCTTTAGCTACTGTAGGTCTTGTTATTACAATTTTATCTACTTCGCGCTTAAATAGCATATCTAACGCGGCTTGAACGGCAACAAGTGTTTTTCCGCTACCGGCCATTCCTTTTAATACTACTACGGGATTCTCTACGATTAAAGCTTTCGCTTCTTTTTGTTCTTCATTAAGTTGAAGGTTGAACTTAATTGGGTTTTTTGGTTTTCTCTTTGGAGTGAAAACTTCATCGGTGTGATGGTTTGAAGCCATAATGTAACGTTTTGGTTTCGTATAAATATGAAAAAAAAGAGCCGAGCTTGCGCTCGACTCTAATCTTTACTAAATATTTAATTATTAGTTAATACCTAAGGCATTTAAACCATTAACGAATACTTTACCGTAGAATTCAGGACGTACCATTTTCTTAGCGTAACGAGTCATGATACCTTTTCTTGGTGTGAAAGTTTCAGGATCGTACACAAGTGGAGTCATTAACAACGGAACGTATGGAGCATAAACAGCACCTGATTCCAAGAATTGAGCACCTTTATAACCCATAAGGATTACGTTATCACTAAAGTAAGGATTTACATATACTTTGTAACGAGAGTTTAGAGAACCAATTTTTTGGCTACCAAAGTTGAATACTTTATCCAATTCAGCACCTGCATCAGAAGCATATCCTGGGATAGACTGCATGATAGTAGCTACTGCTGGAGAAATTACCAAGAAGTTAGCTTGACCTCTAAGAGTTTTTTGCAAGATTTTGTTAGATACTGATTGTAATACTGTACCTAAAGTTGCGAACCAACCACCTTGTGTGTTATAGAAACCACCAGTTGTAGTTGAAGTTTGAACGAATGTTGAACCATTCCAAACTTTATTGTTTTCTGCTGACCAGTATCCTGTAGTAGCTGCTTCTTCAGTCAACATACCTAAGATTTCTAAGTCAATCTCCATAGCGATGTATTGAGATAACAATCCAGTTAATTCAGCTTCAGCATCGATGTTTTGGTAAGCATTCAAATCTTGAGCTAACTCAGGAGTCCATTGTGCTTTCAATTTACGAGTTTTCGCAACGATAGCATCTGATTTCATTTGGATGTTAACGGTTGGAATAACGATTTGAGTTTCACTCAATGAGTTAGGAATAGCGATTCCAGTATTATCAGCTTCAAAATCACCTCTTAATGCAGGAGTAGTTTGTTTTTCAAAGTAAACTGTACAAGAACCAGATGAATTAGCACCCGTTAAAGCAGCTGTTGTAACAAATGTTAATTGTGCAGTTGATGAGCTACTTACGTAGTTAGTAAACTGTTGTAATACGTTTAATCCATTGATCAAAGAGCTACTTGGAATAAATGCAGCTGCAGCTAAGAAGTCAGCATTTGTAAGTAAAGAAGCTGAGGCTGCTGAGAAGTTAATTACATATAATGACCCAGTAGAAGACTCGTAACGAGAATCCCAGTTAACTTGGCTTAATGAATTTACTAAAGATGCAGAATAAGCTATAGATTGTGAGAATTGGTTCATTGAGTAACCATATCTACCTTGTCCGTAAAGACCACCTGTTGGGTTAACGTTAGAGATATCAGCATTTGTAGCTTGAACATCAGCTAATGAACCGTAAAGTGATTTATTTTGTTGGAACGGAGTTTTATTATTTCCGTATTGGAAATCTAGATAAAATACAAGACCAGAAGGCATAGCCATTGGTTGTACAGATACGAATTCTTTAGCTACGATTTCAGCGAATACTCTACGTACTAAAGGCAATGCAATACCAGCCCAGTTTTCACCAGTACCACCTAACATTGAGTTTGTACCAGAAGTAACGTTAGTTTCAACTACTAACTGTTTTGCCTGGTTTTCAAGGATAACAGCCATGTTGTTTTTCTCAACTTGGTTACTGATTCCTTCAAGAAGTCCACTTTTTTGCCATTTAGTAGCAACTCTTGCTGCTTCTGCTTGTTGGCTTTTCCATGGATTTGCTCCTTCTAAGAGCATGTTTAAATTGTCCATTTTTTTAATTTTAATTTGTTTGGTTTATGTTTGCTAATTTTTGCATTCTAGTTATCCATTCGTTGTTTTCAACGATTAGTTTTCTAGGAGCCATACCTGCAGCTTTAGAAGCGAATCCTAATGATTCTTTCAATTGAGTTTTACCTTTAGTAGGAGCAACGAATGCTTCTGAAAGTGACTCATATACTAATTTAGCTTCTTTAGCAGATTCTGCTTTGTCAAATGCTTTCACAACTTTTAATTTTTGTGACTCGTTTAAGTTTTTAGCGTTAAAGATTTTATTAACGTAAAGTAACTTAGCGTTTAATAGATTAACTTCATTAAGTTCAGTACGAAGAGTTTTAACAGCTTCTAAAGCTAATGCTAATTCTTCATTCATTCTTTTCTCAAATCCGGCATCATCTCTGCGGGCTTTAGTAGTATTAAGATCTTTTGAACCTATTTTACCATGTTTTCCTGCTTCTCTTTCGTCTTCACGATCGTCGTAGCCTTGTTTTTTACGTTCGTCTAATTCACCTGCTTTTTTACCTTTTTCGTATTCATATTTGTCTACTTTAGATCTTTCAGCACGGCTTTCTCTTTTTTCACCTAATAACTCAGCTAAGATGTCGTCTAAGTCTTCTTCTAAATTTATGTCTTCCTCGTCTGCAGCTATTTCTGCATCACCAGCCATATCCATAGCGTCAACTTCAGCTTCGTCTTCGTAGCCTTCTCCGTCACCAGCACCTCCAGTTTCCTGAGAGATGATGTCTTTAATTAAACTTTCTAACTCATCCATAGATAAGTCTTTAACTTCTTTTTCCTCTTCTTCGTCTTCTTTAGCATCATCTTCAATGTCTTCAGCATCTTCTTCAGCGTCGATCATTTCTTCTTCGTCTTCGTCTTTTGCTTCGTTTAATTCATTTTCTAATTCTGCAAGAATTTCGTCAAGGTCGATTTCGTCTATAGAGTTGTCTTGGTCATGTCCCTCCATAGGGATATCATTCATCATGTTTTCGTCGAATTCTTCATCCATTTGACCTTCAGCTTCATATTCTTCTCTTAATCGAGCAGAGAACATTGACTGTAGACGTGGAGCGAAGGCTTCTTCAAGAGCAAGTTTTGCTTGTGTAAGAGCGGTTTCACGAACGGCTTTAGCATCAGCAATAGCTTCCTTTAAAAGGGCTTTTGTGTCTTTCATTTTTTCCTAAAATTTGTTTTGTGGAATAAGCTTATTGAGTAAAAGCTTAATAGGGATTTGTGTTTGTAGTGACGAGATATATAAGGATATCTCATTGGTCCTTAATAAATATATGTATAAAATAAAAAACCGCAACATCGTTGCGGTTCTTTTTTAATTTCCTTGACCTATATATAGTTTTTTGTAATTTTTTGAATTTTTTAACTTAGATGTTTTATTTTTTGAATGAACACCTGGTCTTTTTCTTTTTGGTTTCGCTATATAACTAATAACGGAACTGGTTTTTGCCTTTGCTGCCATTGGAATAAATTTATTATTTTATACTTGAAAAAACATTATTGGAGCACTTGTTGTATCTAAAGAAGCGCTTGTTATCATTAAATCTACAACTGTACCTGGAGGTAAGAATATTCCGGAACTTGTAGAAAAGGTAAAGGCATTTCCATTACCATCTCTTAATGCAGAAATATGACCAACTGCAAATGCTGATCCTCCTGCGGATACTACTGAACCCGAAGCTAGTACTTGAAATCTATTATATGAGCCTGTTATTGATTGTCCTGCTAGTACTAGGACAGCTGATGGAAATGGCATATTATTGTAAGTTTATTAATTTATATTTAGTTGAGTATATTAAATCTTCAACCGTGTCTATTTGATTTTGAATATAACTATCAGCTAGATCAGGAGCTTGACGTAATGTTTTTACAATAGCACATATTTTATCAAAATAAGCAATTATGTTTCTTGTATCACAATTATTATCTAACCCCATTACTGGTTTAAATTCGATTAATCCATTTTTACCTTGGTAGGATTCAACTAACCCATCAACTACACCGTCAATACTTTCATAATATTTTTGAAGTGCTTTATGAGCAGCATATGCTCCAGCTCCACTTACTCCTAAATGAAATATATGAGTTTGTGTTTGTGAGTGTAATAAAATTGATGCTAATTCTTCCATGTTATTTGGTATTTGGTAAATCGCAAGAGCAAAATCCAGCTCTGTTGCAAAGAATATCTGTTATTAATTCGTTAATTTTTTGCAATTGTGGTTGTTGTTTTGGTGCATTATGATTAAGAGATTCATTTACAATTTCCATAAACGCACCTTGTGTTGATGGTGTTGAAACAAAATCCCAACATACGATATCTAAATCGTCTTGTACTTCAACTGTTTCACCAATTTGTTTTACAGACCCCATAGCACGAGAAGAAATACCAACAGTAATACCTGCTAAAAGTAATTCTTTTAATATGTTTCCAGATGGTGTAGGTAATATTTCAATTTTACCCATTACATCATCACCTTGCCACCATAAATCTAATATATTATGACATACATTTTTTAAATTGATAATTGGAGATTCAGGATGATCTAATTCACCTAATGCTCTATTTTCCTTAATATATGTGTCTTTATATTTCTGTACTTCTCTTCTTAAAGTATCCTCAGGATAAACACGTCTATTACCGTTTTCAGCATTAGCACGTTGTACTACTCCTTCAACAATAAGACGGCCTTTATTTACTCTAACTGACTCTTGTAATAGTTGGGGCGTTAAAGTAAAATTGGAAATACGTTCTATTAATAGTTGTTTGCTCATATTATTGACCCATTTCGTCTAGTACTTCTTGAACTAGTTTTGTTATTGCCGGTTTTAGTCTTTCTTTGATATTATTATTCCCTGATTTTTCTGATTTTTTAGTATCTAGATTAACTTGTATTGCTTGGTTAAGAGCTGTTCTTAATTGAGTAACACTAGTTTCTAAAGAAGGATTAACTCTATCTAAAATATAATCAAATATAGGTTGTAATTCAGCAGCATTATTAATTAATTGAAGTTTTTGATCAATCATAGGTACTCTACCAAGTAACGCTGTTACCGATGTTGCATCTGCCGGGGTTTGGGTTTGAGCTTCTTTATTAAGTCTAGATTCGTCTAATTCAATTTTCATTAATTTAGCTAATTTTTGTCTAGCTTGATCTTTAAGTGCAGGTAATTTAGCTTTAATTTTAGTAATAGCATCTCTACCTTTTGCTTTAAGATATGCTTTAATTTCAGTAGAATTGTCTGTGTCTAAGAAATTTTTTAAAACGTCGTCAAATGATTTTTCATTCTCATCTATATCTTCATAGTCATCATATCTATCTGATACATCATCATCAGTATCCCAATCTTTATTTGGAGTTGATTTTGGCACATCGCTATAGTACGGTTCGTCATCGTAGCTGTTGTATTCTTTTAAACCACCTAAACGTTTCAATAGCATTTTAAATAATTCTTCTTGAGATATACCTAATCTATCAGCCATTGTTTGAATAGAAGCGTCGTTTTTAGTAATTTCTTTTTCAGCGCCTTTAAGATCTTCAGGTGATACATTTTCTCCAACTGGTTTTGCTTTGTCACCAAAAGCCATTAGAAAAGCTAATTCAGTTGAATCACCACGCATTGCTTTTTCAGCTGCTGCTTTTACTTTTGCAGGATCAATTTTTTTAGTATCAATTAATTTTTTAATCTCAGTATCAACACCTTCTTTAACGACTTTAACTTTTTTTAATTCGTTTTTAGTATCGTTGTTTTTAATAGGCTCTAAACCAGAAGATGTATCTTTAACTTTTTTATTTGCTTTAATTTTTGGTATATCAGTTAATGTTGTAGCAGGATAAATACCATCTTGTTCATCTACCTCAGGAGATTGCTCAACTTTTTTGTATTTAGTTTTAGCATCTGGTGTTGGTGAATCGTATGTTGGTTCTTTATCAGGTGTACCTTTAACAGCATCCCCTTCTACTAGCATTCCTTTAGTTTTTAGGATAGCTACTGAATCAGCAAATGAGTTTTGGTTAGTAACAAAACTAGGAAACATCATTCTTGCATTACGCAAAAATTGATGTTTGGTCATTCTACCTTCTTGTAACTCTTGGTATTGAGTGCTAATGTTTTTCATTATTCTTCAGTATTATCGTCAACGCTTTCGTCAACAGTTTCATCTTTTCCTACTAATTTTTCTAATATATCTTCTAAATCTTTTTTCATTTGGTCAGTAGGAAATACTACAGCGTATGATTTAGGATTTGTTTTATAATATTTTTCAGTTTCTTTTTTAGCTTTAGGTAAAGCAGATTTAATTTTAGTAACTAGTTCAATAAGTTCACCAAATGAATCTATTCTAGATACTTGAATTTCTTCTCTTTCCTTTACTTTTTTAGAATCTTCTTCTTTTTCTTCAGCTAATGTAGATAAAATATCTTCAAGTTGTAAAGATTCTTTTTCAGTGTTTAATATACGACCATATGCTTCTTTCATTATGCGATAATCTTTCATTAACTCACCAATGTCAGTTTTATGAGCACCACCAATACTAGCACCAGATTTTTTAGCTTCTTCTACACGATATTTAATTTCATCGCCTAGTTCGTCTAATTTAGATTTAAGTTGGTCTTTACTTAATACTTTTTTACTTTCGTCTTTCATTATTTTGATAGTTTTTTAACGTTTTGAGATAACTCATGTAATCTTTCAGACAAATCATTAAGTTGTTCTACTTTAGATGTCCAAAATGTATCTTTTTTTACTGCATTTTCGTCTTTTAATCGAGCAGAATATTCAATTACTTGCTCAATTTCTTTAATACGCTTTTTTACTTCACCTAATGCGCGAGTAATTTTACGTTCCGGAGTTACTTTAGAAACATTTTCATTAAAACGACGATAAGATATTTCGTTTAATTGTTCTTCTTTATAAAGTTTAACAGATTTTGGTTTTGGAGTTGATGGGAATTGTTTGTAATCATATATTTTAGAATCAGAAGGCATACCCGGTTTTACTTTTTTAAATCCGTCTTTAGTATATGTGCTAATATCTGCTTTACCTCCAAAATATTTTCCAGTATATTCACCACCAGCGCTAGCGGTAGTACTAACACTACCCCCACCATCTTCTGAAAGAACACTATCAAGTAATTCGTCTATTATTTTTTTAATGTTGTCTGGTATCATAGAGCTTTTATTTCATGGATTAATTCATGAAACTGGAGGATATTTAATATGTCCTCGTCTTGTACTTGTTCGTTTTTATCTAAAGGTTTAATTATAGATGCTAACTCTTTAAGTTTAATTTTTGTTCTTTGATCTGCTACTTTATGTTGTAATAATTCTAATGAATTTTTAATACTTTCTAAGTTTTCATTAATGAATTCTTTTAAAGAAACAGTATTAGAGATTTTATTAATGTATACTCTTAATACTTCACGTTGTTCCGGTATTAAATTAGCATATTTTTCATTAAATTTCTCAATCATTATTTGTGAAATCAAAGCACGAGTTGCTTTATCATGAGAGGCATATTCAAGCATCACTTGATTTTCAACTTTATCCTTATCTATATCTTGTTTTGTCAAGAATTCAAGTAAAGTTATTTTGTTATCAATTATAAATGATGGATCTATAAATTCTAATGATATTTGAGCTTCAATTAAATTATAAATAGAGGCATGTGCCTTATAGTTATGAATTTTTGCTTTAAAAAATTCCTCTAAATCGTAATGTTGCTTAAGTTCCTTAATAAGGTTATATTTTTCCTTACGTAAAGCAGTACGATTTAATCGTTCCGCTAACTTAATTGTAGAGGATATAATACTTTCAGCTTTTACTTCGTTTAAAGAAGCAGCCTTAGTTAAAGCTTGGTATAATTTGTATTCTTTGCCTATTTCCCCTTTAGAAAAATATTTTTTAACAATACCAACAGCCGCGGAGTCTTTATTAGACATAATATCTGCGGTGATCTGTCTGGTAAGTAATTCAAATAATATACCAGTGTTCTTAAATTTGTTATGTTTTAGTTTCACTCTGTTAATTTACTGTTTATAAATATGTATTTGTTTATAGATCTTTAAGATTTGATTCATCTAATAATGAGGAACCTGTTTCTTCTTTACTAAATACATTAGATTTAACAAACATTTCACTAAGCATTTGTTTATTTTGTGCATATATTGCTTTAGTTGACTCAAGCGCTAATGGTGAACCACCTTTAGGGGTTGGAGCCGCTGGTGTATCCGGGTTAAGATCTCTAGATTTACCAAGTGGATCTTTACCTAATATACGTTTTTGTGTATTATAAACAGATGTTTTTTCTTGTGGTCTTCCAACAGGTACTTCTTCATCATATGGTGGTGGTACACCCATATCGTTTCTTCCTTTACCATACAGTGAAGCAAGATCATGTGGTGTTCCATATGATTGACCACTTGTAACAGGGTCATTACCTTCGTTTTCAATTTGAGATAATCTAAACATACGTTTTTTATCTTCAACAACAAGATCTCTCATGTCATCATATTTGTCTTCACTCATATGGAATAAATAATCGTAAATATAGTCAGTTGGGAATAAACTAGCATCCATGATTTGTTTAGCCAAATCAACTTTTTCTTTCATTAATGCTACTCTTTCTTGATCGTAAACAATAGATGGAGTAGTTAATTCTAATTCAAAGTTTGTTAAGTTCTCATCAGTATACCCTTGAGCATATAAGTGAACTAATGCTATTTTAGTTAATTCAGATACAACAATACGTTGAATACGCTCAATTGTACGAGCAAAACGAATATCTTGTTGTGCTAATGTAGATTTACCTTCAACATCTGCTTCATATCCTAAAAATGCTTTTGGCACTTTCATAGCAGATAACATTTTGTCTCTTAAGTAAACAACATCATCAATAGCGTTGTATTCAAGACCAGGTAAAGTATCAATTTTAGTTGATGTGTTTCCACCTCTAACAGGTATATAGAAATCCTCATTTACAGTCATCATGTTGTAACGTAAATTGTATTCACCTGTTTTTGGATCAACCATAGGAGTACGTTGAGTTTGTCCTTTTAATTTTTCCATGAACGCAGGAATTTCATTTGGTGGAACATTTCCAGTATCCACGTAATAAACTCTACGTTGTGGTGCTCTTAATATACGGTGAATTAACATTGCATCTTCCATCAACGCTAATTGCTTAAATATTTTACGAGCTGGTTCGATATATGATCTTCCATAAGGTAGAAAGTTATAATCACCTAATAGTCTGAAGTTGGCTACCTCATAGTTTTCAAAAACCATGTCTTTATTATCTAACCCACCTAATACACCTGTATATGCTGCATTTGGTTCAACTCTAAATTGAACATATGATGGATTTTTAGGATCTAACCCTTCTTCTCTAATTACGTTATAAACGTTAAGTGGAACAACTTGATACACACCATACTTTTCAGCAATATGCATATGTAAATAAAAATCACCATACTTACACATTGAACGAACCCAACCCCAAAGGTTAAATTCGATATTAAGTACATCGTAAAATAAATTGTATAATATTCTTTGAATATTTTCGTCAGCAGATTTAATAGCTAATACTTCACCTGCTCCATTTTTCAATGTAGACTCATCTGCTACAATATCTAATACAGAAGCAACAATTGGGTCACCATCCATTACCTCATAATCATTATATAGTTGAGGTCTTAATACTGTATAGTTGGAGTAGGGAGAGTTACCAACATATGTGCCTAAACCTCCAGTATAGATACGTTGGTATCTTTCCGGGTACATATTGGTTTGTACCACACCAGTTGCTTGGATGTGATCACTGTCTATTACTTGTATTTGGCTCCCACCAACGTTCCTAATGATTACGTCGTTTGAGAATAATCGTTTTAATCTACCAAATAAGGATGTATCTATCATGTTTATAAATATTTTTTTATCTTAATAACCAGGTAATATCTTCTTTACCATGATCTGCTTGTATAGCCCATGGATTAGCCATTTGTTGCCCGTGTGCGTTTATAGCATTCATGGTACCTCTATCCATAGTCATATTCATTAAATTTGTTCTATCGTATTCTACATTAGATTTTCTAAATCTTAATGCTGTATCTCTTAAATATAATCCCATACTAAATGACATTACGGCGTCGTCATTGTATCCTTCTTGGGCTTGTGGTTTACCGTTTTTCCAGATAAACACTTTCATTTCATCTAATAAACGTTTAGATTTAATAACACATGCTTTTTCATGAGTATATTCTCTAAATTTTTCAATCATTAAAGGGCGTGTTTTAACTGATGTTGTAAAACCAGCTACTAAACTATCTAGATTTTCTGATCGTCTAGCCCATTGATCTGATGTGTATGCTTCTGTTTTAGGTGAGTAATATAAGTTTTTATATCCTCTATCGATTGCTGTTTGTACAGTATCCCAACCCACATTTGCATTTTCAATTGCTAATAAAGCATCATTGTATTCTGCTGCTAAACCAACTAATAAATGTCCGTAATCGCGAGTTCCTATTTGTCCTTTATATTCGGCTACTTGTGTTGATGTTTCAAGATCAAAAACATGGCATGCTGAGTAATCTTTTCCATCTCCTCGTGCAACGTCTGCTGTTACTAAATATGATTTATTATAATCTGGTTGTTCCCAAATCCATAGATTACCATCGGTTCCTCGCTTTTCAACAGGTTCTACAATATTTGCTTCAACCCATTGCATTACATCAGCTTCGAATACTGTATCTCCGGAAGTATTAAAATCGCAATCACATTCCTGAGCAGCCATTTTAATTCCTAAATCGGCATCTTGTTGATCACGCCATACTTGATTTCGTTCAGGATGTACATTCCATTTTAACCTAATTGGAACAAATGAATTGGATCCTATTTCTGCTTTTTGCCATGTTTGGTGAAACCAGTTTCCGGTTCCGTTTGGAGTAGATAATGCTATACATCCTCCTCCCGTTGCTAATGTTTGTTGAGCAGAAGCAAATATTTCATGTATACTATCAATGAACGCGGCCTCATCTATTATAAGTAAAGATACGGCTTCTGAACGACCGGCATCCCCAGCTGCTGATACTGCTTTAACTTGAGATCCGTTTGGTAATTTAAGTAAGAGTTTGTTGTTCTCCAAGGGTTTCTCGGCTCCTTTTAACCAAGATGGTAAATTATCGTACATGAATCGTACTTTTGTTACCATGTTTTTAGCTGTTTCTTGTTTTGTCGCTATACAAAGTATATTTTTATCACTTTGAAATAACATTAACCATAAAGAAAAACCAGCTACTAGGGTTGATATACCTAACTGTCTAGATTTTAATACAACGTTGTAATTATTTTTTTGAAATTGAAATAAAACCTTTTCTTGAAACGGATATAAATTAAATTGTATTCTTCCCCTTGTTGGATGTTGAATCATACAATATTTTTTCATAAAATGAGCAGGATCTGTCATACATTTAATGTATTCCTGTTTGATTATCTCTTTTATGTTTTGTTGTTCACTCATGTAGTATTTTTATATATAAATATACAAAAGGCCTAACTTAAAATGAGCCAGACCTTTATGTAACTTATTATACGGGTGTTTAATTATGTTAAGTCTTGTAAGACATTAATTAAATTATTAATATCTTCAACCTCAACTACAACTCTTTGTCCATTGTCTTGAGATATTATTATTAAACGAGGATCCATTGGGTGTGATTTAACAGATACTCCACGATGTCCAGAACCAACGTTAGCTCTAAATTCATCATTTCTTTCTATTTCTCCTAATTTATATTTGTCTACATTTGGAGAAGTATCTTCCATATCCTCATATATTGAATCGTAGTCTTTAAAATCAGTATTATCATCATCTACACCTTCATGAACAGTATCGTCATCATCAATATAATCTGCTTCATCTACTGGTTCTTTCATATCATCTGCTAATTCTCTAGCAGCTCCAAATAGTTGAGTATCCGACCAGTTTCTAGCTTCTTCTCTAGTTAAACCTAAAAAATCGATTAATTCGGTACGACCCATTTTATTAATTCTATCCGCAGTAAATTTATTGGTTTCTTCAATAAATTCAACTGGATCTTTTTCTGTTCCAAGATTTTTATTTCCTGTTATTCTTCTAGCTATATCTATTTTTGATTTTTTAGTTTGAGGAGTTTCTGTAGCAGGGTTAGTAACATCAATAGTTGCTTCACTAAGTTTTTTGCGTACTTTAGCTCGAATAGTTTCTTTTAATTCGGATATTTTCATTATTATTTGAGTTTACATTTATTATAAATATTTATAAAATGCTTCTAACACAAGCGCGATACGCTCTTCTGTTGTACCCTTAATGTTAATTAATCGTTTTGGTGGAAATCTATTTATCAAAGCAACAATAGTTTCATCAATTACATCTCTATATTCTGCATTAATCTCACGTACGCCATTATCTTCGATTTCTATTCCTTCAGGAGATATATAAAATACAATATCATATTGATCTCCCATACATGTTGCTAATTCTATATAGCGATATTTCGCATATACATCAATAGATTTTGCATTGTCTGTGAATGCACACACATCCCAAATAGTACGATCAGTTAGTACGTTATCTCGCATAATCTCGCTCGCACGTTCTGCTAAAAATATAATTTGTCCTGGTAGAGATGAATCTGTATTTAATGGAATGCCTAGATCACGTAAATATTTACTGCGTTCAGTAGCAATAAAATAATCCTTAAATTCAGGTAATTCAGCTAATGCTTTTACTAGTGTAGTTTTTCCTACACTCATGGTTCCTGCAAATCCTATTTTCATTATTTAGTTTTAAATAAAGGGTTCTTTGCTGGTGGTAAACCAGTATGATTACGTTTTAATTCCCTAATTGCCTCTATAGTAGTACCTTGGAATATTCCCCAGAAGTAATACTCTTTCTTACCATCTGCTTTAATTAATGCTGGGCCTTCTGTATTATGTAGTACCCAAATTTTTTCGTTGGCTCTAGGATCGTTTTTGTCTTGAACGTCGTGTCCTAGGCGTTTCGTCTGTGTTAGATACAACGTTTGTCCGTCCGGAGTCTTTAATTTTTTTTCCATCTTTTTTGGGTTTGTTTAATTCTGTTTTATGTTTTATATCTACCGATATAGGTCCGTTAGGGAATATATCTAAATTAAAAGTCCAAGTAGTTATACTTTCATCATCCTCATATACACGAGTATATTTATTTGGGTTTTCCGATTGGACTGGTTTTATTATTTTACGTCTTCCCATAGAGTTAAATATACGAATTTTTATTGATGTTTCAAAATATCTTCGGCAACGTAGATTCCTTGTGCACCACTTACTGTTATACCTCTAGCGGAAAGTGCATCACCAACGAAATGTACGTTAGGATACTTGGTCAGGGCTAAATTGGTATAATCAACAAGTGGCTCAGGAGATAGATATTTTACTTCAGGTATGTACATACCCCAATCGTCTTTTAATGTTGGGAAGATTTTTTTCATTCCATCAATAAAACTATCAATGTAACTGAAATAACCTTCAAATGCCTCTCTTACTTCATGCATTACAGCATCATTTATTTGAGTTGCATCTACGAATTTACCTTCTGATGTTAGTGAAGGTACTCTAGAGGGAGAATAATATAACCCTTTATTACCAATTTGTAATGTTTTAACTAAATTTCTACTCCAAGTAAATGGATCTTCGATTCCGTTTACTTCCATTATAATACCAAAGTTAGTCATATCGTTTCTATACTTCTCATCTTTCTTAGCATGGCCGTTGTATGAGTAGTTTCCGTATGTTTCTTCTACTGCAACGTATGCTGCATTATTGTTAGTACAGAATGAACGTAATGATACTCCTTTATCATCAAATTTTCTATATAACTTAAAGTCATAGGACACATCGATTAATTTTTGGAAGTGTTTTTGTGGTGCTTCAAAACGAACACCAATTTGTACTGATTTTGGTTCAGTTGGTAGATCATATTGTTCGGCTAGTTTTTTACCAAAGTCAATACCTGATTTACCTACACCAAAAATAAGTTCATCATATGAAAATGGTTTTAATTCAGAATTCCCGGGTCCATTATTATCATCTACATACAACAAGGCATTTCCATCAAAATTAATATTGGTTACCTTAGTTTCCCAAATAAATTTAACTCCATTATCAACTAAATACTCATACCAATTTTTAGCTATTTCAGATAGATAATCAGTTCCAACGTGCCATACAGGAAATAAACGTAAACCAAATTGGGGTTTAATAAAATCAGGTTCAGCAACAGGATTTGAACACTGTACTTCTTCAGGTTTAGGGTGAAAACGTTTAAAGTTAGTAATAACTTGATCCATTAACTCCATAGCTTTGTCTTCACCACAGTACTTAGATAATTGACCTCCAATGGCTGTATGGTATGTTAATTTACCATCAGACCAACCACCAGCACCTAACATACCAGTCATTACTTCACTTGGTAATCGTTTATGGGGATCTTTCCCCATATCAATAATGGTAATTAATTCACCCGGATATCCATTATCTACTAATTTTGTAGCAGCATTAATACCTGCTACACCGGCTCCAACGATTACTATTTTTTTACTCATGTTTATAATTTTTGAACTGTTAAATATACGAAAAAAAGATGTGGTCTCAAAAACTGAGGCCACATCTCTCTAAAATTTATCTCTTACGAGCGACTAGGATATGAATCTAGTCTGTATGTTTATAGATTTATTGTAATGAATTCATAAAAGTATTATCTAAATCATCTTCAGTGTATTCAGTTTCAATATCCTTTCCACTTTTTGAATAGATATATCCTATATCATCTATTTCATCCATATCATCATACCCAACAATGAATTTTACTTTTTTTCCTTCTTCTTCATGAAAACCATCAGCTAGACCTTTTTCATCATAACTATCTTTATCTTTATAGTAAGTAACTACTAAATCAGACATATTTTCATTTAATTGAGATTCATCTACTGTTGGTTCAGTAGCAGCTGAATCTCTTTCTAGGGATTGAATCATGGTTTTGGTTAATTGATCTGCTACATCTTCACCAAATCTTTCAACAATGTTATTTAAATCACGCATATCAAATATTCTACCACCAGCAGAAAAAGCTAATACATTTTCTAATTTAAAGTTTCTAAAACTTTGTTTAGCAGCAGCAGCATCATCTCCCGTTTCTTTTTTAGCTTTTATAAATTCATTTACATCATACCCACTCCATAAATTATTGTTTTGACGATAATTAGCTTGAGCATCTGTTTTAGCAGCTGTGCTTGGTTGGTATGCTTTAAGTGTTTTACTAAATGACATATGTCGTACAGCTCCATTTGCTTTTACAAAAGCAACCCCTATTCTACCATTATTTTCATAACGTTGTTTTACCTCTGGTGGGAGTGTTTCGTAGGTAAGATTTTCATTTAGTAGTCTTGAGTTTCTAGTCATTTTGTTTTCAACTAGAAAACGTTTTAAGTCAAAGTCTTGCATTTTATTTTCTTTTAATTTATCGAATGTTGTTGTTGTATTTCCAAAATAGGGATTATTATATAGATTACTTGATTGAGTTGGATTTGTAGATTGTGATGTTGTTGTGGAAGGATCAGCAGAAGTAGTTTTACTCTGTTTAAATTTGTCTTGAATTATGCCGTTTCTAACTGCTATTCGGTATAAACTATAAGCATTTGGATTTGAGTTTCGAAAGTCAATTGGTCTATTATGCTTAGATGCTTCTTGTTCTAAAGCGTCTTTGGTCCACTTTATATCATACTTTCGTTCTCCAAATTTGTTTTGAATAATATCTTTTCTAACTGCTGTTCTGTATGCTGCATAAGCATTTGGATTTAATTGAGAAAATTCACCTGCTGTATTGTATTTAGCAGCTTCCTGTTCTAGGGTATCTTTAGTCCATTTAACATTTTCTTCAAATTTATTTGGGATAATACCTTTGTTGACTGCTGCTCTGTATGCTACATAAGCATTTGGACTTGCTTTAGAAAATTCACCAGATGTATTATATTTGGTTGCTTCTTGTTCTAGTTTTTCAATAGTCCACTTAAAAGGTTCTTCAAATTTATTTGGGATAATACCTTTGTTGACTGCTTTTCTGTATGCTATATAAGCATTTGGATTTGCTTTTTGAAATTCACTTGGTTTGTTATATTTAGCTGCTTCTTGTTCTATAGCATCTTTAGTCCATTTAATATCTATTTCAAATTTGTTTTGAATTAAACCTTGGTCAACTGCTCTTCTATAAGCTCTATAGGCATTTCTGTTAGCTTTTTCAAATTCAAAAGCTTTAGTATATTTAGCAGCTTCTTTTTCTATAGCATCTACATCCCATTTATTATATTTTTTAGATATATTTGCTATGTCTTCTGGTTCTGATTCTGGTTCTATATCTTGAAATTTAGTTTTAACTATAGCTCCACCAGTTCTAGAAGGATTAGGAAAATTAAAATTTCCATTTCTAGTTAATTTCCCTTGTAAAACGTAATATGTTTTACCTTCTACATTAGCTGTATTCCCTGAAGATAATGAGTATTTTAATGCCGTTAATATTTGGGAAATTATAGATTCACCTCCTATATTTTTTACTGTTTTGTAAAATTCCTGTTTAAAATTAGATTTACTAACATGTTTTTCTAAATCATCATATATTCTTGCTGGGAGTAAAAGTTCACGACCATTAAGATGAAGTTTAGCTCCAAACTTTTTTAATACATCATATTGCTCAGGACTAAATTGATAGTCTGTAGCTATTTGGACAGCTTCATCTATTAATTGTGAATTACGAGTTAAGTGATTTTCATTTAATTCAGGGTCAATTTCATCCTCAAAGTTTTCATAATATGATTCCATTAAATCACGTGCATCCTGTTTATCTACTACAACATACCCATTAGGTGCTTCAAATTTTTTAATAAGTTCTACAGGATTTTTAATAAAATCTTTAAGTTCATCAACATCAATATAAGTATGAATAGTATCTTCAGTATCATCCCATTCAAACTTTCTTATTAAATTTGGATTTATCTCATCAATTTCCCATGTTAATAATATCTCAGAACTATCACTATAATCAATACCTGCATCTTCTAAGGAATATATAAGATTTCCCTGTTTATCAATGTTTATATTTTCTTTTAATAATATTGAGTTGCGAGTTAATTTATTTTCAATTAGAAAACGTTTTAAGTCAAAATTGTCCATGCAAATATTTTATAATAAATATTTACTCTTCCTCTTCCCCTTCAAACTGTTTAGCAATTATTGCATCATATGTTCTACTAGCAACAGTATGGTATTTGTGACAATCATTACATTGCATTTGGATACGTGGAGTACCAGCAGCAGAATAACGAGTTTGTGAATGTCTTAAATCAGTTGATCCACATTCAGGACAACATGTTTTTTCTCCTGTTTCTAAAGCACCATAATGTGTTTTATGTGGTACATAGTTTTTAATGTGATTATATACTTTTTCAAGTATAACAACATCATTTTTACAATATTCCACCATTGTGTTCATTGCGTCTTTATCGTTATCTAATACGATATTTCTCCACAAATCAAAACCACCGGTTTCAGATTTTTCTCCCACACCTAAGTATTTAGCAATATAATCTAAACGATTACTATTAAATCTAAATTTAGAACGAGAATGTTTTAATGTGTCGATAGTAGCATAAGTTGGAAAACATGAAATACCATGAAATAAACAACGTGTTCTGATCCAAGGTAAATCGAATCGATCCCCATTATGTCCTACTAATTCATGAGCTTCGTTAGCTACAACCATGAATTTTTCTAACATGGCCTTGTCATCTTGATTTTTATCCCATTGTAAAGAATATACTTTGTCTTCATCTGCCCATTTATAGCAAATACAGATAATAGCTCTTTCTTTAATAATATTGGTGTAGGGAATGTTCAGTTTGTATCCTGATTGCCAGAAAAATCCAACGTTCGGACTTGTTTCAATGTCGAAAAATAATCTTTTCTTTTTGTTCATAACGTAATGTTAAATTAGGGTTTAAATGTAATAAGGCTCCTTGCGGGAGCCAAATTTAACTTAATTCTTCTGGAGATAATGGAGGTGGAGCAGCTGCTTCTCCTTTAGCTGGTGTTAGATCTTGTTGAGCTAATTCTTCTGGTGATAGATTAGCGTGTACAGGGCCAAATTGAAGTAACTCCGATATAGCTTTAGTCGCTCTCTCACGTTCTTGAAGAGTAAGCATATCATATTTCATACCCGATACCTTAGCAATAAAATCTTCGGTATTCCATATTAAATTAAAATATTGTTTATTAGGTAATAGAATTTTAAATGTAGTTGGTTTTGGAGCAACCCATTCAATATCACTAACAAACAATCTATATTGCATTGATAATAGCTTCTCTAATGTTTGTCTTAACTCAGGGAAACGAGCCAACATTATATTCATAGGGGAGCTAGGATCACCTTGGTAGGCTTCAGTATCAGTTTTTTTCAAACGTTGACGTACACGCCCGCGAATAAAATCTTCTAGTTCTTTTTTTGTTTTAAATTCCATTATTTACCCATTTGTTTTAATATATTTTCCATTTGATAAAATTTACTAGCACCACCCATATCTGAGGCATCTTTAGTGGTTGTTTCTAATTTATGTTGAATATCAATTAAAATATTAAGTACAGTTTGTAATCCTTCTTCAACGTCTTGATCTTGATCTCTACCAAAGTCAATCATTGTTTCAATTTTTTTTAATGTACCACCTATAAGAGCAATATCGTGACTCAATTCTTCGCCTTGTACTTCATTCATCATTGAATCAATAGCTGTTACTTTTTCTTCACCATCTAAATATCCATAAGCGCTTTGTAAATAATCGTATGCTTTAATTATTTTAGCTTGCCACCAATGTGGAAAATCAACTTCTTGACCATTGTCATATTTGTCTAGTTGCTTATATAACATAGCTGCCATTTTAGCAGTTCTATAAACATCGCTTTTAAGCATATGTGGTTCATTATCTTGATGGCCTACATCTATATCTTCTTTCATTGATTTTTGTTTTTTCATTATACCTGCTGCTAATCTATATAGTTCAGGATCGTCTTTACTATATTTTCCTGTTTTTTTTAATGCTTTAACGATTCTTTCTTCTTTACCCTTTATGTCACGTTCATCTAATTCATCACCAAAGTCAAATTCTTCTTCATCTGGGATGTCTTCTGAGTCTGGGTCTATTTCCCATACTGGGTCTTGATCTACTTCTTCTAGATCTAGTAGATCTTCAAGTCCATATCCGTCACCATCATATTCAAAATAAGCACTAAATTTAAACCAAGCCCCAGGTAGTTTATCTGTAGACATATATGCATCTCCTGCTGCTGATGATTCTCCTGGTTCTCTTTCTATATTGTTTGTATCAGTAGGTCCATCTAGTTTATATGAATGTCCTTTATATGTTACAATAGGAGTAAGTCCATCCATTTCTCCATTCCATTTTGCTTCTTCAGGTTTAAAAAATCTCATCTCCTGTTTAGTAAAACTAGGAGCATTATCATTTTCTAATAATACCGAATTACGAGTTAACTTATGTTCGGTTAAGAAGTTATGTAGGTTAAAATCACTCATTAATATAATTTATTATAAATATTAACTATAATCCAGCTAATCCAGTATCGTCTTTTCTAAGGTCGTCTTTAATGTCACGCATTGTATCAGCTGCCCATTTCTTTTGTTGTGATGTTAATATGTTGTTAACAGCGTTTTCAATAAATGGAACAAATTCTTCTTCTGATAGTTTATATATTTCTGAAAATAATAGCTCTCTAACTCGAGGATCATTTATATTTCCATCATTGTATATATCTGATATAGCATCGTAAATAAACTTTCCAAAACGCAAATCATTAGGTTCATTGGATAATTTATCCACAGTATTAACGATTGCTTGATTTTTTTCTTTATCCGCTCCAAACCCTTCTGTACCCACAATTTCATATAATCCTTTTACTATTTCATGTACTAACATAGGAAAGCAAATAGCTCTAGCTTTGATAACGAATTGTTCTTCGTCTTCATCATAAACCATTTCACTTTCTCCACCCGGCATATTTTGTTGTTGTGCAATCATAGCTAATAACATAGCGATTGCATTTTCGTCATCGTAAATACCAAACGATAATTTTAATATTTCATTATATTTTGCTACTAATTCTTCATCAAAAGCATCTAAATAATCTCTAAACAATAAGAATGCAAATGAACCTCTAATAGAAGCACCTTGTGTAATACCATTTATAATACGACGTTTAGCTTGTTCAGCTTCCGGTGGTGTATCTTCTACAGGTACTTCATCTGATTCTTCAGGAATCTTAAGATCCCCCATAGTTACTATTTTAGCATCTATTTTTATATTAGCATAATCAATAATAGGGTATGCTTTTGTTACAATATCAGCAGCAAGTAATTCTAAATGATCACGATATCCATTTTCAGCCTCTATGATTTCAGGAACTAATTCAGCAGAACGTTGTACTACTTGTTGAAGATTTTTAGTACCAAGTGTGTCACGTAAAGATTCACCTGACTTGCCTTTAAGCAAAGCCATAGTTTCAGGTTTAAATATCTTTTCGTATTCTATCTCTAACAGTCTAGCCATTATTTTTTAGATTTATATCGTGCTACAATTCGTTTTACCATTTCTTGTTCAGTCTCATTCATCGCTTTTGGTTTTGGATCAACATTTGGATTTCCAATGCGACGACGTTTTTTCTCTTCTTCAGTACCTTTATCAGGGATAGTTTCTGTCTCACCAGGTCTAGTTTCTCTTGAAGGAGCTGGTTGGTTTTCAGATAAGCGTTTTTTAAGTGCTTCTCTTATATAGTTTTTTAAATCTTCTTTAGTCATTTTATTATCTGTTGTTTGTTTATTTTGTCTACGTCGTTCTAATTCAGCTTTTACTCTTGCAATTCCCTCTTCGTTACCTTCAAACCTAGATGAATTAATTATCATATCAGTAAGTGCATCGTTTGAATAATCTTTAAAACTTTCTTCTGTGCTATATGCTTCTTCCATTGTTGGGTTGTTTTTTAATTGTTTAATTTCATCAATCATGTGAGGGTTTTCTTGTAAATGTAATTTAAACATAGACGTTCTCAAACCTTCTGCTAAATCTCTGTTTTGTAAAAATGTCATTAATTCACGTGGTGAATTTAAAGAATAAGATCTATTACCAATTACAACATAATTTCTATTTCCTGGTTGGATATTAATAGATGCTATTGTTGTTGGTTCAGGAGTATTTAGTCTAATGAAATATATTTTGCTTTGTCCTACACTAAAAACACTAGTTACTTGACCTGCTCTTCCTAATTGATTATCTCTAGCAGATGCTCCTCTATCCCCTATTCTAGGTACTTGTACAGCATCATCAACATTTAATCTTCTAAAATCACTTCTAGGTAAACCACCAAATCCAATTCTTAAACCTCTATCATCAAATTGAGTTGATATACTAACATCACCTCTTTGTCTTGGTTGTGCTTCACGAGGTGTATTTGCGACACCTGCTGGTCTTCCTCTTCTACGTTCTCCTGGAGCTCCAGCTGGTGGTGCTTGAGGTGCATTGTCTCGAGGGACACGTACTACTGCTCCTGGTTCAGCTTCAGCTTCCGGTTCTGCTTCTGGTTCTGCTTGTTGGGTTCTTAATAAACGTCTAGCGGCAGTAGCATTAATATTTGCTTTAATTAATTTACCTGAAGTATCAGATAATTTTTTACTATTAGCTGGGTTTTGGGTATTAATTAGATATACAGTACCATTATATTCTGCAGGACGATATATATTTGTGTCTTGTAAAGGTAAATTTGGGTCTGTTAATATTGATCTTTTAAGATCAGTTGGCATTCCATATGATGAAAGAGCATTAATTAAACCGTCATCTGTAAATGTTTGATTTAATCCTCTTAAATAAGCAAAATAAGCATCTACCATTGCTGGAGTAAAGCGTTCATTAGTAGATGCATCTCTCCAGTCGCTTCTTTTTCCGTATACTGTTTTAGCATAAAATGGACTTTCTCCTCGAAAATTAGGAAGAGCAATAGCTGTAAATATTAGTGGGTTTTCTTCATCCGTTGTTAATATACCTACTGGGGAGTTAGAATAGTCTGCATTGCTAATTGTTCTTTTTTCATTTGAAGTTGATTTTAAAATGGAAGTTAAACCTACTCTATCTATTTGAGAAGGTATATTTTCTCGAGAATTAAATAATTTTAATACATTTTCTTGAAAAGCTTCATTATCACCTTGTTCATCAAATACAGCTTGTACTTCTTCACTATCAAATGGTATTTGATTTATTTTACCATTTTCTATTTTATATGAAGCAAATGAATTTGAATCTACAATGATTTGTCCATTATCTGTATCTTTAACTACAATAGCAGAATCCGGATCATTTTTAGCTGCTTCTAGGGTTTGGTCTAAAAGTGTTTGATCAATTACTTCATCAGAAACTAATTTAGCTAAATCTCTAAATGGTATTTTATCTAGTTCAGGATAATCTGTAAGATATTTTGATGTTCTTTTATTTAATTTAATGCTAGGATAATCATCTTCAGCAGTATAGATACCTACAGTAATATTATCTCCTAAATCTAATTTAACAATAGCGTTACCATCTTTAGTAACGTATATTCTTTCATTATTAGTTAAATCCCATTTATCTAATGTAGTTAATAATTTTTTAACATCAAACGGAAAAGTTTCAGATTTAAGATTAGATAACTTTACTTTATCTCTCATATTAGCTATGATTGATCTTCTATCATTATTTGAAAAAGAATCTAAATGTTTTAATAATTCTTCAGTTTCAATTATCCCAGGAGTAATAGCAATAAATTCAGCTAATTGAGGAAATTTAGATAAATATTTAGATAAAAATTCATCATTAGAAACATCATCAAACAATTTTTTTTCTTTTCTAACTACTAAATATTGTTGTTTAACATTAAATGGTAATTTAACCCATTCTCTAATACCAATAGGTTTATTTTTATATTGTTGAGTTAGTTTTTCTCCTGTGTTTAATGGTATGTATTTAAGTACTTGTTGTACATTTGGAATTTCACGTAACCAAGGGACTTCTCTCTCTAATTGAGAAAAACTCATTGGTTGAGATTCATGAGGAGAATTTTGACGATTTGTATAAACGTATCTTTGGTTTTCCGATGTTGTTTTAGGGTCTCTAACTTGAATAGCAACAAAGCTTAAAGCATCATCACTTGATAAATTATTATTTTGAGCTAAATAAAATGTTGGATATGATCTATCAGCGCTATATCTATATGTAGCATATGAACCTTTAGTAATACACCATCTTTCACCACGCCCATAAGTAATACAATTGTCTTCCTTAGAACCATTATAAACAACAATAGTATTATCATCATTATGATAAACCACATCAGGAGTAATATCAGCTGATTCGGGTGCTTCAGCACCTTGAGAAGCGGTAACTAATTTAATTAATTGAGATAATGAATACTTAAATAAATCCTTCTCCGTGATTTTAGGAGAATTTTTCATAGTATCAAAACGTTCAATATATGTTTTTAATTGTTCGTCATTAATTTCAATGTTTAAATCGTCAGCTTCCTCTTTAAACTTATCCATTAATTTAGTCATAACAGAAGGAGCATAAGCTTCATTCAGATTATTTTTCCAATTATGAATAACGTGTAATATAAATTTATCTATTGGTCTCATTAAGATATGTTATTGTGCTGGTAGATTAATTCCGTATGCTTTAGCGGCGTCTACTAAATCTTTTCTAGCTTGGTCAATTTCAAAGTTACTTCTGTTATTTTTTTTCATGTTTTTATAAGCATTTAACTTATACATGTATTTGTCTCTAAGAACCTCTTCATCCTCAGTATCACCCATAAGTTCTTTACGGATCATATTTTTAAGTCTTTCGGTAATAGATAAATTATTTTCGTTTATATTTGATGGAGGACCGTCTTGAACTAATTTTAAACGATTAGCTATATGTTGTTTAAAAACATCTAACTCGTGAGCTGATAGTTGCTTAAATAATCCTGAGTTGAGTTTATCAACTAGTTTATTTGCTGTTACTTCTCCGCTTAATTTTTTTTTATTTATATCTTCCATTATGGTAATTTATTGATTTTAACGCGTAAATTTCCATTACCTTTGATTACTCGATGATAGTGGTGTCTTAGTATAAATATTGGTTTATCTAGCGATGTGGGTAATTCATTATCAAGTTGTACTTGCCAATCTGTATCGTGAAGTGCTTCAACTAATCTATCTTCATTGTCACGATGCCACATAAAATCAATGATATCTGTTTTATCACTAAATTCGCGAATTATGTGTTTATCTGTAGTTTCTAGATTTACGTATGGATCTATCATAGCCCTAATTTTTTTAATTGTTTAAGAGTATCGGGTGTGTTTTTATATAATATTCCTATTCCACCAGCATTATTCCAATTATCAATTGTTTCTGGTTTGTCGTCTATTAGTATTTTATTTTTACTAGAATAATGGTGTTTTTCTTTAGCTCGTTTCTACTTCTTTATCCCTCTTT